ATAATTATAAAGCATTTGATGCTTTTGTTCCTGAGGAGATTTTAGCTAATCCAGATTTAGTATCAACTAAATATCCTTTAATGTCTGCTGCTTGGTTCTTTAATAAAAATGGTCTTTGGGCTATTTGTGATAAAGGAGCAGATCAAGGAACTGTAACTGCTGTTACTAAAAGAGTAAACGGTGGAACTATTGGATTACCAGATCGTATTAAACACTTTAACGAATATTATAATTTATTAAAATAATGAGTGAATTTCAATTAAAAGAAGGACAAGGGTATATCTACATTGGAGAATATTTCCATAAATACAATAAACCAATTCCTACAGAAAAAAAAGTAGCTAAAGTAGATTCTTTATTAAATATTCCTCAAATCGATGATTATGCTTTTAGTTTAGACTTTACAGTAGCAGATATCTATTTGGTTGATGATTATGAAAAAATGTATGAAGCAGTTATTGCTTTATTAGCTAATGATCAATTAAAAGATGATTGGTATGAAGATACTGATGGAGATTTGAAAGATAGAGTAGCTAAATTTATGGCTGCTTTTGGATATAAAGAAATTGCAGATGTAGATGGGGATGGTATTCCTGACCATTTAGATCCAACCATAGGTTAATATCAACAATTTTCATGACCTGAATAAGGTCTTAGTTTATAGGCGTTATATTAAAAGTATATAGCGCCTATATTTATTGATGTATGGACGTTAATAAGATATTTGGCTTATTCGATTCTGGTTCTGAAGGAAAGGTTGAAAAAGAGGCTTTTGTAGATTTTACAGAAAGCCCGGTTTATTATTTAGGTATGTTTAAAAAACTTATTTTAAATAATGATATTTTTAAAACAAAAGTAAAATTTTTTCTTGAGCAATTTTATCCTGAGATAGATAATGAAGAATCTGAAGAGCAGGGAGAGAATATAACTTATGAGAGAGCTTGGGAGTATGTAAAAAAATTTAACATAAACGAGGAGTCTCATAGAGAATCAATTACATTAATTTTAGATAAAGACCTTTTGAAAGCCCTAGATAAAGCTATTTTCCACTTCCAGGAAATTGAATATTATGAAAGATGTGCTTATCTTAAAAAAATTTCAGATGAGGTAAAAAAACTCCTTTCCACCTAAGTTTGGCCTTTGTTTTTTTCCATGTTATATTATAATTACGGGTTTAAAAAAAAGCTTGTAACTAAAAGATAGAATATGAAAAACAGAGAGATTATAATGAGACGGTTGGATAAAATGGAGGGTAATATTGAGAAAATGTACTTCGTTTTACAACGTCAAGGTACTAGAGAACAGTTTGAAGAGAATCTTCAACAACTTAGAGAATTAGTATCGGAAACTAAAATGTTTGTAGATCAAGAACCACTTGGTCCTAATGAAATGAACAATATTTAATATGAATTTAACAGCAGAACAAATCCAACAGAATTGGATGAGGTTAATGGGTTTTATTGAAGATCACATTTCTGAACCTCGTAAATCTAAATTATTTGATTTTTATGAGAAATACTCTGAGCGTCTAATATTGATGCCTGCTGCTCATAAGAAAGAATACCATAACGCTTTTCCTGGAGGGTATGTAGAGCATGTTAATAGAGTTATTACTTGTGCTCTTCATCTTCATGAATTATGGGCTATGATGGGAGTTGATACTACTACTTACACTAAAGAAGAATTAGTATTTTCTGCACTTAATCATGACCTGGGTAAAATGGGATCAGAAGAAGAAGAATCATATATTCCTCAAGATGATAAATGGCGTAAAGAAAAATTAGGAGAAGACTATAAATTTAACGATAGAATTCCTTTTGCTTCTGTACCTGATAGAGGATTATTTTTACTTCAATCACATGGTATCCAGTATACTTTTAATGAGATGATTACTATCCAAACTCATGATGGTTTATACGATGAAGCTAATAAAAAATATTTAGCCACTTATCTTCCAGAACAAAAACCTAGAACTAGCTTACCTTATATTGTTCATCAAGCTGATTTAATGGCTGCTAGAATTGAGTTTGAAAGAGAATGGTTACCTAAATTAAATGGTAATAAAGAAGATAAAAAAACATTTACTTTAGAAACTAAAAAATCAACTCCTACAGTTTCAGATAAGAAAGCAAGAGCTTTAAATAGTGTTAAAAGTGAGGGACTTAAAAATTTATTAGATAATTTATGATAACCATAGTTATAATGCTCTTTTTATTGGTCGTAATCTTAGGATTTACGACCTTTAACCTTCTTAAAAAGAATGAAAAACAAGAAGATATCCTTGCTTCATACATGACTTACCTTAATAAAATTTCAGATATTATTGAAGAATCAGATAGAAAAATTCATGAAGTTGATATGAAAGGTTCCTTTGAAAGTGATGATGAGGTAGGTTTTTTCTTCACACATATCAAAATGATTCAAGATGTTTTGAATCAATTTAAAATTAAAAATCTATGAGTGAAGTAGTAGTGAAAAAGAAAAAAGGAGTACAATATTTTACTCAAGCAACAGAAGATGCTATTGTTGAGTATAATAATGCTACTACCTTTGAGGAAAAAAATAAAATTTATCATGACCGTATCCATTATGCTTTCTTTAAATTAACAGAAAATATTATTCATACTTTTAAATTTTATTATACTGAAGTAGATAATATTGAAGATTTACAATTTGAAGTTATTTCATTTTTAATCTCTAAAATGCATTTATTTAATCCAGAAAAAGGAGCTAAAGCATACTCTTATTTTGGTACAATTGCTAAACGTTATCTGATTTTATCTAATCAAAAAAATTATAAAAAACGTATTGATACGTCCCCGGTTTCAATTATTGAAGAAGATGAAAACCATTCTTATGAATTAGAAGATGATCAACCAATTGAAAGATTATCTTTTTATATTGATGAGTTTACGGAGCATTGCACTGAAAATATTTTTGAATTATTTCCTAAAGAAGAAGATGCTAAAATAGCTGATGCAATTCTAGAATTATTTCGTAAAAGAGAAAATCTAGATGTTTTTAATAAAAAAGCACTTTACATTTATATTAGAGAAATTATTGATGTAAAAACTCCTAAAATTACTAAAATAGCAAATCGTTTATATGATATCTTTAAAGAAGGGTATGTATTCTATCTAGAACATGGATATACAAGGTTTTGATTTAAATATTTATAATCAAAAGCCTTATGAGTTTAGATGCTGTAGTATTCAAAAAGAAAAAATTCTCTGATATATTAGAAGAAATTTACGAAAATCAAAAGAAAAAAGAGGCTCAAATTTCTGCTTTAATTGGAGAATTAAAACCACTTATTAATGATATAGGTGATGCTACTCTTGTAGTTCCATTAATTAAAGAATATATGGAAATTGGAGTAAAAAATGATGAACAATTAATTAAAATGGCTACAATTGTTCAACGTGCTTTACAAGTACAAGCCCAAACTGGAGCTAATGATTTAGCTTTCTCAGAAGAAGAAAAAGCTCAATTATTTGATTTAGCAAAAAACGTTGGTGAAAAGAAATAATGGTTGATGGTTTTTTAAATATTATAAATAAATCTTCACCTCAAGGTAGTAATAAAAAATCTTCTATTGGTTCTACTATTTTTATTGGTAGAGTAAATAATGTAATTTTATCTGACCAAGATGAAGGATGGGAAGAAAATGGTGAATACGCTAGCGTAGGATATATTTATTTTAGTAATCCTACAGTAAATAATCCAACAGCAAAAAATGTTGCTCGTCCTTTATTTTCTAATCAAAAATTATATCCTATTTTAAATGAATTAATTTATATAATAGGTTTACCTTCTACTGATATTAATAGAGATCCTTCTCAATTAACTTTTTATTACTTCCAACCTATTAATATTTGGAATAGTAATCACCATAATGCTATTCCTGATGAAATCTTTAACCAACAATTACCAGATTCTCAAAAACAAGATTATCCTACAGTTGGTTTAGGTGCTGTTAGAAGAGTAACAGATGAAAGTACTGAAATTGATTTAGGTGCTACTTTTAAAGAAAAATCAAATATTAAAACATTACAACCTTATGAAGGTGATTATATATTAGAAGGTAGATGGGGCAATAGTATTCGATTTGGTTCTACTGTTATTAATAGTTATCCTTCTAATACTTGGTCATCAACAGGTAATAATGGTGATCCTCTTATTATTATAAGAAATGGCCAATATAATGATGAAAAAGATGCTTGGGTACCAACAGTTGAAGACATTAACCAAGATTCAGGTTCAATTTATTTAACTACAACTCAAAAAATAAACCTAACTCCTGCTTCTCAAAATTATAATAGTTATTCAACTCAACCAACATCTATTAATCAATATATAAATCCTCAAATAATTTTAAATTCGGGACGACTAGTATTTAATTCTTCGCAAGATAACATACTATTAACGTCTAAAAAAACCGTAGGATTAAATGCCGTGGAAAGCGTTAATATTGATACTAAACAAACTATAATAAATTCTAGTCAAATCTTTTTAGGTGGTAAAGATGCTACTGAATCTGTTTTAAAAGGAGATACTACAGTACAAATTTTATCTGATTTATTAACAGAATTAATTAATTTAACAACAGCTTTAGTAAGTGTTACTCCTCAAGGAGGACCTTTAGTAAATCCTGCTGCTACTCAATTATTACCTGAATTAGTTAGTATTAAAACTAGATTAGAAACACAAACAAAATCTAACATAAGTAAAACTTTATAATGGCTGGAATTGATATTAAAACTTTACAAAGTGCTTTGCCTGATTCTTTAAAACAAAAAGGAGTCGCTAAGGTGAAAGACTTAATTATGAATAAAGGTCAAGAAGTTAAAACTAAATTACAACCTGCTTTAGATAATATAGTCTCCAAACTACCTAATCCTAATGAAGCTTGTTTAAATGATAATCAAATTCAACAAGTATTAATTACAAGAAATAATATAGTGAATGAATTAAACAAAGTTCAAATTGTTTTAAATGTTTTATCTACTTCAATAGGATTAAGTTCTGGTTTTTTAGAAGCATTAATAGTGACTGCTACTACTCTTAGAACTTTAAGAACATCATTAACAGCCACAACAACAGCTTTAGGTCCATTACCTGTTCCTGGAGAAATAATAAGTGGGATAAATATTGCTAATGAAATTTTAGATAGACTAAAATATGATGATTTAGGAAATCCTAAACTAGAAAAATTAAAAACTAATATAGATGCTACGGCTATTCCAGTAGCTGTAACTGCTGTTTCTTTAAAAACATTTATTTCATCACTTAATACTATAGATGATTTTTTAACTAAATGCGCCCCTAATGCTATTTTAGAAAAAGTAAATGAAGATACTTTAAAAACAGTTGCTATTCAAAGTTTGATAGATACCTCATCTCAAACAAATAATGCTTTATACCAAGGTTTTGCTATCACATTAGAAGAAAAAAATTATTCTCCTACTGTTAAACAATATAGAGCTGTAGGTAAGAATAACCAAGGAATTATTTTAATATCTACTCCTTATTCTTTTACTACATCACCACAAGTATTAATTGATGAATTAAAATTCATTATTGATAGAGATAATTTAAAAGCTTATTAATTTTAATATTTATAAAAAATGAAACCATCCGAATTTAAAACTTTAATCAAGGAAGCTGTAAGAGAAGCTTTTCAAGAAGAATTAAAAGAAATTCTTTTAGAAGCAGTTCGTGCTCCTAAAAGTGCAACTGTTGGGAATGGAGGTTATGGTACTGTAACTGAATCAAAAGGTACTTATGCTCAACCTCATATAGAACAACCAAAACAATTATCACCCGCAGAACGTAGAAATATGTTTGCTGGAATGATAGAAGAAATGCAAACAGGAGGAGTAGCAAATACTGCTTATCAAGGTACAATTAATCCAAACCAACCAGTAGACACTATTAATGGTGCTTTACCTGAAGGACAAGTTGGATTAGATATGATAATGAATTTAATGAATAAATAATGGCGTTTGGAGCAATACGTAAATTCCCTATAGAAGTAACTAGTTCTTTAAGACCTCAAAGAGCTATAGGGGTGAGTATTCCTTTTAACGCTCCAGGTGTATTTTATTCAACTTATACTACTAAAGATCAATTAAAATCAAATATTTTAAATTATTTTTTAACCAATAGAGGAGAAAGAGTATTTAATCCTACTTTTGGTTCTAATGTTAGAAACTATATTTTTGAGCAATTAACCATTCAAAATTATGATGGTTTAGAATTTATGATTCAAGAAGATATGAAAAAATATTTTCCCAATGTTAATGTAAATAGCTTAGAAATATTTGGTTTTGAAGATAGTAATACTTTACAAGTAAAAATATCTTACTCTATAAAAGATTTTGGAATTAATGATCAAATAACTTTAACTATATAATGGCCAACATAACAAGAAATATTAATTATTTAAATAGGGATTTTCCAAATTTAAGAAATGCTCTTATTGAGTATTCTAAAACATACTTCCCAACAACATATAATGATTTTAGTCCAGCATCACCAGGAATGATGTTTATGGAAATGGCTGCTTATGTTGGAGATATCATGTCATTTTATTTGGATAATCAAATCCAAGAAACATTTATTCAATATGCTAGACAAGTAACTAATATTTATGATTTAGCTTATATGTTAGGTTATAAACCTAAAGCTACTAATGTATCTGTTGTAAATGTAGATTTTTATCAACAAGTACCAGCTTCAGGTTCAGGTGTAAATAATGTTCCTGATTATTCTTATAGTTTAACTTATCCATCAAATACTCAAATTTCAAATGGTAGTGTTAATTTTATAGTAGAAGAACCAATTAATTTTTCTTATAGTAGTTCTTTAGATCCTACCGAAGTTTCTATATATGAAATATCAGGTGGAGAGCCTATTTTTTATCTATTAAAAAAGACTAGAAAAGCATACTCAGCTACTATTAATACAACTTCATTTTCTTTTGGTAATTATCAACCATATCCTACTGTTGAAATAAACACATCTAATTTTATAGGAATTTTAGATATTACAGATTCAGATGGAAATGTTTGGTATGAAGTAGATTATTTAGGACAAGAAATGGTTTTAAACTCAGTTAAAAATTCAAATCCTAATAATCCTAATTATTCTTCTAATGATAATACTCCTTATTTATTAAAACTTAAAAAAGTACAAAGAAGATTTGCTACTCGTTTATTAGATGCTACTACAGTTCAAATCCAATTTGGATCAGGTAACCCTAATGATACAGATGAAGAATTAGTACCTAATAACAATAATGTAGGTATTGGTTTACCTTATGGTAAAGATAAGTTAACAACAGCTTATTCACCTACAAACTTTATGTTTACTAATACTTATGGAACCGCACCTGTTAATACAACTTTAACTGTTAGATATTTAACTGGAGGTGGAGTAAATAGTAATGTAGGAGCTAATCAAATTTCTAGTATTATAACTTTACCATCATTTATTAATAATAATTTAAATGCTACTACAGCTAATACTATTTTCTCTACAAGAACAATTAATAATGCTGAAGCAGCTTCAGGTGGAAAATCAGGAGATACTATTCAAGAAATTAGACAAAATACTTTAGCTAATTATCAATCCCAATTACGTAACGTAACTCAAGATGATTATTTAGTAAGAGCCTTAGCTATGCCTTCTAAATATGGAACTATAGCAAAAGCATATATTGAACCAACAAAACGTTCAAATTTAAATCCTGGTGAATTACCTAATAATTTAGATTTATATGTTTTAGGATTTAATAATAATGGAAATTTAATTACTACATCTAATTTAGTAAAACAAAATTTAATTACTTATTTATCACAATATAGATTATTAAATGATTCCGTGAGAATAAAAGATGCTTTTATTGTTAATATAGGAATTAATTTTGATATTATTGTTTTACCTAATTATAATAATAATGATATTTTACTTCAATGTATTTCTACATTACAGAATTATTTTAGTATAAACAACTGGTCAATAAATCAACCTATTATTTTAAGAGACTTATATATTTTATTAGATAGAATCCAAGGAGTTCAAACTGTTAAAAATATAGAGATTACAAATAAAGTAGGTGAAAGTTTAGGATATAGTAATAACTCTTATGATATTAAAGGAGCAACTATATCTAACATAATTTATCCTTCAATTGATCCTATGATTTTTGAAGTTAAATATCCGTTAACAGACATTCAAGGAAGAGTAGTACCTTTATAAAATGGCAGTATATAAAATTTTTCCAATAGCAGATACAACCTTATATTCAGGATACCCTTCTATGAATACAGGGTTAGATGAAATAATAGAATCATCTACTAATTTTGAAACAGGTGTTCTTCAAACTCCTGGTTTATACCCTCAAACATCAAGATATTTAGTTAAATTTGATCCTACAGAAATAAATGATATTATTAATAATAAAATATCTGGTTCTAATTGGCAATCAAATTTAAGAGTATTTATTGCTAAAGCTGAAGGTTTAAGTAATACTTCTTCTATAGCAATTAATGCTATAGCTGAAGATTGGGCAATGGGAACAGGTCATTTTTTAAGTTCACCAGAAATTAATAATGGTGCTTCTTGGATATGGAAAGATTATTCTGGAAGTGCTAAATGGACAACCTCAAGTTTTACTTCAGGCATTACAGGATCTTATAATATAACTAATAATCCATCATCTCAAGGAGGTGGAGTTTGGTATACTAGTTCTCAACAATCACAAATTTTTAGTTTTTATTCTGATTTAGATTTAAATTCAAATGTAACTTCTATTGTATCAAAATGGTATAGTGGTTCTTTTAATAATTATGGATTCATTGTTAGACAAACTGAGTCTCAAGAATTTATAAATAATACTAATGCTCAAGTTACTTTAAAATATTTTTCAAGAGATACTCATACTATTTATCCTCCTCAATTAGAGTTTAAATGGAATGATTATACTTATTCAACAGGTAACCTTTCAGTTTTAAATACAACTCCAGTAACATTAGCTTTAGACCAAAATCCAGGTATATTTTATTCTAGTAGTGTTAATATTTTTAGAGTAAACGCTCGTCCTGAATACCCTGTAAAAGTATGGCAAACATCTTCAGTTTATACTCAAAATTATGCTTTACCTACTGCCTCATATTATGCAATAAAAGATTTAGATACTGATGAGTATGTGATTGATTTTGATACTACTTATACTAAACTAAGTTGCGACTCTAATGGAAGTTATTTTACTTTGTATATGAATGGATTAGAACCAGAAAGATATTATAAAATTTTAATCCAATCAACAATTAATAACAACACAATAGTGTTTGATGAAAATTATATTTTTAAAGTAGTAAATGGCTAATATTTCTTTAAATAAAGAAACTTATAATAAATCCCAATTTCAAAGGGTAGTTAACACTAGTTTTACTCAATTAGTGAATACAACTCCTACTGCTTCAACAGCTTTACCTTTTGAAGATACAAATCAAAAAATAACAGAATTTTTTAATTCTTACAATTCTTTATTTTATGATATACCTAAATTTGGAGATACAAATTCTCATGAGTATCTTGTAAAAACAAGTGGAGAATATATTGGAAATATTTCTACTTCTGATGACACTGTTCAAGCATTAATTGAAGAAATAACCCAATTAAGACAAGAAAATTTAACTTTACAACAACAATTAATTTCAGGAAGTATATAAAATGGCAGAAAACTATACAATATCAGAAGTATTAGCCAACGAATTTGAACTACAAACTATCTCTTCTCAGGATAGTAATTTATTATCTGAAGTACCTGTTGAAGGACTATTTTCTCCTACTCTTAGCTCAGTTGAATTTTCATTATATGATTTTAATAAAAATCTATTATATTTTGATTCTGATTTAAAAAGTTGGTCAACTAACTTTGATTCATTTGTTAATAATGAAAATAAAAAAATAACTTCTCTTAATATTGATCCTAGTAAAGATATAGAAACTTTAGGTTATAATTATGGAAAAGTTTATGGATTTTATAACTTTATTCAAAATGAATTAGGGTCTTCTATCAATAATCAATTTTTTATTAGTGAAATATCTTCTGATAGAACAGAAATTAGAATAGATAACACTAACATTTCTTCAGAAAGTTTAGAAATTTTATATAATATTTTTTATTCTAAATTTAATTCTCCTGATACTTATGATTATTTCTATTTAAATTTTGGAGACAATCAGTTATTAATTGCTACTAACATTTATTTAGATAAAAGTTCATCTGATTATAGTATTTTAATTAAATTATATGAACCTTTACTTCCTCAATTTGATGTAAAATCTCAATGTTATGTTAGTTCTAAAATAGCAGACCCTGTAGCTTATTTAGTTGAATTTACAATTGATTTAGGACAAATTGATAATATTGTTCAAATTCAAGGTCCAAATATTAATTTAAATTTAAATGGACAAGTAAATAATTCTACAACTTATCAATCATTTGATACTTTAACTTCAACAGTTAATACAAGTTCTTTTAATCAATTAAGTAGTTTATTAGAAGAAAAAGGTGTTGAAATTAATATTGATTATACTGATTATTCAAACTTTGTATTTTATTCATCTGCTGTTTCTAGATTAGAAAATTTCTATACTAAAGCTAAACAAATTGAAGATTACAATAATGATATAAATATTTTAACTTCATTACCTACTACTGCTGGTTCAAGTGGAAGTATTTCATTATTAGAACAATATATTTCAAATATTATTACTAATTTTGATGGTTATGAATATTATTTATATTTTGAATCTGGTTCTAAAGCTTGGCCTAAAACAAATTCTACACCCCCTTATTTATTAGCATCAACTGGTTCTACTGATGTTTTAAATTGGTATGGAAGTAATATTTATGGTTCTCCTTATTTTGGAGGCCAATTAGAAACAGCATCTTTATATGATTCAAACAATCAAGACCTTTTAATCAATACTATTCCAGATTATTTAAATGATTATGATAGTGATGATTATTTAACCTTTGTTAAAATGGTTGGTCAATCTTTTGATAATATTTGGGTTTATATTAAAAGTGTAGTTGATAAAACAAATACTGATAACCGTTTAGATTTTGGCGCTCCGTCAGGAATTATAGCTGATATTTTAAGAAGTTTAGGAGTTAAAATCTATTCTAATAATTTTTCAGTAGATAATACTTATGAATCTTTATTAGGTATAGGGGCTAACGGAATGTTATATCCAACTGGTAGTGAATTAATTAATACTATTATCACTGCTTCAGCTATTCCTTATGCTTTAAGTGATGTTAATAATTTAACATATAAAAGATTATATCATAACTTACCTTATATTTTAAAGAAAAAAGGTACGCCTGAGGGTTTAAAAGCTATTTTAAATGCTTATGGTGTTCCTGATACTATTTTAAGAATTAATGAATTTGGAGGTAAAGATAAAAATTCAAACACTTGGGACCAATGGCAGGATGAATATAATTATGCTTTTGTAACAACAGGTTCAAGTAAAATATCAATACCTTTTACAACATCATCAGTAAATTATGGAACTGTTTATCCTAAAGCTGTAGAATTTAGATTTAAAACTTTTGGTTTACCAATTGATTCTATTCCTTATTCACAATCTCTTTTAATAGATAGTAATAATAGTTTTGGAGTAGTTCTAGAATATACAGGTTCAGGATATTCAAGTGGTTCATATAATGGATCAATTATAGATCCTAATTACCAATATGCTACTTTAAAATTTATTTCAGGTTCATTATCTTCAAGTGTTTATTTACCTTTTTATGATGGTGGTTGGTGGTCAGTATTAGTTAATGCTAATTCAGGTTCAACTACTACTTATACTTTATATGCTAAAAATAAAGATTATGAAGGTGAAGATGGAAATACAATAGGTTTTCAAGCATCTTCTAGCTTTGTAGGAGATAAATTCTGGTTAACTTCAGGTCAATTATTTTTTGGAACAAGTAGTGTTTTAAACACTAAAACATATTCTGCGTTTAGTGGTTCTTATCAAGAAATAAGATATTATAATGTACCTTTAAGTGAAAGTGCCTTTGATGCTTATGTAATGAACCCTTATTCAATTGAAGGCAATACAATAAGTGGCTCTCAATCTTCTAAAAATAGTTTATTCTTTAGATTACCTTTAGGAGGTGAATTATATACAGGTTCAACTTCTGTTCATCCTGGTATAACTGGATCTTTTATAACACAATCATTTACAGGAACTTCATCAACAGGTTCATATAGTGGAAGTTACTTTTGGAGTAAAAATAGAGAAGTAATATATTTTGATCAACCTGCTGTAGGTATTCAAAATATTGTTTCTGATAAAATTAAAACAATTAATACTTCTTTACCTTATAGTGGTAGTAATGATCCAAATATTCCTAATAATAATATTTTATCTTCTCATACTTCAATTCAACAAAGTTTTGCTATAAGTTCTTCTTATACAAATGATATTAGTTATACTGAAGTAGCTTTTTCACCTCAAAATGAAATAAATGAGGATATAATGTCAACTTTAGGTTATTTTAACATTGGAGAATTAATTGGTGATCCAAGACAAATAAGTACTTCTGATGAATCTTATCCTGAATTAGATATTTTAAGAGATTTATATTTTGAAAAATATTCTTCAAATTATGATTGGAATGATTATATCAGATTAGTTAAATATTTTGATAACTCATTATTTAAAATAATAAAAGATTATATACCCGCTAAAACATCTTTAGCTTCAGGTGTAGTAATTAAACAACATTTATTAGAAAGAAATAAATATCCTGTTCCGCAAATAGAATTTGCTTCTTCAGAATATACAGGATCTATTTCAATGTATGAAATTTCTGGTTCTGATGGAGGTTCAATGAATATTACCTCTATTGTAACTCAAAGTTGGACAGGTGCTTATCCTTCAGTAAGTGGTTCAGTTCCTTTTACTCAAAGTTCTGAGGATGAGTTTTATAACGGTCAATTTAGTGGTTCTGTTATTGAAGTAACAGATGGAGAATTAGGTGATGATAATGATTTGCCTTTATCTAATAATATTTCAGAAACTAGATTAAATTCGTTTTATATGGATGTTGATTATACAGATAATATTACAACACCAGTTAATCAACAGCTTATATTATCAGGAAGTGCTACTCGTTTTGCAATTCCTGATTCAAATTATACAATGGTTCGTAATATAAATCCTAGATATAATGGTAGTAGAACTACATCACCAGGATTTAATCAACCTATTTATAAAGATTTAGATACATTATCGACTCAATCTCAAATTCCAAACGCTTCAAAATATGTAAATTATTTTGTTTATTTTGATTGGATTGGAGGGTCAACTCCTGAGTATCCAGGTGGAGGAAATATGCATTGTACTTATTTAATTTCTACAGAAGGTATAGCATATCCTTTAACTACAGAAAATAAAAATTTATTTACAGTAGAAAATATTTTTATTAAAGGACAAAAAGCAAATATATTACCTGCTGTATATTCAGCAGGTAGTAATACAACTCAAGTAGATATTATTGAGGGTGGAGCTTTATATGATACTATTTTTGCTAATTCAGGCTCAACAACAGGATTATTAACTGGTGGATTTGCAATTTATGTTAAAGATATAGTAAATCCAAATTATTTAGATGCTATATCTTATGATGTACCTACTTTATTAACTCAAAGTGCCTTTCCTAATACTTTATTTGATAGTGGAAGTGGATGGTTAAAATATATGTTAACAGGAAGTGGAATATTTGGTGGAACAGATGCAATATATGTTCAACCAATAGGAACTAATTTCCAATTATTTAATAAAAGAACAGGACAATATGCTTCATTAAATGAATTAGTACCTTATGGTGATACTTATCTTCCTTTAAAATATGGTGATATGATTCGTTTTGGTACTAATATAGCAGGTAATACAGGATCTTTAGATTTTAATTTTGAAACATTAGGAATATCAGCTATCGCATCAAGTTCATTAGACACAGGTTCAGTATTTACAACTAGTTCTTTATTTGTAGATAATATTCCTTCAAGATTTGTTAGTAATTATTCAGTTCAAAATATTAGAGTATTACGTAGAGTACCTAATGAAACCTTTGTATTAGTTAAAAACTCACCAGCTTATACAGATCCTGGATTTTTAATTCCTAATAATTTTAATCCAAATTTTGACCCTTATGCTTTAGCAAGAAAAGCAGGAATTATATCATAAAAACTAAACTTAAATATATTTATAATAAACATTAAAAAAACATGGGATACTTAAATAATAGTGTAGTAACCGTAGACGCAATTTTAACAACTAAAGGTCGTGAATTATTAGCACAAGGTAATTTTAATATTACTCAATTTGCTTTAGCAGATGATGAAATTGATTATACTCTTTATAATCCAAACCATCCTTCAGGTTCTGCTTATTATGGAGAAGCAATTGATAATATGCCTTTATTAGAAGCATTTCCTCAAGAAACTCAAATGATGAAATATAAGCTTACCACATTACCTCGTGGAACAGCTAAAATGCCTATCATTGCTACTCTTTCTATAGTTAACTTAAAACAAGGTGAAACTTTAGTAATAAAACCTCAAACATTAAATTATTTAGGTGGTAATACAGAAGAAACAAGCGGTTATACTTATACAATTTCAGATGTTAGATTAATGTCAACTTTTGAAGGAGTAGGTATTAATACACCTCAAGCACAAGCATTAAATCAATCAACTACTATAGGAACTAATGTATCTAAAACAGTAGTAGGTACTTCTTTAAGTATGAAAGCTACAACTATCAATACTTTATTTGGTACTAATACTACATTATATGCTACATTAACTATTGAAGGTAGAGACAGTGGTGCTAGAGTTACTATTCCTGTTCAAGTAAATAAAGTATCTTAATATATAAAATATGTCATTTAAAAGATTAGAAGCAGACGATTTTGTAATAAGTGCAGATAGTATTTCCTCTATTTTATGGTCAAATGGAAATCCTGTATTACAAACATTTTTTACATCATCAACTCAAGAATTAGGCACTTCTGGAGATTATTATTTAAACGTATATAATACTGGATCCACTTTATCAGGATCAGCAGTTCAGTTTGCTATTGCTTATGGAAATACTTTTGGAAGTGGTAGTACAAACTATAATCAGTTAGTTGATGGTAAATCACCTTCATCAACCGTTTATGGTCAATGGCAAGATTTAGTAATTGGTGATGAAAATACTAATTTCCTTTTTGGCCCAGTTACTCAATCTCAATTCTTTGCTATTTCTTTTGATAGAGCTAGATATAAAGAATCTTTATTTCCTGGTTCATTAACTTTAAAAATATCAGGAAGTGCAGGTGTAATAACTTTAACTGATAATAGTCAATATGTTTCTTCTATTACTTATACAGAAGCCGGAAGAGTATTCCAATTAATTTCAGGTTCTGCAGGTACTAAATATACTAACGGTGGAACAACATCAGATGGATATTCTGCTAAATCAGGTTCATATGGTTGGTTATTACCAGATATTGGAACTATTATTTTAAACCCAGTAGCATTAGCTGAACCTCAAATTAGTGGAGGTATTGCTTTTAATTATAGTGGTTCAGCAACAGTTCCAGGTCCTGGTTCAGCAACTCCAACAGTGACTCCTATGGCTTCATTATATAAAGCAATTTCAGGATCAACTGCTGCTTCATTCACAATTAATTCTCAAGAAACAATTACATCAGATTATATATTTGTTAGACCTAGAAGTTCAGAATTTAACTATTCAGAAAACCCATCATTTATTTCAGGTTCAACTGGTGAAGTTTTATATTCTAACTTTATTAATAATCCTCAAACGTATATTACAACTGTAGGTTTATATAATGATAGTAATGAATTATTAGCAGTAGCAAAACTTTCTAGACCTTTAGTTAAAGATTTTACTAAAGAAGCATTAGTTAGAGTTAAGTTAGATTTCTAAAATGAATGGGTGCTTACAAACAATTTCTATCTTCCGATGTGGTAGTAGTACCATTTGAAGTAAACAAAGGGTTTGCTTTTTATGGGGCTTCTGCTTTAACAAGTTCTACAGTTAATATAGATAGATATTTAGGTAAAAATATCCAATCACCTCTTTTTGATCCTTCAACTGCTCCTACTACAGGTCAAATTACTACTCAATATCAAGAGTTAATATATGAGTCTATAAAACATTTATATTACAGTAATTTTCTTAGTGGTTCTGAAAACTATGGTTTACCATTAGTAACAGCTAGTTTGATACCAGGAAGAGATACAGCTGGTAATGTTTATGTAGGACCCACAGAATCTACAGGTAGATATGCTAATTATTCTCCTACAACTTTAACTTTTGAAAAATATTATCCTATTTCATCAAGCGCTGAAATTGGAGTAATATCTATTCCTGCAAATTTATTCGGTAACTATATTCAACCAAACTCATTTATTTGGGCTGCTGAAAGTGGATCAATAATTGATGATGGAGAAGGTAATTTAATATTATCTGCTTCTAGAAATATTTGTGGTAATATATTTTATGAACAAGGATTAGCAATAATTACTAGCGATAGTGATCCTTTTAATGATGGTTATGGTTTTGGAGATTATGGAACTGCAGTTTATGGAATGACAGATGTTTCTATAGTTGAAAATTTAGTAACATCTTCAAATGTAACTTGTTCTTTTTCTTCATCAACTATTATTTATGAATCTCAATATAAAGTAACTATAAGTGAGAATGAATATAACTACACTCAAAATCCAAGTGCATTATCAGGAAGCAATACAATTTCAAGTTCAGTAGGATTATTTTATTCCCCAGGTCAATATTTATTAGATAATATAACTGGTTCAGAATTTGCTCCTTATGTTACAACAATAGGTTTATATGATGAAAATCAAAATTTATTAGCAATAGGAAAATTAGCTCAACCTTTACAAACAACATCTACAACAGATACAACAATACTTATAAACATAGACAGATAATTTATGAATGAATGGTTTTCACAAACAGATAGTGACAGCGGGTTATTAACTAAAAAAACATATTCCTCAATTGAGGATTTCCCAGAAAATACCTTTGGTTTTATTTATATTGTAAAACATAGACCATCAGGTATGTCTTATATTGGAAAAAAAGTTCTTTACTATAACGTAAAGAAAAAACTAACAAAAAAGGAAATAGCAGAACAAACAGGACCAGGCAGGAAGTCATCCATAAAAATGGTAGTAAAAGAATCAGACTGGAAAACTTATTATGGATCTGCTAAACCAATTTTAGAACTCATTAAGGATGGTAAACAAGAGGAATTTACCCGTGAGATATTACAATTGGTTCCTAATAAAAAACTTCTTACTTACTATGAATGTAAGTATTTATTTACATATAATGTATTGGAACAACCTGAAGGTTATTTTAATGATAACATTTTAGGCAAGTTCTTTTCAAAAGATTTTTTACTTTAATTTTTTTTATTATATTTATAACAAATTAACAATTATGAAAAGACAAATACTTTCTGAAGAATTCCAGCGTATGCAAAAACTAGCTGGTATAATTACTGAGTCTGAAGATTCTTTTGGTCCTAATAGCATTTCTACATTTGCTAATGAACATTTTGATGAAATTCAAAATATGTTTGGTAAACTTCGTGGTGGTAAATTTGAAGGTTTTACAAACAATAGAGGTATTGAAGTAGCATTTATTGGTACTGATGAAGATGATGGGATGGATATATCTTTTGATCCTAAATTTGAAGAGATGTCAGACATATATAATGATATAGAACCAGTTGAAATAGCTGGTAAAACAGTTTATGTAAATGATTATCTTAATCATAATTTAGATAATGAAGATGAAGATTAATAAATAAAAAATATTTTAAAATTAAGCTTGGTTCGCCAAGCTTTCTTTTTTATATTACGGTTATGTTCAATATTTATGATTGATGGATAAAAAAACTAATATATATTACTTGCATAATGGTGATAATATTCCTTTTTATATAGGAAAAACAGTTCAAAACCCATCAAAACGATTAAATAATCATAAAAAAGTTTTTGGAAATAATACATTATTAGAAGTTATAGATATAGTTGAAAATAATAATTGGTTATTTTGGGAAAAACATTATATTTCTTTATTTAAATCTTGGGGTTTTAATCTAGAAAATAAAAATGAAGGTGGAGGAGGATGTATAACTCATGAAGTATCAGAATCTGCTAGAGAAAAAATAAGTAAAACTCATAAAAATCTTAAAAAACCATTTACTGAGTCTCATAAAATAAACCATCAAAAGTCTTATGAGAACAGAAATGTAACTTGGGGAAATAAAATATCAGAAGGATTAAAAGGTAGAAAAATAACATGGGAACAAGGAAATGTAGGAAAACCATCTTCACCAATCAACCAATATGATTTAGAGGGAAATTTTATTAAAAAATGGGATAATATAAAAGATCCTTCTTTAATTTATAAATGTTATATAAGTGGTTGTCTTAAAGGAAGGCAAAAAACAGCCGGAGGTTATATTTGGAAATATGCAAATAAATGAATCATTAGTAGCATTAGTTAATTCAATTTTAGGAACAGGTAAATCTACTGCTAAAGGAAATAAATCATATACCTGCCCAAAATGTAATCATCATAAACCTAAATTAGAAATTAATTTTGATATTACATCTCCCCATTATCAAAAATTTGCTTGTTGGGCTTGTGGTTTTAAAGGTAAAAAAATTATTCAATTATTTAAACAAGTTAAAGCATCACCAAATGCTCTTTTAGAATTAAGATCTATTGTTAAAACTGAAACTGCTGAAAAAAAAGAAATAACAACAGAAAAAGTTGAGTTACCAAAAGAATTTCAACCATTAATTAATATATCTAAATCAAATATTATAGGAAGACACGCTTTAGCATATTTAAAATCCAGAAATATTACTGAAGAAGATATTTTAAAATATAATATCGGTTATTGTGAATCAGGACCTTATAGAAATATGGTTGTTATTCCTTCATATGATGCTGATGGTAGATTAAATTATTTTACAGGTCGTTCATTTGAAAAAGAAGCTAAAGTAAAATATAAAAACCCAACTGTATCACGTGATATTATACCATTTGAGTTGTTTATAAATTGGGATATACCGTTTATATTATGCGAAGGACCATTTGACGCCATTGCTATTAAAAGGAATGTTATCCCGTTACTAGGCAAAAATATACAAACAAAACTAATGAAGAAGATAGTAATGTCTTCTGTTGATAAAATATATATAGCCCTTGACCGGGATGCTCAAAAACAAGCTTTATCCTTCTGTGAGCAATTAATGAATGAAGGTAAAGAAGTATATTTAGTAGATATGCAAGATAAAGACCCAAGTGAAATGGGCTTTAAAAATTTTATTAATTCAATTTCAGAGACTTACCCCTTAACACTCTCAGGCTTACTTGAGAAAAAATTATTTTTATGAGTAAAATTAAACACACTTATAACAGAATCCTAGAAATCTCGGATGATCATAAACAAATAACTTTACCTGATGCTAGATATTATAGACGAAATGGTCAATATTATCCTTCAATTACTTATGTTTTAGGTTATTACCCTAAAGGAAAACAGTTTGAAGACTGGCTTAAAAACATGGGTCGTTCTGCTGATTATATAGTTAAAAAAGCAGCTGAAGATGGAACCAAAGTCCATAATTTAGTTGAAAGTTATTTAAATGGAGAAGAAATAAAATTCTTAGATAAATTTGATAACCCAAGATATGATGTTGATATCTGGCAGATGTTTTTACGTTTTGTTGAGTTTTGGGAAACTTATAAACCTAAATTAATTGAAACCGAAGTACATTTATTTTCAGATGAATTAAAAGTAGCAGGTACGTGTGATTTGATTTGTGAGATAGATGGTAAAATTTGGTTATTAGATGTTAAAACTTCTAACATGATGCATAACACTTATCCATTACAAACAGCAATTTACGGGCATTGTTATAAAGAATGTTATGGAGTTGATGTAGACAACTATGGTATTTTATGGTTGAAATCAACTAAACGTAGACTTAATAAAGAAAAAATGAGTGGTAAAGGATGGGAAGTAGTATTACCTGAACGTACTCAAGAGGAAAATATTGAAATATTCAGAATGGTTAAACGTTTATTTGATATTGAAAATCCTCAAGAAGCACCTACATTCACTGAATTTAAGACCACAGTAAAAAGGGATTTGGAATCCTAACTTATTTTTGTTATATTTATGACAAAATATTTCCATGATTGGACTGGTCTCTTTATTAAAAGAAATACAAGGTAAACCTAAAGCTATTTTTATGGCAGGTCCAGCAGGATCAGGGAAATCATTTATTGCTTCTAAATTAATTCCTTCAAATTTTAATATTATTAATAGTGATGACACTTATGAGGAATTACTTAAAGCAACTGGTTTAGGATTAAAACAAAAAGATTTTACTCCAGACCAATTATCTCAGGCCGCTAAATTACAAACTGTAGCTAGAAAAGAAACAGATAAAAAGTATCAGGAACTTACTAAAAATTTACAAAATGTAGTTATTGATGGTACAGGTGCTGCTACTAAACCTTTATTAAAGAAAAAAGAAGAGTTAGAATCATTAGGTTATGATACGTTTATGGTTATGGCTTACGTTCCTGTATTAGTTTCATTAGAACGTAATATGCAGCGAGAAAGAAGCTTAATGCCAGGTATTGTGCTTCGAACTTGGCGTGATGTAAATAAAAATATAGACACATATAAACAAGCTTTTGATGATAGTATCGTAATTGTGAATACAAGCGATAATAAAGATTTAAATGTATTTTCAAAAGATAAATTACAAAAATATTTTGAACAATCCAAAGCAGTTGGTAAACCAAAAACACCTGAAGAACAACAAAAAGCACAAGCAGAAAGAGACCAATTGATATCTGATATTGAAAAAATGTCGGTTAAGTTTCCTACTACTGATACATTAGAACAAGCAAAAACAAAAATAACTAACTTTATAAACAAATGAAATTATTAGATTTATTAAACGAAATAGAAGAAGCAGAAAAAACTCATCTTGAACCAGTTGAAGAAGTTTACAAACCAATAGATGAAATTGGTAAATTCTTTGTAGTTAAAAAACCTAAAAAAGGTATGACTAAAGAAGACCTTATGTATGAAGCAACTATCTTTGATAATATTATCCCTGAAGAAACTCAAGGTGTATATAAACAAAAATCTGATGCTTCTAGAATAGCAACTGAAGCTTTTAAAGCGTATGAAGCTCAATTAGAAGAAATGGAATCAGCAATGAATGATTTCCGTTCTGCTAAAAAAGATATTGAGGAAAAGAAAAAGGTTGCTAAAGAAAAAATAATGAAATTAAGATAATGTCTGAAATAACAGAATCTTTATTAAAAGAACTGTTAGATGAGCCAATAACAGTAGCCATTTATGGTGGTGGTTTTAAACCTCCTACCAAAGGTCATTTTCTTGTAGTTGAAAAAGCATTACAAGAATTCCCTGAAATAGATGAATTAAAAATTTTTGTAGGTGGAGGAGTTAGAGATGGTATTACTCAAGATGAATCTATTAAAGTATGGGAAATTTATAAACCCTACCTTTCAGATAAAATAGATATTGAAGCTTCTGTAGCCCCTGTTAAATCAGTTTTAGGATATGCTAAAGACCATCCTGAAGAAAAAGTTTATTGGATTTTAGGCGCTCGTGAAGGTGATGAAGAAGATTTAAAAGATATTGAAAATAGAACTAAATCTTTATCTAAATACCCAAATATTGAAGTAAAAATTATCACTACAGCTGGTGGTGTAAGTGGAACTAAAACCAGAGCCGCTATTAAATCAGGAAATAAAGAACAATTTTTCCATTTAATTCCAGACGTAAAAGAAAAAGAAGAAATCTGGAACATATTATCACCAGTAGTTAAAGAAGAATTAACTGAAGGTCGTTATGATTCATTAACTAGAACAGTTGTAAATGATATCTTAAACGATTGGAAATTACAATTTGATGGTGAAAATAGCGATTTAGAATTTGAAGAAGATTATGAAATGACAAATTCTAAAGGCGAACCTATTAATTTTGAACTTTATGCTGTTTTAAGAGTTAAAGAGACAAGTAATCATATTTACAAAGTAGATGGTGGTGCTGATCCTTTAAGAGATCCTGCTTATTTAGAAGTAAAATTTCAAGTAGATCCTAGAGACTTACCTCAAAAATGGGAAGACATTTATATGGATTTAACTGATGTAGTTAGACATGAGATAGAACATATGACTCAACAGGGTACTAATGTTATTCCTTCTAAAAAAATGGAAGATGATGAGATACTAAGAAATCTTATTAATTTAAAATTATTACCTAAATCAGATTACTTCAGATTAGAACAAGAAATAGATGCTATGCTTCAAGGTATGTATTTGAAAGCTAAAAAATCTAAAACACCGTTTAAAGATGTAATCAATGATTATTTTGATAAAGTAAAATTATCAAAAAAAGATAGACAAGATATTTTATCTATTTGGAAAAATAGAGCTAAAGCTTTATCTTTACCTTTAAATGAAATTGGTGATGCAAGTGCTAAAGTATATCCTTTTACATCTAATAAATCACTTAAACAAATAATGGATAAGGCTATTGATTTTAAAAACCACGATCATATTTATCCATATTATTCTGATAATATTTTATATACATTTGATACAGAAAAAGCCAGGTATCTTGTAGAAATATTAATCGACATGGAGATAATATCAAATACAAACTCAGCAAATAATCCTAACGAAAAATCAGAGCCATTATTTAATACAACATCCCAAGTTATTTTTACTACTGAAGGAAACCCAGGAGATGAAATTACTAATCTAAATGAACAGTACTCAGTTTTATCTACTATTACTAAAATTATTTTAGAATTTGTTGAAGAATTTAATAAAAAAGGAGGAAATATAACCGCCGTTCAGATTGCTCCTAAAAGCGATAATGATAATTTATCTAAAATTGATTCAAAACGAGGAAAATTTTATACTGCTTATATTAAGAAGAATCTTTCAAAAGTTCCAGGATATAGTATTCGAGAAAAAACAAATTATGAGGGTCATGAATATATTGAAATCTATAAAACTAATAGTATAAATGAATTAGACAAGTCAAATCTCAAATCAATTAGTCAAAAAATTGATAGTTTACCTCAAGGTAAATTATTTGATGATGCTAAAAATATAGAAAGTATTTTTAATAAAAGTAAACATAGTTGGAACGAAACAATTGAATCTTTTGAAAAAAATAAAGATAAAGGTAAAGAACAATATGTTAATATAAACGATATTCATATTACTCAACCTAATATTCAGAGTAATAAGGTAAAAAATATGATTAAAAATATTGATAAATTACCTGTTATTAATGTTGTTGAATTTCCTGATGGTGAAAAAGTGATTTATGATGGACACCATAGACTTATAGCTAATTGGGCTTTAGGGAATGAAAAAATCAAAGCAAACTTAGTTAAAATTGACAAATTAAAAGAAAATGATCCTTTTGGTATTAAGGCTTATGCTCGTGAATTAGTAAAAGAAACTTTTAAAAAAGATTGGAATCTTAAAGAAGGGATGTTATCTTTATCTAAGTATATGATTGACAATGGAATGAATATCAAACCATTGCCTAAAATAAAGGTTATAGATAACGACGCTGAAAATGCTTCTAATCTTTTGGGCAAAACAGCTTATTACAATCCTGCTGATAAGTCTATTACTTTATTCACTATGAATAGACACCCAAAAGATATTTTAAGATCATTTGCCCACGAAATGGTTCATCATGAACAAAATTTAGATGGTCGATTAAATAATATAGCAACTCAAAATACAAACGAGGATGGTGATTTACCTGAAATTGAAAGAGAGGCTTATGAAAAAGGAAATATGATGTTAAGAAATTGGGAGGATAATATAAAAAATGTATAAATTTAAACTTACTAATACTTACAAACAATTAAGAGAAGAAGAAACAACTACTCCGGAGCAAAAATATAAAATTTATTGCGATATGGATGGAGTATTATGTGATTTTGATGCTCGTTTTAAAAGTATTAACCCAGAAAAATTATCACCATCTCAATATACAAACAAATATGGTGTTGATAAATTTTGGACAACAATTGACGCTGAAGGAGTTAAATTTTGGGTAGGAATTAAATGGATGTCTGACGGTAAAGAATTATGGGATTATATTAAACAATATAACCCAACATTATTATCCGCGCCTTCAAGAGCCCCTTCATCACGTTTAGGAAAAAGATTATGGGTTAAAAACAACCTTCCAGGAACTCCATTAATTTTAGCATCAGCTGAAAAAAAACAGAATTATGCTAAAGGAAGCCATATACTTATAGATGACCGACCAGACAATGTTAATCAATGGAAAAACAAAGGTGGGATTGGTATTTTACATATAAACACAGCAGACACAATTAAACAATTACAAAATTTAGGATTATAATTATGGCATTTAAAAGAATAGTAGCTAACTCAGAAGAGGATTTAAAAACAATCATGAATGATATCATGAATTGGTTTAAGGAAACTAAAGATTACAAAGTTGATTTTAGTAAAGAAAAACGTAAATTCTTAGACGACAATAAAAATATTGTTGAAAAAGATATTGATGTTATTAAAGTAGTAGATGGTGCTAATGGTAAAGAAACCTCTATTAAATTTGTTCCTATGAAAGAAAAAGGAGAAATGAAAGTAGAAATAGGTGGAGAAGGTGAAGCGGCTATTGCTGGTAAAATTTCTAACCAAATGAAAAGTAAAGGAAAATTAAAAAGCTATAGTAAAGATAAAAAAGTTAAATTAGGTGAAGAAGACACTAAAAAACCTGAAATGACTGATGATGAATTAATGAAAAAAATTAAATCATCTTTATCATTCCAAGTTTCAGGCGGTAAAAAAGGTAAACCTGGTTTAAAAGAATCTTTAGATAAAAGAATTGCTACTGTATTTTTTAAATATAAAGGTAAATCATTTCCTATGGATTATAAAACAGGTTCTATGTTTGAAAGATTCATTAATGATTTAACAAAATCAGGTGCTTTTAATAGTGAAGATGAAGTTTCTGATTTTATGGCGAGTGAAGAATTTGATTCTTATGCTAATAAATTTAATGTAGAAATTGATTGGGCAGAATATGATCCAACACCATTAGAATTAGCCCCTAAAGAACCAACAAATCCACAAGATTCAATTCCTGGTAGAGCACCTAAAGATTTTGTTAGTGCTGATATGCCTCATAGAGTATCTGATTTAATGGAAAAATTAAATAAAACAGGTAAATTAACTAAATCAGAATTAAAAGAAATCTTATTATACGAAAATATGGGTAGTAAAGTATCAAATTGGGATGATTTATATGATGAATGGTATTCTTTAGGTGATAAAAAATCATCATTTATTTCTTGGTTAAAAAATCATTTTAATCCTCCTACATATAAAAGATAATGACTAAGGAAGAACGTAAAGAATATAATAAAAATTATTATTTAAACAATAAAGATTTAATAAAAAAGTCTAGAGATAATAATCAAGAAACTATAAAAAATTATAATAAAGATTATAGAGAAAAAAATAAAAATAAATTAAATCAATATAATAAACAATATAGAGAAAATAATTTAGAGTATTATAAAAATTACAATAAACAATATAGAGAAAATAATCTAGATTATTTTAAACAATGGATAAATAATAATAGAGAATCAGTTAATTTAAAAACTAATCAAAGAAATAAATTAAAAAGAAAAAATAATCCTGAATATAAAATACAAGAAAGTACTAGAAGTAATATTTATAGAATTATAAAAAATAAAACTAAAAGTACTAACGAATATTTAGGTTGTAATTTTGAAGATTATAAAATATATTTAGAAAAAATGTTTACACCTGAAATGAATTGGAATAATTATGGAATTTATTGGGAAATAGATCATATTATTCCTTTAAGTAAAGAAGGAAGTTTTCATTATACTAACACCCGTCCTCTTACAATTACAGAAAATAGAAGTAAATATAATAAGTTATGAGTAAAGAAAATAGTATTTTAAAAAAAGAATTTAAATCACGTGATGTTGAGCGTTTACGTAATCTTGTAAAAGGGAAATACGGTGAACGTACATCTGTTGGTATTGGTTATAGTAAAGCAAAAGAGTTTCATAATGAAGGTGATGTTTGGGAAGAAGATGGTCGAACATGGACTATTAAAAACGGCTTAAAACAAAATATTACTAAATTAGATAAAGCAAAAGAAGGTATTGTATTGCCTTTGTTTTGTCCTAAATGTTCTAAAACAATGAAACCTCATTTAGATAAACAATGGTTTATAATTAATGGTCATTGTTTTAATTGCCAAGTAGACCATGAACATAAACTTCGTTTAGAAGGTAAATTTGAAGAAAACCAACAAGAACTTACTAATGATCTTGTTGATGGTGTTACTAAAGATTTTGAAATTTGGTTTAATGAAATGATTAACCATAAAGATCAATTTGTTACTGAAGCAGGAGATATTGAAAAATGGGATGGTACTGGTAAAGAACAACTATTAAAACAAAAAGAAGAAGCACTTAAATATTTACAATCACTTAAAAAATAATGGAACTTTTAGGAATGATAACAACTATAGTAGTAGCTCTAATTACAGCAGTAATTGGACCTATAGTTATGGAATGGGTAAAAGCTAAATTAGCTAAAAAAGAAGAAAAAATATCAACTGTAAAAGAAGCAATTGATTTAAATGCTTTAGTTGATGGACAATTAGATCAAATGATGGATGAATTAGGATGTGATAGAATCTGGATCGCCCAATTCCATAATGGTGGTCATTTTTATCCTACAGGAAAATCAATCCAAAAATTTTCTTTTTTCTATGAAAAATTAACACCTAACACTCAGGCTATTCAACATGTTTTCCAACAAATTCCTGTTTCCTTATTTCCTAAAGCATTAGCTAAATTGTATAAAGACGGAGAATTAGCTATTCCAAGTTATAAAGATACTGAAACTTATGATTTAGAAGTATTTGCTCGTGATTACGGTACTAAATCTTTTTATATGATTGCAATAGATGATTTGGATGAACATTTCATTGGAGTTATGGGTATATCATTTAATGATAAAGAACATAAATTATCCAAAGAAGAATGGATATTTATAAGACAGAAAGTGGGTGCTATTGGCTCATTATTAACAGATTATTTATATAAGAAAAAATGAAAGACGCTCAAAAAATAAAAGAATTTTTCTCTAAACCTTTACAAGAAGAATCAAGAAACATTAGTAACATTAAAAAGAAATTAGATGCTTTAGGTGTTAAATATGAAATGTCTACTACTGATAAAGTTAGACCATTTAAAGTAATATACAAACCAATCAATAAATCAGATGAATTTTATGATAAGTTTAATGATATAGTTGATTTATTTAATTTAAAAGGTGTTGTAAAATCATCAATGAATGAAGCTAAAGAAGAAGATGCCGTTGATACAATTACAATGGATATTCCTTTATTCCTTCGTATGTTAGAATATTCAAGAGAAGATGCTGCTCAAGATGTAGATTTACATGATGTTACTGAAAAAGCAAATACATTAGGTAAAGAAAGAGGTATCTTACAAATGGATGATTATGATGAGATTGTAGGTGCTGCTGAAGATAAAATTGAAGAAGCAGTTAACTTAAAAGCATCTAAATTATCAACTTCTGAATATCAAAAAGCTAAAAAATTAAAAGATTTTAAAGCAAGCGATTGGAAGTATGATTCTAAAGAAGATTTATATATTAAATCAGTTAAAGAAGCTACTGACTATATGAAACGTAGAAAAGCTATGGATGATTATGCCGCTAGTAAAAAAGATAAACCTGCCAAATTATATAATCCAAATCCTTCAGGTAAAACTGATTATATGAAACGTAGACAAAAAGATTTAGCTGAGGCAATTTTATCTAAATTAAAAAAATAATATATTTATACACATATAATATGAAAAAATTTGACTTAAGAAAGATGATAGCTGAAAATAAGGCTACATTTTTTGCTTCAATAAACGAAGGTGAAGCTGCTTATGAATACGAAAAAGGTAAAGAAGCAGGTGAAGCCATTGAAAAGAAAAAAATGAAAAAATCAGAATTAAAAGCTAAAATCAAAGAAATGATTGTAGCTGAAATGGACGGTCCTGCTGTGGTTGATTCAGAATATGATTTCTTAAAAGAAATTGAAAATATGTTAGAAGCTGATGAAGAAGCTGATGCTGATATTGAAGCAGCAGATGATACCACAGGTGAAGACACTACAGCTGGTGAAGAAGTAGATACTACAGTAGATGTTTCTACAGATGAAGTTGATCCTAATATTAAAGCTGTACAAGATGCTTTAACTCAAGCACAAGCAGCAGCACAACAATTAGGTGATCCTAAATTAATGGACCAAATTGGTAACACAATCACTTTCTTTACTCGCTCACACGTAGTTGAAAAACCAGGTGCCGCAGTAGCAGAAAATATTAATGAGTCTATGTTCCCAATGTTAAATAAAATTTTAAAATAAAAGTATATGAACACAACAGAAATTTTTGAAAAAATTGAGATGTTATTTGAAGAATTTAAAGCAGAACATGCTAAAACTACAAAAGCAGCTCACGGTCGTGCTAGAAAAACTTTAGGTGAAATCAAGAAATTGGTTACCGAGTACAGAAAAGCATCTATCGAGGAAGATAAAAAATAATGACCAAAAAAGATCTTCAAAAGGTATTAAAGGAGTTCTTACTGAAAAGTAAGAGCTCTCTTATTACTGAAGAAACTTTAACACAAGCACAATTAGACAAAAGACAGGATTACTTAAAAGATTTAATGAAACAAAAAAGTAATCTTGTTAAAAGATATAAAGGCGAAGCTGAAAAAGTAGCCTATGGTCGCGCAACAAACATGGCTAAAAAAGCAGTATCAGAAATGAATAAACAAAAATTAAAAGAATTAGTTAAATCTTCATTAATGAAGGAAGACAATAATGAATCATCAGCATTATTTAATGATCTTGAACAAAAACTAAAATCCCACGATTGGTATTACTATATGTCTGATGATAATAGAGCATACTCAAAGGGTTCAGCCCAACAATCTGAAATTCGTAAAATAATTAAAGATTTAGAAAGTATGGGTCAAGGTCAAGAAGCTAAAGATTTATATAACAAATATGCTCCTTATAGAGAAGGTGGTCCTGATCTAAGAATGAAAGAAGATAAAAAATCATTTCCTGATTTAACAGGTGATGGTAAAGTAACTAAAGCAGATATTTTAAAAGGTAGAGGAATTGATTTAGATGAAGATATTGATTTAGGTCATCAAGATAATGAACCTCATATGGTTAAAGCTGAACTTTACCAAATTGGTAAATACGCTATGGAATTATATAGTTGGTTAGAAGAAATGGAAGAAACAGGTGGTGAATATGATTTTCCTGCTTGGTGGCAAGCAAAAATAACTACTGCCAAAGAAAACATTTCAGGAGCTAAACATTATTTAGAGTTTGAATTACAAGAACCTCAAATTGATGCTACTGTAGATGCTATGACTGGTGAAGAACCTCATGAAGGTGAACCAATGATGGAAGATGAAATTGGTAAAGATGAAGAATTAGCTGGAAGATTATATAAAATGAAAAATTTTGTTCAACCTGCTTTCTTTAAGAAAATCAGAGGTTTAATTAATTCTGGTGATTTAGAAACAGCTGAATTTTTTATTAAAAGAATGGAACCAGCAGCCGCTAAAAACGATTTAGAAATGGCTAAATTAAAAGGTGATTTAGAAGATATTGACGCTGTAATTGCTCAACGTAAAAGAGAAAAACAATTTGCCAATGTGTTCGCTGAAACTATTTCTAAAAAATTAAAAGAAACTTCATACCCTTGGGATAAATGTATTGCTGATAGAAAAGAAGAAGGTAAATCTGAAGAAGACGCTAAAAAAATATGTGGTTCTATTAAGGCAAAAAATAATGAAGGTATTGAAGAAAAGAAATTAACTACTGCTGAAAAAAATAAAAAAGAAGAAATAGTTAAATCTTTGAAAAAATCAGGAATGAAAAAAGATCCTAAAATGTATGCTATTGCTACTGCTAAAGCAGAAAAAGTTGCAGAAAATATAGTTAAAAAATTAAAAAATGACTAAAAACGAACTAAAAGATAAAATCAAAGCTCTAGTTAAACAGGTGTATACAAAAGATACGCCTGTTGATCTAGACTCTGATATTCATATTGACCTTGATGCGGATGCATTTCCTGTGTTAGGTAAGTTCCCTGATTTAAAACAGATTATAGTCGATTTATTTACAAAACAATACGAATTATTTATATCAGATATTCAGTGGGTTGCACCTAAACCTACTACTTTTAGAATAATATTAGCTAATGGTGAGTCATTTTTCTTACATTACACACCAAGAAGCTGGGTTGCTACTATTGAAGGTAAAAAATATTATCTTGCCTCTTTAGGTGAAGAAGAGCAAGCAGTTCAAACATTAGCAAGAATTTTATCTTATGGCCAAAAAACAGAAACCACAGAAGCAGGCACCGAAGAAGCAGGAGCAGAAACCGGCGCCGAAGAAACAGGGCAAGAAGAAGTAGCACCTGAAGAAACACCAGCAGAAGAAGCATAAGTATGAATGAAATAGATTTATTTTTAAAAAAATACAGTTACAAATTCCCTAAAGGATATCCTGATATGAATAATAAACAGGATGTCTTATTATTAGAATCCTTATTAAGAGAATTAGGTATTAATTTAAATGAAGGTAATCCTTCATCTAATACTAAAAAAGCAATTGAATTATTAGTTCAAAAATATCCTGATAAATTTGAAAAACAATCAAATATATATCGTTTGGCTAATAAGGCAAAAATCTCCCCTGAAGAATTTGTTGACATTATTAAAAAAGAATTTAATAATGCTAATGTAAAAATCTCACCTCCAGGAACTCCTCCAAATGTTAAACCTTTTGGAAGTAAAAAATTTACTTTATATGAATTTGATACTGAAGATGGTTTAGTTAGAATATTATTATCTGGAGGTAGAGGTTCTAATTTAGGATTAGAATTTGAAGATAGAATATACAATGGATTAAAAGATGCAGCTGGTGAAGATATAAATGATATTGAGGATCCTATTACTGTTAAAATTTTAAAAACATTAAATATTAATCCTAAAAATTTAGATCCTGAAAAAGTAGAATTAACCGGAGGTGAAGATACAAAACGCCCTGTTAGTTTTGAAGGTCCAAAAGATAGAGGAAAAACAATTGCTGATATTTCATTAGTTTATAATAATATTCCTTATTATTTGTCTATTAAAAATGTAGCTGGTAGTGGAATATACAATGGTGGAGTTATACCTGGTATTGTTTATAATAAAGATAAAACAGCTATAGAATTTAATCAATCGGCTTATGAGTCTGATGAATTTAAAAGTAACTTTTTGAAAGCATTTGGTGTTGATCCTAAAAAAATAGTTGAGGGAATAAATAATTATTTAACTCAAACAGGTAATCCTACATCATATGAACCTTCAACAGGTAATTTAGATGAAGTTAAAAAATTAATAGGATCTGGTTTAGATTATGGTTATTATTATATTAGACAACTAGGAAAAGACGATGTTAAAATATACAATATAACATCTGCTGAGGATACCTACAAATTAATAGGAGAACCTACTTCTATAGAAATAAAATACCCAGGTGTTAATACAAAATCAACCACAGTAAAAGTATCTTTAAAAGATTCAGTATTAGGTTTAAATAGAATTGAAATACAAATCAGAAATGCTAGTGGAGGAGAAGATAGACCTGTAATTAAAATGACAGTATTTTAATATTTATAATTATGGATTTAAAGCAATTAGTTAAGGAAGTATTAGCAGGTAAAGATTGTTGCACAGCATCAAAACCTACTAAAGCGCCTATATTAAATGAAAATTTAGCTCCGCGTGAGATATTATCTGAGGGGTTAAAATATCATATAGACAATAAAAAACCGCTTACTGAGCATTTGTATCGTGCAGGTTCAACAGAATATTTTAATTTATGGTCAGAAGCAAGATCATTATATGTTAGAGGTATCCTGAATTTTTCAGGTGATGATTTAGATATTTTAACAGAAACCGATTTAGGTGAATTTACTATTATTAATGGTAAAAAAACACCTTTAGATTTTATTTTTGAAGAAATTGATGAAGAATTAGATGAAGCTAAAAAATCTAAAAAGAAAAATCCTCCATTAAATAAACCTCATCGTGGTGGTTCTAAGAAATTTTATGTTTATGTAAAAGATCCTAAAACTAAACGTATTAAAAAAGTATCATTTGGTGCTCAAGGTATGTCTGCTAAGATTAATAATCCTAAAGCAAGACAAGCATTTTCTAAACGTCACAACTGCCCTCAGAAAAACGATAAAACTAAAGCTTCATATTGGTCTTGTCGCCTCCCCTCTTACGCTAAGCTTCTAGGATTAAAATCCAATTTTACAGGATATTGGTAGGAAAACTGCCTTTCCAATATTTATAATGGAATATGGCTTATGTTTATCTTATAACTAATAAAATAAATGGAAGAAAATATGTTGGTTCTTCTAGAAAATCTCAAATAGATCCTAATTATTATGGTAGTGGTAAAGCAATAAAAGATGCTTTAAAAAAATACGGAAAAGAAAATTTTCAAAGAGATATACTATGGGAAGGTGAGGGAAATGCTCGTGATATGGAAACTTACTTTTTAGAGAAAAAAGATGCTGCTAATAATCCTTTATATTATAATATGACTAATGATGCTAGGGGGAATAATCTTCATAAAGAAGAAACTAAAAAAACAGTTAGTGAAAAATTAAAAGGTAGTAAACTTTCTAAAGAAACTTGTGAGAAAATCTCAAAAGCAAAAATAGGATCAACAACTTCTAAAAAAGGTAAATCTGATGGTCCTAAACCTAAAGTATCTGAAGCACATAAAGGTAGAATAAGTCCTAATAAAGGAAAAAGTAAACAAGTAGCTTTATATAAGACATCAGGTGAATATATTAAAACATACTCTAATTACAATGAATTAGCAATAGATTTAAACATCAATCCAGAAACCGTAAGATGTCAATTAGTAGGTAAAGCTAAAACTATATGTAACAAACAATATAAAGCACAATATGTATAACAAATTGTAATGGATAAACTTACAGATATATTAAGAGAAATTCTTGAAGAAGAAAAAAAGAAAGAAGATCGTTGTAAACGTATTGCTGATCGTAGATATGATAAACCATCTGCTTATAAATCTGGTGCTATTGTTAGATGCAGAAAAGGAGATATTTGGAAAGATATTAAAGAAGAAGAATTAAATGAAGATGAAACTCTTCATAAATGGTTTAAACGTTCTGGTCCAAAAGGTAAAGAAACAGGTTGGGTAGATTGTAATGCTCCTGATGGAAAAGGAGGTTATAAAGCTTGTGGTAGAAAAGAAGGTGAAAAACGTTCTAAATACCCTGCTTGTAGACCAACTCCTTCTCAATGTAAATCAAAAGGTAAAGGTAAAAATTGGGGTAAAACAAAATGATTAAATTACAGAATATAATCACTGAAAATTATGGTGGTAAGGGTGAAATGGTTTTACCCCCAAATCATAAAGCAGGTTTAAAAGTACCTAAAGGAGGTTCTTGTTGTGCTAATTGTAAATGGTGGGATAAAGAAAATCAAGTTTGCACTAGTACTTATTATGCAGAATGGGCAGGAACTAATAAAATTCCTTATGCCGCAGATGAATATTGTACTAACTGGTGGGAACCTATAAAATGAGACCCTATAAAGATTTACAAGTAACAAAAGAATATATCATCAGAGAATTTGATGAAAACATTGACCCAATAGAGTTAATGTGGCATCGTGATAATGAAGACAGAATAGTTGAAATCATAGAACCAGGAAATGGTTGGAAATTTCAATTCGATAATGAGTTACCTTGGGATCTTGAGCCTAAAATGTCAATATGTATATTACGACATGAATGGCATCGTGTTATTAAAGGAACAGGAAATTTAAAATTAAAAATATATAAATCGTGAATAATTTTGACTTAAAAGCATATTTAGCATCCCAAAAATTATTTGAAGCAGAACAACCTTCAGATGAAATTGAATTAGATCAATTAGATAAAGAAATCAGTTCAGCATTTGCTTCTGGCTTATCAGCTTTACAAGGGCAAACAACAGATATTAAAGAACAAATAGAAGAAGCAGATATTCAATTAAATGAAGCTGTTGGTTCATTAATTATATCTTTATTATTATCAGCTCCTAAATTATTAGAAATAATTGGAGGAATGGTTAAAAAAGTAGCTACTAAATTTGCTAAAGAAAAAGGAAAAGTAACATCAGGTGATGCTTTTATTCATGCTGGTCATTATTTAGAAGGAAAATATTTAAGTCTTCTTAAAAAGATTATTAAAGTTACAGGTATTGCTAGAAAAGCAAACATTAAAACAGATGCTGAATTAGAAACAGCAGCTAAAGTATTACTTTATTCTGTTTTAGGAATGGCGGCTGTATCTGCTGGTGTTGCTTCCGCGGAATCAATTGGAGGATTTATAGCTGGTAAAGGAGTAGGAACAGCTATTTATGGTGTTGCTAAAGGTGGATTAGCAGGTTTAAAAAGTACAGAAATAATTCAAGGTATTAAAGCGTTAGACGCTAAAATATAAATTATAGACTGATTCATAGCCAGTCGCTCGTAAGAGATAAAAATATGGTAGCTGTGGCACCCCTAAAAAGGTGCCACTTTTAATTTGGAAAATTAGATAAAGTACATTATATTAAAACGTTAAATATGACAAAACAAATTGTAATCGTAGGAGCAGGTGTAGCAGGTGTTAATGCTGCCACTAAATTAGTTGACAATGGTTATCCTGGAAAGAACATTACTATTATTGATATGGGTAATGATCCTTACAAACGTAAACCAGAAGAAGTAATGACTGGATTTTTAGGTGCTGGGGGTTGGTCTGATGGTAAATTAACTTATCATACAGCAATTGGAGGTCAGTTATCTAAATATGTTGGTGAAAAGAAAGCAATGGCTTTAATGGATGAGGTTATTAATAACTTTAAACGTTTTCACCCTAAACCAGAAGAAATGCAATGTTCAAATCCAGTAGCTGAACCTGAATTTATTAAACCATATTTTGGGTTACGTTTATTTCCTGTATGGCATGTTGGTACTGATTATTTGTCTGAAATTGGTAAAAATTGGTATGATTATTTAGTATCTAAAGGTATTAATTTTGTTTGGAATGAACGTGTATTTAAAGTTGATCTTGAATCTGATTTAGTGTATGCTACTATTAATGGTAAAAAAGGTGAGCATGCTTTTCATTATGATCAATTAATTTTTGCTGTAGGTAAATCAGGTATTGATTTTGTACAAGAAGTTCAAGATGAATACCAATTAGAAACAGAACCAAAATCAGTACAAATTGGAGTTAGATTTGAAGCCCCTCAAAAACACTTCCAGAAACTAATTGATATTTCTTATGATTTTAAATTGTATCGTAAGTTTGAAGATAAAGGTGTATCATTAAGATCATTTTGTACTAATAATAATGCCGCTTATGTTGCTGTAGAAGAAACTTATGGTGATCATAGTTACAATGGTCATGCTAAAAAAGATCCAAAATATAAAAATGATATGACTAATTTTGGTATTTTAATGGAAATTAACGGGATTGAAAATCCATTTGAATGGTCTCGTAAAGTGGTAAACGAATTACAATTTGCTAAAACAGGATTATATTATTCCCCATCACGTAAACCATCATTAACTTCTGAAGGTAATAGAGTTAGTGCTATTCAAATTGATAATTTAAGTATTGTAAAACAAGGAATGGGTGAATATTGGAATTATATTGAAGATTTTATTGAAGATATGAAAAAAGTATTTCCAACATTACAAGATGATTGGGGTATTTATGTTCCTGAAGTAAAATATCTATCACCTGAGCCATTAGTTTACTATACTGATTTAGCTTTAGTTGATTATCCAGATGTTCATTTTGTAGGAGACGCTTTATCAGCTCGTGGTATTACTGTATCAGGAGCACAAGGAATTTTATCAGTAGAAAAATTAATTAAAACAGAATGTCCTTGGGATAATTTACATGGAGATATTATTCATTGGAGATAAGTTTGGCAATTTGGAATAATTTTGTTATATTAATATCATGAATACGAAGTATCAACCAAGTAAAAAATTAACTAAAGCTGATGGAACAGTTGCTTATGTTTGGGAAGGCAAATTACATAACTGGGAAGGTCCAGCTTTAATTACTTCTGAAGGTAAAAAAGAATATCACATTCATGGTATTAAGTATACTCATGATGGTTGGAAAGAAGCAAGACGTAATCGTGAAGGTTTACCTTGGTATAAAACAGCTATGGGTCAAGCAGGTCAAAATAGAAACTAATTATGAAGATAGGTTTATGTGGAACAATGAGTGTAGGTAAAACTACATTAGTTAATGCATTGAAGGAATTACCTGAATTTGCTGATTATAATTTTGCAACTGAACGTTCAAAATATTTACGTGATTTAGGTATTCCTTTGAATACTGATTCAACATTAAAAGGTCAATTTGTATTTTTAGCTGAACGTTGTGCTGAATTAATGCATGAAAATATTATTACAGATAGAACTGTAATTGATGTTATGGCATTTACTAAATCAGCTAAATCAATTGATTATAATGACGCTGAAGCATTTTGTGATGCTGCTTATAAATTGATTAATGAATATGATTATATATTTTATATATCTCCTAATGGTATAGAAATGGAAGATAATGGTGTTCGTGAAACTGATTTAAAATATAGAGAATTAATTGATTTTACTATTAAATTATTAGTTTATAGAAGCCATCATAAAATTAAAAATTATACTGAACTATCAGGTACAACTGAAGAACGTATTAAAAAAATTAAAGAGACAATTTTTGGATAATATTTATAATCATGAAAAAATCTGATTTAGAAAAAGAAATTAAAGAATATATCGTTGAAATTTTATCTGAAGAAACTATTCAAGAAGAAGATCCTCAAGTTAAAAAAATAAATGATAAAATTCAAAAAGATCCTGAATTCTTAAAGAAAACAAAAGAAGCAATGGCTAAAGCTGAAAAAGGTGATACTACAGATTTGGCTATGCTTATGGGTGGATTTGGTAAAATGTTTGAATCAGAAGATGAAGATAGAGAACCTACTAAAGCTGAATTAGAAAAAGAAAAAGTAAAAGGTGCTCCATCTAAATTTAAAGTACCAAATGATCAATTTGAAGACTTTAAAACAAAATTAAAAACTTTAGTTAAAAAAATTAAAGACATGGAAAAAGGAGCAGAACGTGATAAGAAAATGGCTGCCCTTAAACAATTTATCAAGAAACCTGAATTAGTTAAAGCGTTTAAAGAAAGAGACGTTGAAATTAATACTGGTGGTTTAGTAGGATAATTATGAACAAATCAACCCTTTGGGCCGTTATTGTAGTTTTGATTACTGTTATCATTTGGATGACCAAATGCAGTAATCATTCTACTATTACTGGTAGAATAGATACAGTAACGGATACTTCTTATATTCATGATACTTTAAAAATAAAAGGTAAAACAAAAATTAAACCTGTTCCTGTTCCTTTTTATGTTCATGATACTGTAATTGATTCAACAGGTAATATAACTATTGTTGAAGTAAAAAAATATGCTACAAATGATACTTTTATTTACGATACAGATTCAGTAAAAGTAACAGTGTATACTAAAATATATTCTAGCAGTCCTTTAGATTCTATTAGTAGTGAATTAAAAGCTATCATTAGGCATAAAATTATAGAAAGAGTAATTACCAAAGAAATAATTAGAAAAAATGCTTTCTTTGCTGGTCCTTCTATTGGGTTAGGTAAAACAAGTTATATATCTTTAGATGGTTTATATGAAAGAAATGGAAAAATCATCTATAAATTAGGAGCAGGGGTAAATACTAATCTTCAACCTATGTTGAAAGCAGGTATTTATTGGCAGATCTCCAAATAAAAATTTATGAGTGAAAATGTAAACTTAAAAGATGTTATAAGACAAGAGTACATAAAATGCTTGCAGGACCCTGCTCATTTTATGAAAAAATACTGTAACATCCAGCATCCTCAAAGAGGTAGAGTAATATTTAATCTGTATCCTTTCCAAGATAAAGTATTAAACCTTTGGAAGGATCATCCTTATTCTATTGTATTAAAATCTAGACAGTTAGGTATTTCTACATTAGCAGCAGGTTATTCTTTATGGTTAATGTTATTCCATAAAGATAAAAACGTACTTTGTATCGCGACTAAACAAGAAACTGCTCGTAACATGGTTACAAAAGTTAAGTTTATGTTCGATAATTTACCTACTTGGCTTAAAATAGGAGCTGAGGAAAATAATAAATTATCATTACGATTAAGTAATGGTTCACAAATTAAAGCCACTTCAGCAAGTAGTGATGCGGGTCGATCAGAAGCCGTATCTTTACTAATTGTCGATGAGGCAGCGTTTATTGAACAAATTGGTGAGATTTGGGCTTCAGCACAACAAACATTAGCAACGGGTGGTGGAGCAATTGTGTTATCTACTCCTTATGGTACAGGTAACTGGTTTCATCAAACGTGGGTTAGAGCTGAATCAGGTGAAAATGATTTTTTACCTATTAAATTACCTTGGTATGTACATCCAGAACGAAATGAAGATTGGAGAAAACGTCAAGATGAATTATTAGGTGATCCTAGATTAGCAGCTCAAGAATGTGATTGTGACTTTAATACATCAGGTGATGTAGTATTTTATCCTGAATGGACAGATTTTATTAGAGAAACAACACTTCAAGAACCAATAGAAAGAAGAGGAGCCGACCAAAATTTATGGGTATGGGAACCTGCAGACTATACAAGAGATTATATAGTAGTAGCAGACGTAGCTAGAGGTGATGGTAAGGATTTCTCAACTTTTCATGTAATTGATATTGCAACTAATACACAAGTTGCAGAATATAAAGGGCAAATGTCGCCTAAAGAGTTTGGATACTTTTTAGTTGCTATTGCTACTGAATATAATATGGCTCTATTAGTAATAGAAAATGCTTCTATTGGTTGGGCGGCTATTGAATCTGTGTTAGAAAGAGGATATCAGAACACCTATTATTCACCTAAGAGTGATAATCTAACAGTTGATTCGTATTTTAATAAGTACGAAAATAGCGATAACGTAACGCCTGGTTTTACTATGTCATTAAGAACACGTCCTTTAGTAATAAATAAGTTTAGAGAATATGTCGGAGATCGCTCTGTGACTATTAAATCTAAACGTTTATTAGAAGAAATGAAAGTATTCGTTTGGAAAAATGGACGTCCAGAAGCACAATCTGGTTATAATGATGATTTAGTTATGCCGTTTGGTATTGCTATGTATTTAAGAGACACATCATTAAAATTTAGACAACAAGCACACGATTTATCAAGAGCCACTTTAAGTAATTTTTCAAAAGGAAATACTAGTTTTATAGGAGCCTATAATGCTAATAATGTTCCTAATCCTTATTCCATTGAAACAAACAGCGGAGTAGAGGACATTAAGTGGTTATTGTAATATTTATAATATATTTACATGGCAAACACTAATTTATTCGCTCGTCTACAAAGACTATTCTCTACTGATGTTATTATCAGAAATCAAGGTGGAAATGAGCTTAAAGTACTAGACGTAGATAGCATCCAAAGATCAGGAGATGTAGCTACAAATTCCTTGATGGATAGATATAATAGAATCTATTCACCTGCCGCTTCATCATTATACGGTCAGCAAGTTAATATTAATTATCAATACTTAAGAACCTTCATTTATTCAGACTATGATATTATGGATAACGATGCAATTATTGCTTCTGCTCTTGATATCATTTCTGAAGAAGCTACTTTAAGAAATGAAATGGGTGAGGTATTACAAATTAGATCTAACGACGAAGATATTCAACAAGTACTTTATAATTTATTTTATGATGTTTTAAATATTGAATTTAATCTATGGTCTTGGATTCGCCAAATGTGTAAATATGGTGATTTCTTTTTAAAATTAGAAATTGCTGAAAAATATGGTGTTTATAATGTAATTCCTTTTACTGCTTATCATATTGATAGACAGGAAAATTATGATAAAGAACATCCAAACGCAGTAAGATTTAAATATTCTCCAGAAGGTATTTATGGTGGTAGTTCAGGTTACTATCCTACACCTAACATGACTGCTCAAAAAGATGAAAATTTTGTTTATTTTGAAAATTATGAAATGGCTCACTTCCGTTTAATGACGGATGTTAACTATTTACCTTATGGTAGAAGTTATTTAGAACCAGCTCGTAGAATTTATAAACAATATGCTTTAATGGAAGATGCTATGTTAATTCATAGAATCTCACGTTCACCTGATAGACGTATTTTTTATATTAATGTTGGTTCTATTCCTCCTAATGAAGTAGAAAATTTCATGCAGAAAACTATTTCTACAATGAAACGTACTCCATTACAAGATAAACAAACTGGTGAGTATAATTTAAAGTATAATATGCAGAACCTTATGGAAGATTTTTATATTCCAATTAGAGGTAATGATCAAACAACTAGAATTGATACTACTCCTGGTTTAGCTTATGATGGTATTTCTGACGTTACTTATTTAAGAGATAAACTATTTGCTGCTTTAAAAGTACCTAAAGCGTTTATGGGTTATGATGAAAACTTACAAGGTAAAGCAACATTAGCAGCAGAAGATATTAGATTTGCTCGCACTATTGATAGATTACAACGTATTGTATTATCAGAATTATATAAAATCGCATTAGTACATTTATATACTCAAGGTTACACTGCAGATAATTTAACTAATTTCGAATTATCATTAACTACTCCTTCTATTATTTACGACCAAGAACGTATTGCGTTAATGAAGGAAAAAATGGATTTAGCAGCCCAAATGATGGAAACCAAATTAATTTCATCAGATTGGATTTACGAAAATATATTCCATTTCAGTCAAGACCAGTATGAAGAAATGAGAGATTTAATTGCACAAGACCAAAAACGTACTTTTAGATTTACTCAAATTGCTGAAGAAGGTAATGACCCAGTAGAAACAGGTAAATCTTATGGTACACCACATGATTTAGCTTCATTATATGGTAGAGGTAGATATTCAGCAAATGAATTACCTGATGGATATGATGAAAAAGCTCCTTTAGGTCGCCCTAAAGAAAAAGTATCAAATATTAATACTCAAGATAATCCATTTGGTAGAGATAGATTAGGTAGAAAAGATATGAAGGTGGATGATCAAGAAGGATATGGCAGACCTAAAAAAGATGTTTCTCCATTGGCCTTAGAAATAGTAGCTAAAAATAAAACCTTATTAGAATCTTTAGAAAAGAAAATTAATTTTAAAGAAACTGATGATAAGGAAATACTATTAGATGAATCTAAATTAAAGGAATAAGAATCTTTATATATTTATAACAAAATCTTGATAATGTTAATAAAACATTCCAAATATAAAAACACGGGACTTTTATTTGAACTTTTAGTTAGACAAATTACCTCTGACACATTGTCTGGTAAGGACTCTAAAGCAACTAACCTTTTAAAGAAATATTTTGTTAAAACAGAATTAAGTAGAGAATACAAGTTATACGAATCTTTATCAAAGTATAAAAATATTACTGAAGCTAAAGCAGAAACTGTAATTAATACATTAATTGAATCTTCTAAAGAATTAAACAGAGGTGCTTTAAAAAGACAAAAGTATAATCTAATTAATGAGATTCAAAAGCATTATAACTTAGATGAATTTTTTAAGACTAAATTACCTAATTATAAAGCTTACGCTTCATTATATACGTTAATAGAAATATATAACAGCGAAAATTTATCCAACCCGGACCAAATTATTTCCAATAAATTAAATATATTAGAACATTTATCTTCTAAATCAGTTGAAAAAACTAAAGTTGAGGATAATTTAATTGAAGAATTTAAATCATACGATAAAGATCTTAGAATTTTAACTTACAAAGTAATGTTAGAAAAATTCAATGGTAAATATGCTGATTTAAATGATAATCAAAAAATAGTTTTAAAAGAATTTATCAATTCAGTAGATTCTACTCCTAAATTAAGAGAATTTTATAATACTAAAATAGGAGAAATTAAATCTGAATTAACAAAATTAAATAAAAAAGTTACAAATAAAGCAATCCAGATTAAAATTAACGAAATTCAAAATATTATTACTCCTTTAGGTAAAACATCTAAAATTGGTAATGATGATTTAGTTAATTTATTACAATATTATGAATTAATAGATGAATTAGTTAAAATACATGGCTAATTTTAAATATAAAATAAAAGAAATTCAAGTAGGTGATGTCGAAATCGACAGAGGGACAAAATATACTGTAAAATCAGTTGATCCTGAATCTGGAGCTATTGAATGGAGTGTAGAAAAAGTTGCTGATTATGAATCTTCTTTCGAAGAATTAAATAAAGCAAAAAACCTATTAGATAAACTTATTACAGCTCCAGGAGCAAAAGATGATATTAAAATTAGACAAATAGCTTCTCAAGTTAGAGACACTGTAAATAATTATAGAACTCATCTAAGAAAAAATTATCCTGAAGAATATAATAAAATCAAATCTTTATCCGAAGAAAGTACTACTGGTGGTGGAGTGGGACAAGCAAATTATACTTCAGGTACTGAAGGTGAAAATATAGCTACTAAATATGCTTTTAGTAAGAAAAAATTAAAAGAAGGTCCTGGTGCTTCAGTAGGTCCAGGTCCTAAAGCAGGTCCTGAAGGTGTTAAAGATAATACTTATGTAAAAAATTTTAAATATACTTTAGTTGATAAAAAAGCTTTAAATAAAGCTGCTAAAGGTATTGATGTTAAACCTTTATGGGAAGCTGAGTTTGATGTTGATGAATTAAATTTACAAAATCCTCAATTAAAAGATTGGATCCAAGAAAGAGTTCAATCTTTTGATGATATTGAAAGACAATTAAATGTTTTGGTAGGATTATTACAACAAGCAAAACAAGACACTATTCGTAAATATAGCCAAAATCCTAATTTTGCTGTTATTTATGGTACCGATATGGCTAAAGAATATTTAAACGACTTAATAGAATTATTTAAAAAACAACAATAAACATGGCAAATATACCAGTAAACGCAACCGGCATAGTATCAACAACAACAATAACAGGTAGTTTTGGAGGATTTTCTGTAGTATCAGGATCAGCTGTATTCACAGGTTTAAAAGATGCTAATGGAAATATATTAGCAACTGTAGCTGCACCTTTAGTAATTAACTCTGGAGATACAATTCCTATTTATGTAACTAGCGCTTCTTTATCTTCTGGAGCAGTATTATTTTATTATTAATATTTATAACAAATGGAAAAAACATTACAACAACAATATATTCTTATTAAAGAAGGCAAAGGAAACAAAGATGACTTTTTAAAAAGTGCTCGTCGTGTATTTCCTGAGTTTATTACTCCATTAACTGACTATAAAACTGCTGTTAATATTCTAAAAAGCAAAAGTATTTTATCTGAATCAGTAAAACCTGTTGAAAAGAAAAACTGGTTTGAAATTTTTAATAAAAATATAAATGAAGCTGTAGGTGTTAAAAACACTAAAACTTATGGTGACCAAAATGAGTTTGATAAAATTGATTCTGAAGTACAAAAAACTTTAGATAAAGCTAATTTTAATAATAAAGACTCTAAAAATATTGATAACCTTTATGGTCAATCTTTCTTAATGGGTTATTATACTGAAATGAAAGATCCTAAAAACGCTGGAAAAACAGTAGATGAGTTAAAAGAAATTGTAGCTAAAAATATGGCTAAAGATATTAACTATTATGCTACAAATGCTTCATTTGGTGTTAAAGGTATTGGTTATGAAAAATCAAAAGAACAAAAAGACCCTAAAGGTAAATGGAAAGCTAGTGGATATGGTGATTTAAGTGAAGCTAAACGTCCTAATATTTCTTCAGAAATTAAAGAGATTGAAAAATCAAACGAAACATTAGCATTAGAAGCTAAAATAAAAGCAATTGATGAAGCTATTGAAAAAAGACAATCTAAATTATCTATTGCTGAATCAGAAGAATTAGCTGAAATGATTGATCCTAAAATGGTTAAAACTCTTCAAAAAGAAATTAAAGAGTTAGAAAAATATAAAGCTAAAGCTGCTAAATTATATGAAAAAATAACTGGTAGTAAAAAACAAGAAGTTATAGACGAAGATAACGATTTAACTCAATATTAATATGAAACAAGTATTAATTGAAACCATACCGTTTAATGTATCACGTACACAATTACATGAGGGTTTAAAAGCTCCTTCGGGTAATCCTTTAGTTGAAGGTATTCTAGCTACAGCTGAAGTAAAAAATGGTAATGGTCGTTATTATCCAAAAGAGTTATGGGAAAGAGAAATTGACAAATACCAACAAATGGTTAGAGAAAATAGAGCAACAGGTGAATTAGATCATCCTGAGTCTTCTATTATATCTTTAAAAAACGTATCTCATATTATTAGAGAATGTTGGTGGGACGGAGATAAAGTAATGGGTAAAATAGAAATTTTACCTACTGTATCTGGTAATATTTTAAAAGCACTTATTGATAATAATGTAACAGTAGGTGTATCATCTCGTGGAATGGGTTCATTAAAACAAATTGGTGAAGGAACATTAGAAGTACAAGATGATTTTGAATTATTATGCTGGGACTTTGTATCAACCCCATCTAATCCAGGTTCATATATGACGTTAGTTAGAGAAGGTATTGAAAAACCTACAAATGATTATTCTAAAGTTAATTCTTTATTAACAGAAATCCTTTGTGCTAACGGAACCTGTCCAATATTTTGACCTCTCTTGGGATAGTATCCCTTGACTGACCCTCCCCTAAAAAGGAGGGTTTCTTTTTGCGTTTTTGAAATATTTTGATATACGTATACCCGACAATATACGATTTTCTATATCGTATTAAGATTTAAAATATCTATTACGCTTCGAGTAATCTATAATAAGCGTACTTCCAACAAAAATTATTTGAGGACAAAAAACAAACAAATGGCAAACAGAGACTTATTAAAAGAAGCCATTGCCGATGCTAAAGCTGTTAAGGAAACAGCCATCGCCAATGCAAAAGCTGCTCTTGAAGAAGCTTTTACTCCCATGCTTCGTGAAAAATTAGCTGCTAAAATAGCTGAAATGGATGAAATGGAAGAAGAAGTTGATTTAAAAGAAGCAGACGAAATGGAAGAAGGTCTTGAAGAAACTTACGACAAAACTGATGAAGCTAAAGACATGGATAACATGGAAGAAGCTGAAAAAGTAGATGAAGTAGATCTTGAAGAACTTCTAAGAGAATTAGATGAATTAGAAGAAGGTGAAGCGACAGGTGAAGAAGGATTTGGTAAATTTTCTTCAGACGGAACCGAAGGTTTCGATGGTGGAGACGGAGACACACAAGAAAAAGCATTAGATGAAGCTGAAGGTGAAGAAGATTATGAAGATAAAGATGCAGATGGTGTTGAAGATTCAGAAGATGAAGAAATTGACATCGAAAACATGGACGAAGATGATCTTAAAAAATTCATTGAAAGTGTAATCGCTGACATGGTTGAATCTGGCGAATTAGAAGCTGGCCATGAAGGTGAAGAAGGTGAAGAGGGAGAAGAAGGTGAAGAAGATGAAGAAGGTGAAGAAGAAATGAGTATGGATATGATGGCTGAGGTTAAGAAAGCTAAAAAAGATGCTGAAGAATCTAAAAAAGCTAAAGAAAAAGCTGAAAAAGAGCTTAAAGAAGCTTATGATGCTTTAGAAGCAATTAAAACTGAACTTAACGAAGTTAACTTATTCAACGCTAAATTACTTTACACTAACAAAATCTTCAAAGCTAAGAATTTGAACGAATCACAAAAAGTAAAAGTATTAGCTGCTTTTGATAAAGCGGCTAGTGTAAAAGAAGCTAAATTAGTATTTGAAACTCTATCAGCTGGTTTCAATGAAAAGAAAGCTCCTATGAATGAATCATTAATCCGTGGTGGTGCTTCAAAAGCTGCAGGTGTAGCTACTAAAAAGCCAATTATGGAAGCTAATGATCAGGTTGCAAGATGGCAAAAATTAGCTGGTATCAAATAAAAAATAAAAACAAAAACAAATAACAAAAATGTCACAAGTACAACAACTTTTAGAAAGCGCAGCAGGTTCTTGGAAGAGCATGCAAAGCGACGCAGCCAAATTATCCGGCAAATGGATTAAAACTGGCTTATTAGAAGGTTTAGGTGAGATTGATAAGAATAACATGTCAATCTTATTAGAAAACCAAGCAAAACAGTTAGTAATGGAATTTAACCAAATCTCTACTAACTCTTACTTTACTAGCGGTACTCAAGGTGAAAACTGGGCTGGTATTGCTTTACCATTGGTTCGTAAGGTATTCGGAACTATCGTAGCGAAAGAGTTCGTTTCAGTTCAACCTATGAACATGCCTTCAGGTCTAGTGTTCTTCTTAGATTTCCAATATGGTAACACTAAGAACCCATTTGCAACTGGTGATTCTTTATATGGTCAAAGAAACGCTTCTGGTCAGTTCCCATTTGCTACTACTGCCCCTTCAGGTGCTTTATATGGCGCTGGTAAGTTTACTTACTCAACTAACCAAACTTCATCTACAGTAGTAACAACTTCAGGTTCTAACATTAGCTCAGCTTCTTTTGCTGATGTTAACTTTGATTCTAATTTCTCAGCTTCTGTAGCTGCTGGTAACATCAAGAAAATTGCTATCTCTAGTTCAAGAGCTACTAACTTAGTTTCTATGGATTTAGATGCGGTTCGTGGTTTCATCATTACTTCAGGTTCAGTTACTGTTGGTGCTAACTTACCTCAGTTCTTTACTTATGATTACACTAACGATACTGTAAACTTCTTCGTTTCTGCTTCTACTGCTCAAATCGGTGGTGCTTCTGGTGTTAACACTTACACAGTGTTCTACAACAAGTTAACTACTGACCAGTACAGAGGTGACTTTGAAGAATCAAGTTCATACTCAACTCCTAACTCTTTAAGTACTTCAACTATCATTATCCCTGAGATCAATGTTAAAATGCAGTCACAAGCTATCACAGCTAAGACTAAGAAGTTAAAAGCTGTTTGGACTCCTGAGTTTGCACAAGACTTAGCTGCTTACCAAAACATCGATGCTGAAGCTGAATTAACTAACATCATGAGTGAGTACATTTCAATGGAAATTGATCTTGAAATCTTAGATATGTTAATTGAAGATGCTGCTGCTGGTACTGAATATTGGTCAGTTGTTAACAACACTGTAATTACTGGTTCTGGTGCTGGAGCTGTTCCTACAACTTTAGCTTCTGGTTACTACAATACTCAAGGTCAATGGTTCCAAACTTTAGGAACTAAGATCCAAAAGTTAAGTAACAGAATCCACCAGTTAACTTTAAGAGGTGGTGCAAACTTCATCGTAACTTCTCCTACAGTTGCTACTGTTCTTGAATCTATCCCAGGATTTGCTTCTACTTCAAACGGTGAAGCTGAACAAATGGAATATGCATTCGGTGTACAGAAAGTTGGTAGCGTAAACGGTCGTTACAAGGTTTATAAAAACCCTTACTTAACTGAAAACTTAATCTTAATGGGTTACAAAGGATCTCAATTCCTTGAGACTGGTGCTGTATTTGCTCCTTATATCCCAATGATTATGACTCCATTAGTGTACGATCCTGATACCTTCACTCCACGTAAAGGTTTATTAACTCGTTACGCTAAGAAGATGTTACGTCCTGAATTCTATGCTAAGATCTATGTTAATGGTTTAAACACCATCTAATATAGCCTAGAAAGGATATAATTAAGTAAAGAAGAGCCTAGAGATTTCTAGGCTCTCTTTATTTCTAGGTACTTACTATATATTTATACTCAACATAGTTATAAAATAAATTTTATGAAAGAAACACCAAGTCAGTTACCTATTCAAAGTTATGTGATGAATTTCCCGTTCACCTTATCAACAGAAGATCCAAATAACATTTGGATGCAAGAACTAACTGATGATGAGTTAAGAGTTAACAAACCAAAAGCTTATAAACAATTTATGGATTTATATCAGTTTATGGCTGGTGGATCTTTAGTTTATTTATTACCTGCTGAAGGCAATTTTCAAGATCAAGTTTATGTAGCTAACTTAGGTATTCATTTACCTCATATTAAAAATGAAAATCATATTGTTTTATCTAACTTTACTTCTGATCCTCGTAAAGGTGAAGAATTAGTAGGTGAAAAATTTTTTAACCAAATGGGTTATAAAACAGCTATTTCTCCTTACAAATGGGAAGGTGAAGCTGATTTAAAATACCTTTATGGTAACAAATATATTGGTGGTTATGGTATTCGTTCCAATATTAAAACATATGAATGGATGGAAGAACAATACAATATGGATATTATTAAGGTTGCCATGACCGATGAATATCTTTATCATTTAGATTGTTCTATATTCGCGTTAAACACAGAACAAACATTGATTTGCACCGAGTTATTTGACTCTGAAGAACTCGCGTTAATAGAAAGAGAAACAGAAATTATTGATATTGATGTTGAAGATGCTTTAGGTGGATTAACTAACTCTGTTAGATATGGTAACATGATTTTATGTGCTTCTAATATTTCTGAGTTAAAAAAATCTCATGAATATTATGAAGGTGAAAAACATAAAATTGAAACATTAGAAAAAATTTGTTCTAATGCTGGTATGGAACCTGTTATCTTCAATTTATCAGAATATATGAAATCAGGTGCTATGCTTTCTTGTATGGTAATGCATTTAAATAGAGTTGATCATAATAGAATTTTACTATAATGGCACAAACATTACAAGAATGGTTAAATACTGAAGTTAAGCAACTTCAAAAAATGCCTGTTGGTGATTTATCTAATACTTTCTTTTTTAGAGATCCTATTAGACCTAATTTTATAGACCATGAACATTTTTATAGTCCAGCTGATGGAACTATTTTATATCAGAAATTCATTAAAGATCCTACTGAACCTATAGTTGAGATTAAAGGATTAAATTACACACTACAAGATGTCGTAGGCGATGATGAATACAATACCCCTTCATTAGTTATCGGTATATTCATGTCGTTCTACGATGTTCATATAAATCGCATACCTTACGGAGGTATTTTAAAATATAAACCACTAGACGCTATACAGTCAACTAATAAACCAATGTTAGCTGTAGAAAAGGATATCTTAAATAAAAAGATTAATCCTGCTAATATGGAGTATTTAAAATATAATGAAAGAATGTGGAATCAAATTTACTCACCTTCTTTAGATTACAAATATTATCTTATTCAGATTGCTGATGAGGATGTAAACGTAATTGCTCCTTTTACAAATTCACAGAATGATATATTTGCTCAAAATGAAAGATTTTCTTTAATTAGATGGGGTTCTCAAGTTGATTTAGTATTACCGTTAGATGAAAGATTTGATTTTGAACTTTGTCTTGATGATGCAATGCATGTGCAAGCAGGAATAGATAAGATTATTAAAATAATAAATAAATAATATGGCATCAAACCATTACGAGGATGAAGTATTTAAAAATAAAAGAATACCTAAAAATCCAATTAAATTCGGAATTACTCTGAATGAAGAACAAAAAAAAGCTAAAGAAGATATTTTAAACAATGACATTGTAGCTTTAAAAGGTAAAGCAGGATCTGGTAAAACAGCAACTGCCTTACAAGTAGCTTTAGATCAATTGTTTAAAAGAGAAATAGAAAAAATTATAATTGCTCGTCCTTATGTAACTGCTGGTGAAGATATTGGACATTTACCAGGAGGAGTTGATGATAAATTAGCTTATTTAACTGCTCCTATATATAATATAATGCATGAGTTAGTAGGTAAAGAAAAATCAGAAAAATTAGTTAATGAAGGACAAGTTTTAGTAGCTCCTTTTGGATTTTTAAGAGGTAATACATTTTCTAACTGTTATGTTTTGATTGATGAAGCACAAAACGCTTCTATGAAACAAACAGAATTAATGATTGGTCGTTTAGGTAGAAACTCTAAAATGATTTTTTGTGGAGACATGTCTCAATGTGATTTAAAAAATAAAAAAGACTCGGGTTTTGATTTCTTTTTAAAACTAGAAATTGAAGTACCTAAAGTTAAAGTAATTACATTAGAAAAAAACCACAGACATGAAATAGTAGAACCTGTGTTAAAAGTGTTTGCTGCTTATAGAGATTAATATTTTCCCCTGTATCTTTAATATTTATAAATAAACTATGGCTGCAGGTAAATATAATATAGTAATAGAACAAGGAGCAACGTACGACATTACAATTGCTTATAAAGATTCTAACAACAATCCTATTGACTTAACAGGATTTGGAGGAAGAATGCAAATTAGACCTTCTATAGGATCTACAACCACTTATCTATGTCTATCTAGTAGTTTACAAGCTGATGGAACAGGTTTAGAGTTTTTATCACCTACTACATCAGGATCTATAAAACTTTATATTTCTGCTATTAGTTCTTCAATGTTAAATTTTGATCAAGCTGTTTATGATTTAGAAATTGCTTCTGGTTCTTATGTAAGTAGAATACTACAGGGTGGTGTAAAATTATCTAAAGAAGTAACAACCGGTATTTGCTAATGAGTGATAAAATTTACATATCATCACAAGATAACCAAGTTAATTTATCTCAAAACAATAATATAGTAGTAATTACCGACAGTGATCAAAACCAAATTACCGTCACTCAACCAGTTACTGCTGTTCTTGAAATAAATACACCAGGCCCCCCAGGCCCTCCAGGTCCACAAGGCCCTCCGGGTACTGGAAGTTTTGATACAGGATCTTTTGCAACTACAGGATCAAATAATTTTATAGGCACTCAAACAATTAACGGGAATTTAACTATCACCGGATCAACAGCAGGAACTTATGGTACTATCAGTAGAATAAATTTTGTTTCTGGAGCTGCTATTGTAGTAGACGGGCCTAACATGGATTTAGTTGCTGGTCCAGAAGGATGGTCTGAATTAGCTTCTAACAACGGTGAAAATTATGTTTGGGTTGATAATGAAGGAGTAAAATTAGTAACTGGCTGGAATACATCAGCCCACCAGTGGTTAATAAATCTATCAGGATCTCTAAATGCTGCTGGAGATTTAAATATGAACGGTAATTATATTACCGGATCAATTAGTGGGTCACTTACCGGTTCTTTACTAGGTACTTCATCATATTCTAATCAATCATTAAGTTCAAGTTATGCTTTAACTGCATCCTATTTAGATAATTATATTGCTCCCTTTCCTTACACAGGTTCGGCTATAATTACCGGTAGTTTAGTAGTCACAGGTAGTATAAGATCTACTAATGGATTTACCGGCTCTTTACAAGGTACTTCTTCATTTGCAATAACTGCTTCTACTTCTATTACTGAATCAAGAACAATTACTTTTAATTTAGGAAGTATCCCAACCCCAATAACAACTGGAAGTAAAACTAATAATATATTCTACTCACCATACTCAGGGTCTATAAAAGGATTTATTTTAACATCAAATACAAGTTCAACAACAACCTTAGATATTTGGAAAAGAAATAATACTTTACCTACATCTTCAGATACTATTATAACAACAAATAAACCTCAGTTAATAAACAACCAATTTACTAGTTCATATAATGTATCAGGATGGACAACTTTATTTAATCCAAATGATGTATTTTTAATAAATGTTGAAACAAATACAAGTGCTTCAAATTTAACTTTACAATTAATAACAGAAATCTATAAATAATGGCAATAGTTGCAAAATCAATAATATATGCTTGGCCTACAGTAACTAGTAGTATTACATTAGCAAACACAGCTAGTTTGACTTATACTACAGCCTCTTTTGGTTCTAAAACTATATATTTTCCTGAAACTTCTTCCCGTGTATTTAAATCAGTTTATGCTGAAGTTGCTTTTCATGATGATATTCAAGTATCCACAGACGGTGGATTAGCTTCATTAAAATTAGATTTAAGTATTAGCGGGTCTTCAACATCATCTTCTATTTTATGGAACCCGGCAATACCTACATCAGGTGAAAATATGTCTTTTGTAGGAGGTCCATTTGATTTTACTAGTTTTTTTAATACAAACATACCAACAGTATCTTCATCTATTAATTTAATACCTGCTTTATATTATTATCCTTCTGTAGGTACAGCATCTTTAATGCAAAATGCTAATTTTAAATTGTATTGTACTTATGAACATGATGATATAAATACCACATATATTAAAACTGCTATTATTCCTTTAGAATCACCTATAACTGGTCTATCAAGTGGAACTATACAAGCCAGTATTATAGGTAATAACCAAATTCCTAGGTTAATAACTTCTAGTTCTTTAGATACAAGTCAAGTAGATAATTCTAGTTTTGGTTTCACACAGAGTGGTTCTGTAAGAGTCTCTAATTTCATTAGTAATTATACTATTACAAATAGTGGAAGTTATAGAGTAACATTAACTACAGGATTAGGTGATATCCCACCTACTTTTGTATCAGCCTCTATCTATAATAGCTCAAGCGGTGAATTATTATACAAAACATCAGGAGGTGACCAAATTAATTTTGATCAATATGTATTTATTTCTAGTAGTTCATTACCGACAAAATTACGTTTTCTAGTAACTGGGGATAATGATTATAATGGGGGAAATTATCAAATATACCTATCTCAATCTGTGTTATTCCCTGGATTTCTACCAGAATCAAATATAAATATAAGAGATTATTTTATAGAAATTGAAGGTAATGAATCTGGAGGTGCTACTGTAGATATTCAAATAACTGGATCAATTACATCATCGTTTGCAAATTTAAGCACTAGGTTTACTCCGTTAGAAAGAAGTCAAACATCAGATACTTATGATAGATTAATTTGGAGTATTCCAACATCAAGTTTACCTAATATATTTCAATCTCATAATTTTGGTTTAAGAACTAATATAGCATCAAATGCAAGTTTTAGACATGTACCTATAAATTTATATGTTACGTATGAATATGATAAAACAACTACTACCCAAGTAAATAATACTATCGTTTTACCTTGGTCTTTACCAACACCTTTAACACCTAACGGAACTGATTTTATATTAAATAGTAGTGTAGCTACAACCGTTTTACCTATTTTTGAAACAAATCCTATACTTCAGCAAAGTGCTTTAAGAATTAACTGGGATGCTAACAACTCATTAACAACAGCTTATGTAACTATAAATAACCAAAGTATAACTACATCATACACCGATGGTGGAGCTGCATTATGTGGTATGAATAGCTTACAACACAGATTTGATGTTTCCGCTAGTAACGCTAATGCTAATACAGCCAATGTTGTATTAAGACGTGGATTAAATTACTTAACTTCTTCATTTTTTGCAAATAGTGGAGCTACATATGCTACTAATATTAACGGCTACTATATTATAAATTACACATCAAACATACATCCTACAAAAGGTGTAGATGGTTGTGTTAGAAATTATTATTTTTTAAATGATCCTATAAATGCTAGAACAGCAATAACAACACCTACTTACACATCAAGTTCCTTTTATTATAACACAACCAATTCAGGAAGTTTATATGTTATAGATAATAGTTACAGAGTAACAACTTTTGATCAAAACAACGTAACTAGATACGATGCCGGAGTAGAATACACAGGTTCAGAAGTAGGAGGTATTTTTGGAGTTTATCCAATGGTAAACTTATATAGAAATAACATTTTAACAGATGCTGAATTAGGTGCCCATATTGTAACAATTACCGGAAACCCTTTTGTTAAGAAATATACAAATCAACCTAATCCTTTAGGTTTATATGATACTTTTATTCCTCACCAGTATAGATTCTACTGGGAATCACCCGCAGGTACATCAATATCCACAAGATACGGAAGTCAAAATATCTTAGTAGCAAATAGTTATACAGCACCAATTAGTGGTAGAATTTTTAATTATACAGGATCTGGACAAGGAATAAACATTGATATTTTTAATCAAACAACAGAACAGTTACTTTTACAATTAACTTCAAGTATAGGAGGAACATTCTCAGGAACAATATTCGATGATGGTTCTCCAATATTTGCATCAGTTACAACTGGAGATACTTATGGGCGTTCAAAAGCATTAAACGTTTCAAGTTCTTTAGATGTATATTTAATTCCTTTTGAATATGGCTATTCAAATATTTGATATTTATAATATATGGCTATTCAAGTAACAGATACTTTTGAGTATAACCACGGAATTTATACTCAACCCTATTTTCGTTTAACATTACATTATCCTGTAGCAGGTACTCAAATACCTGTAGATTGTTTTATGTATCCTTCTAAAGATGCATATTTAGCAGGTGTTAGTTCAATTGCTTGTTGGCCTTTTTATATTGAAACAGCTGAAGCTCCTACAACAGAAGTAGGAAATACAGTAGTAGATAAATATCTTTATTATGTTACTATAAAAATAAAAGAACAATTAGAAGTTTTTTATCCTACATCTACTTTTAAGATTACAGGAATCCCAACAGAATAAAATAAATAATGTTATATGGAAAATACAAAATTAACTCAAGAAGAGATTCAACAATTACAAGAAATTCAACAACAAAATCAATCATTAGCTTTAGAATTTGGTAATTTAGAAATTTCTAAAATTCAAATTGAAAATCGTTATGATGAATTAGTTAAAATTTATTCTCAATTAAAAACAAGAGAAAATGAGATTGGTAAAACATTATCTGAAAAATATGGTAATGGTACTATTGATCTTGATAATGGAGAATTTATTCCTAACGCTTAATTAAAAACTAACTTTAAAATTAAAAGGACCCCGATGTAGGTCCTTTTCTTATTTTAAATATTTATAACCAAATACTATATTATGGCAAACATTCCAATTTGGCCTGGCTCTTCATCATTTTTCCCTGGAGATACTCCTTTCGGGTTTTACGACAACGATTATCAGTTCCAAACTGACGCTGATAAAGTTGCTAGATTTTGTTCTTTACGTTTAGGTTATCCTATTGAAAACGTAGAATTACAAGATATAAACTTTTATACAGCATTCGAACAAGCTGTAACAGTGTATGGTAATGAAGTATACGCATTCCAATCTAGAGATAATTATTTATCTTTAGAAGGTGCTCCAACTTCATCAGTATTAAACAATGCTTTAATCACTCCTTCAATGGCTAATATTGTTAGATTATCTCAACAATATGCTGAAGAAGCAGGTACTGGTGGTAATGTAAATTGGTACAGTGGATCTGTTACTCTAACGTCTAGTATACAAGACTATGATTTATCAGCATGGGCTGCATCTCAAAATATTACTGGTGGTATAGAAATTAAAAAAATATTCTATGAGGGTACTCCTGCCATTAGTCAACTATATAGTCCTTGGGCTGGCTTAGGTCCTGGTACTACTGCAGCTGTTGGTTTAATGGGGTTAGCAGGTTATGGTCCTTCAACTAACTTCGTTTTAATGCCTCTAAGTTATGATATGGCTAATATTCAAGCTATTGAAATGAGTAATCAAGTTAGATATTCTAACTATACTTTCCAATTAATTAATAATAGATTAAGAATATTCCCAATCCCTGGAGGTGGAGACGATGGGGTTCAATTATGGTTTAATTATATTAAAGTAGACGAAAGAACTAATTCTGCCATTTCAAATACTCCGGGTAAAATTACTAATATAAGTAATGTTCCTTATAATTATCCAACTTATTCTCAAATTAACCCAATTGGTAGAAGTTGGATTTTTGAATATACTTTAGCTTTATCTAAAGAAATGCTAGGTTATATTAGAGGAAAATACTCATCAATACCAATTCCAGGAGCTGAAGTAACTTTAAATCAAGGAGATTTAATAGCTGCTGCTACTGCTGAAAAAGAAGCTTTAATTACTAGATTAAGAGAATATTTTGATCAAACATCAAAACAATCTTTACTAGAAAGAAGAGCAGCAGAAACAACTGCTCGTCAAACTGAATTGAATCAATCACCAATGACAATTTTTATAGGATAATATGGCACTTTTTGGACAGGATCGGGACATATCAATGTTTAGATACATCAACAGAGAGTTGATGCAGAACATTATTTCTCAACAAGTAGTGTTTTACAAAGTTAATGTTCAAGAAACTGTAATAAATATGTATGGTGAAGCATCAACTGGTAGATCATTTAATGAACCTCTTTTATTATATGCTTTAGTAGAAGTTGGTGATCAAACTGCACCTATACAAGATGATTTAGTAGGATTTAATTGGCCTATGACTTTTAAATTCTTAAGAGATGATTTAGTAGATGCTAATGTTGTTCCTGAAATTGGAGATTATATAATGTGGCAAGATGCATATTGGGAAATTGATAATGAAAATGTTGTACAATTCTTTACAGGTAAAGACCCAGATTATCCTTATACTGATGGAAATGGAAATAACCCATTAGAAACAGATTTATCTCAATTTGGTTATAACTTATCTGTAGTTTGTACTGCTCATTACGTTCCAAGTGATAGAGTTGGTATTGATAAAATGAGATTATAATGGCTAAAGTAAGAAAACCAATCCCTAAAACTCAAAAAGAGATAGCTAATTCATTAGTTACTCCTAGTGATATTCAACAAGGTAATCCTAATTTATCTCAAAATAATCCTAAAGATAGAGCTTTACAACAATCTTGGAGAGGAGATACAGTTAAACCTTATACTGTTGGTATTCAAGATATTGATGAAGCTGTTTTTTATTATTTCGAAAATGTAATTAGACCTACTGTAATACAAAATGAGGAAACTATACCTGTTCCTGTATTGTATGGTTCTCCTGAAAAATGGAAATCATTTCAAAGAGATGGTTATTTAAGAGATTCAAAAGGAGATTTAATGGCTCCTTTAATTATATTTAAAAGAAATTCAATAGAAAAAAATAGGACATTAGCAAATAAAATGGATGCTAATAATCCTAATAATTATGGTATATTTCAAAAATCATATGATTCAAAAAACGCGTATGATCCTTTTAATATATTAAATAATAGAAAACCTGAAAAACAATATTATGCTGTAGTTGCTCCTGATTATGTGACAGTAACTTATTCATTTATTGTTTTTACTTATTATGTAGAACAATTAAACAAAATAGTTGAAGCAATTAACTACGCTTCAGACGCTTATTGGGGTAATCCTGAAAGATTTAAATTCCAAGCCAAAATTAATTCATTTGGATTCCAGACTGAATTAAATGAAACAGCTGAAAGAGTAGTTAGAAGTACTTTTGATGTAACATTAAACGGTTATATCATTCCTGATAATATACAAAAAGGTACTAATGCTGTTAATAAATTTAATAACAAAACTAAAACAACTATTTTCTTAGAAACAACTGATAATATAGATTAATGCCATTATTAAGTAAACCTGGTTTAATACCTGTTAAAATTGAGGGCCAAGGTAGTCAATTAACTACTCAGGTTAATAAAATTAATTTTACAGGCTCAGGAGTTACAGCTTCTGTAGGACAATTTAATGATGTAACTGTCACAATTAATGCTTTAAGTACTACATCCGCTTCTTATGCTTTTTACGCTACAAGTGCCTCCTATACAGCTAATGCTTCTTATGCTACTACAGCTTCTTATTTTTCAGGAAGTATAACTAATGCACTCACCGCCTCTTATGTAAATCCTTTACGTCAAGTTGTTCAGATTACAGGTTCTCTAAACATTACTGGATCCACTTTTCAAACAGGAAATAACACATTAGCAGGAAATACAATCCTTTCAGGAAGCATTACAATCTCAGGATCAACAACGGTTCCTGCTACTCCTACTATTAAAGTGTATGGAGATATGGAAACAAACGGGGTAATTAAATTTGATCCTGTTGTTAAAAATATAGATAATAGTATATCTGCATCTTATATTTATGTTTCCGGTTCAACAAATGATCTATACTTTACTCAAAACGGAGAAGGTTACTCAAATACAACCCGTTTACGTTGGTTAGAAGGTAATTTATATACAGGTTTATTGAATGGAGGTTTAATAACATCAGCATCTTCTACTACTTTTAATATCAGCTCAGGTAGTGGTATTGTTGTTAATTTAAATGCATCTATAGGTGAAAATCCATATCCTACAGTAACGTATGTAAATTGGAATTCATTTACTAATCAAACTTTAACTTATAGAACTTCATCAATTCAAACATTTATCGGTATTGATGCAAGCGGTAGTATAATTCAACAAACAACACCCTGGTCAGATGGCCAATATAATACATCTATTTCTATAGGAACTGTTTTACATCAAAATAAATCAACTATCAATGGACAAATTACTTATCCTAACGTTGCTTATGGTTATAAACAGAGAACATATGATTTTATTAAAGCATTTGGACCACTAAAACTAACAGGTTATGCAATATACACAAGTAGTTCATTAGGACTGACAGTAGGAAGTGGAACAGCATTTGCCGATGGTAGAAACTATCAAAATGACCCTAACAACCCATCTTATATTACGGATGCCGGAACTAATGTATCAAAAATATTTAGATATTATCAATCCGGATCAGATTTTGTACAGGATACAAATGGAGGTTTAGGATATACAGTGATAGATCCTGCTAATTTTAACCCTAATGGAACTGGTGTTTTAACAGGAGTAAGTCCTTCAAAATACACAATTCAGAGGGTATTTTATTATCCTAACTCTGCAACAAAAGGAATTGTAGTTTATTATGGAAATACCGAATATGGAACTTTAGTTGAAGGTGTAGCTGGTATTCCAAATGAAACTTTTTTTGAAGTAGAAAATACAAAACAAAATGCAATTTATTTAGGAGCTATTGTTATTAAAGGTAATGCAACTTTTTTATCAACCCCTAATGTAGATTACCAAATAATAGCAGGTGGTTTATTTAGAGCAGGAGTAAGTGGTGGAGGTGGAGGAGGAGCATCACCTTCAGTAGCATTCCCATATACAGGATCAGCAACAATATCTGGTTCTTTAACAGTAGTAGGACCTATAACAGCAACTTCCTTTACAGGTTCATTGTTTGGAACTAGTTCATGGGCTACATCTGCTTCATTTGCTATATCAAGTTCTTATGTATTAAGTAGTTCATATGCTTTATCATCTTCATTTTCTGCTACATCTTCTAATGCTTTAACTTCATCATTTCCTTGGTTCCAAACAGGATCTAATATAATAAACAGTGGAAGTGGTAACGTAGGAATAAGTACAACAACTCCTACTCAAAAATTACATGTAGGTGGAGATATACAATTAAGTACTAATCTTTATTTCCAATCTTCAAGTAATAGTATTTTTGTAGATCAAAATACAGGCACATATTTTAGGTTTAATTTAAATACTGCTGAAGTTTTACGATTTAACAGAGTTGGAACCGCAGCTGGTAAAATATCTATAGTACAATTTTCTGCAGGAGTAACAGCGGCTACACAACCTGCATATTCATTTTCAGGTAGTGTAAACACAGGTTTGTTTTTATTTGGAACAGGAAAGGTAGGTATTTCAACAGAAGGTACTTCTAAAATGGTAGTAGACCAATCTGGTAGTGTAGGTATAGGAACAAATACACCTCTATATTTACTAGATGTTAATGGTACAGGTCGATTTTCACAAAACGTACAAATAACAGGCTCAGGAACTAATAGTTTAATAGTAAAAGGATCAGGAACAACATCAGCAACTACTACCTTATTAATTCAAAATGCTAACAATACTGCTTCCTTAATAGTAACAGATAATAGTTATATAGGTATTGGCACAACAACACCATCAACACAACTAGATGTTTCAGGTTCTGGCAGATTTACAAGTAATTTAATTATAACAGGTTCTGTAGTAGCTACATCTTTTACAGGTTCATTGTTTGGAACTAGTTCATGGGCTATATCTGCTTCAAGAGCAATTACAAGTTCATATGCTTTTTCAACACCCACTACTCCTAGTACGTTGTTTGTACAAGGATATTTAACTGGAAATCAATCTATTCCAAATAATACAGATACTATTATTAATTTTGAAAGACAATATGATCTTAATTCATGGTTAGATATAGGTACTAGAAGATTTAAACCCACAATAGCAGGTTACTATTCAGTATCAATAGGAGCATGGTTAGAAAATCCAGCATCTCCAACAAACCAAGTTAATATACAAATAAGAAAATCAACAGGAGGAGGTCCTACAAGTACAGTAATGATTTTACAACAACCATTAAATAACGGAACAGGTATTAGTTTAGCCGGTACTCGCATATTTTATATGGATGGCTCAACAGATTATTTAGATTTTACTATATTTCAAGGTTCTGGGGCTCCAAGAAATTTACTTTATGGAGGAACACCTGATGGGTCAGGAACTTGGTTTTCTGCTCATCTAATAACTATGTAAAAAACTATAATATTTATAACAAATGGCAATATTATCAAAATCAGGTATAACTAACGGAGCAACAGTTCAACCAGGTCATGTTACTCAATCTGTAGACGCTTTTACAGGACTTGTAGCATATGACATTACTTTATCAGGTTCATATACTTTAACAGGTAGTTTTAATCAATCAGGAAGCGCTAGAATATCAGGTTCACTTATTGTTAATACTGTTTCTGCTTCCGCATTAACTGGTTCTTTTACAGGACCATTAGTAGGTACAGCTTCAGGAGCTTCATATATAAACACTAATGTACCTTCTTTTAACCCTAGTGGAAGTGGAGTAAATTTCCAACCCGGTGGATTAGGAGTTTTAGCAGGTTCAGTTAAATTAGCTTCAGGTGTTAGTGCCGCAATTAATCCAACTGCTTTATCTGGAAAAAGATTTCAAACACAATATTGGGTTACTGCCACTAAAGCATCAGGTTCAACTTCTCCAAGCAATAATGCTTTAATGGTTCAAGAAACCGCTCCATCAGCTGGTTCATTTTTTATTAAAGACATTGGAGCTTCTACAAATGATGATGTGAATTTTATTATTGTTTATTTACAATAATAATATTTATATTTAAGGGTTTTTATTTAATTGGTTGTAAGTTAATCTTACTTTTGAGATTTTTTAACATATTTATAACAGAATAAAAACTAAAAGAAAATGGCATCAACTTTAATATCACCTGGCGTATTAGCTCTAGAAAACGACCAGTCATTTATCACCCAACAACCAGTAACTGTTGGAGCTGCGCTTATTGGTCCTACTGTTAAAGGTCCTGTTGAAGTTCCTACAATTGTTACTTCTTACAGTCAATATCAGAATATTTTTGGTACAACTTTTCAAAGTTCAAGCCAAGTTTACACTTATTTTACTTCAATTGCTGCTTACAATTACTTCAATAATGGTGGTGAAACATTATTAGTAGCTAGAGTAGTAACAGGATCGTTTACTCCTGCTGAATCAACTCCTATTTCTGCTTCTAACTCATCTTCTGCTGCTTTTTCATTAGAAACTTTATCTAAAGGTGTTATTATGAATAGTAGTTCAAGTTTAGCAAGTGATGGTACTTTACCAAGTGGTTCATCAGATAATATTAGATGGCAAATTGTTAACTCAAATACTTCATCAGGTACTTTCTCATTATTAATTAGACAAGGTAATGATTTAACAAATACTCCAGTTGTATTAGAAACATGGACTAACTTATCTATGGATCCATTCTCACCTAACTATATTTCAAAAGTAATTGGTGATTATGCTTTAAACTATAACTCATCTAATAACCAAATCCAAGTATCTGGTTCTTATCCTAATAACTCAAAATATGTAAGAGTTAAAGCTGTTAATTTACCAACACCTTATTATTTTAAGAATGATGGTACATTTAAAGCTGAATATACTAGTTCAATTCCTTTAAATTCAAGCGGTTCATTCCAAAACGCAACTGGTAACTTATTTAACGGAAAAGCTCAATATTATAATACAATCACTGACGGTAACTTCTCACAAGGTATTGGTAGTGCTAGTTATGATAATATGATTAATTTGTTGTCTAACGCAGATGACTACAAATTCAATGTATTATTAACTCCTGGTTTATTTAATTCATTACAAACTTCTCAAGTAACAAATATTATTTCAAACACTCAAAACAGAGGTGATAATATTTTTGTATTAGACTTAGTACCTTACGATTCAACAGTTTCAACAGTAACTACTCAAGCTGCAACTCGTAATACTTCGTACGCCGCTTCATACTGGCCTTGGTTACAAACTATTGATCCTGATACTGGAGCTAACGTTTGGGTACCTGCTTCAACTATGATTGGTGGTGTTTATGCTTATAATGATTCTGTAAGTGAACCTTGGTTTGCACCTGCGGGTATTAACAGAGGTGGATTAGGAAATGTAATTAGAGCAGAACAAAAATTATCTCAAGCAAACAGAGATACATTATATCAAGGTAAAGTTAACCCAATTGCTACATTCCCAGGAACTGGAGTTGTAGTATATGGTCAGAAAACATTACAAACTCAAGCATCTGCTTTAGACAGAGTAAACGTAAGAAGATTATTAATTGCTTTAAAATCTTATATTTCTCAAGTAGCAAATAACTTAGTATTTGAACAAAACACTATCGCTACTCGTAATGCATTTTTAGCTCAAGTTAATCCATATTTAGCTTCTGTTCAACAAAAACAAGGTTTATATGCGTTTAAAGTAGTAATGGATGATTCAAACAATACAGCTGATGTAATTGATAGAAACCAATTAGTAGGTCAAATTTATATTCAACCAACTAAGACTGCTGAATTTATTTACTTAGATTTCAACATCTTACCAACAGGAGTAACTTTTGATTAATTTTTTAAAATTTAAATATTTATAATAAACAATAAATAAAATGGCAGTATTAAATCCGAACGAAATATTTTTCACCGCCTTCGAACCAAAACAGGCGAACCGCTTTATCATGTATATTGATGGTATTCCTGCATATGAAATCAAAGGGGTAGGTGCTATAAGTTTAACTCAAGGTACAGTTCCGTTAAACCATATTAACGTACAACGTTACGTTAAAGGTGTAACCAAATGGAATCCTGTACAATTTACTTTATTCGATCCTATCACTCCTTCAGGTGCACAAGCTGTAATGGAATGGGTTCGTTTACATCACGAATCAGTAACAGGTAGAGATGGTTATAGTGATTTCTATAAGAAAGACTTAACTTTCGACGTATTAGGTCCTGTAGGTGATATCGTATCTGAATGGGTATTAAAAGGAGCCTTTATTACTGATGCTAACTTCGGTGATTATAACTGGGATACTGTTGATACTGCTGTTAATATCACTATGACAGTACAACCTGATTATTGTGTGTTAAACTTCTAATTAATAAAAAGAAAATTAAGAAAGCTCGCAAGAAATTGCGGGCTTTTTTCATTTCTATATATTTATATAGGACAATAAAGTTATAAATAACATGAGCGAATTTAATTTCCCAACAGAGGTTATAGATTTACCTTCAAAAGGTTTAGTATATCCTGAAACATCTCCATTATCTTCTGGTAAACTTGAAATGAAGTATATGACCGCTAAAGAAGAAGACATTTTAACTAACCAATCTTACATTTCTAAAGGAGTAGTTTTTGATAAATTACTTCAGTCTTTAATTGTTGATAAAAACATTAAAGTAGATGATTTAATCACTGGTGATAAAAATGCTCTTTTGATTGCTGCTCGTATTTTAGGTTATGGTTCAGAATATAAATTTAACTATTTTGGTAAAGAACAAAGTATTGAATTAACAACCTTAGATAATAAAGAAATTGATGAAACTTTATTTACTAAAGGTAAAAATGAATTTTTCTATACATTACCTGCTTCTAAAGTAACATTAACTTTTAAATTATTAACAGGTAAAGATGAAAAAGCAATAGAATCAGAATTAGAAGGTATTAAAAAAATCAACAAAGACAACATTCCAGAATTAACTACTCGTTTTAAACAAATGATTATAGCTATTGATGGTAATCCTGATAAAAAAGTAATTCGTGATTTTGTTGATAATGCTTTTTTAGCTAAAGATTCAAGAGAATTTAGAAAATACATTTCAGATTTCCAACCGGATATTGTTACTAAAACTACAATAGAAACAGAAGACGGTCTTGAGGAGGAGATCGATATACCTATTGGTCTTAGCTTTTTTTGGCCTGAGTCTTAATAATGCTCCTGAAGTAAGAAAAGATTTATTCTTACAAATTCATGATATTTGTTTTTGGAGTCAAGGAGGTTATGATTTCAATACTGTTTATAATTTACCTATATGGATTAGAAAGTTTGTATTAGCACAGTTAAAATCTCATTATGACAAAACCAATAATAATGATGAAGCTAATTATAATAAAACTATACAAGTTTTAAAACAACACAATCAAGAAAACCCATTACCTCCAAATCAAAAATTATTATATAAATCAGGGGCATCTAAAAAATGATGCCCTTAAATATTTATAATATATGGCCAAAGAGGATCCAAAAAAGCTGTTAAGAGAAGTAGGTGAAGAAGCACTTTCTATCCAAGAAAGTATTAATTCATTGTCTGGTGCTTTAAATAAAAATTTAAAAGAATTTAACAAAGTTACTGGAGATACTCAAAAGATATTTAATAATGCTTTAAATACAAGTACTAATTTAGGAAAACAATTATCCGAAATTAATGCTAATTCTTTAAAAAATTCAAAAGAAAGAAAATCTCTTGAAGATCAATTGATTAAAAGTGCTAAAGAAATAACATCTTTAGAAAGACAAAGAGATCAATTTATGAGAAAAGCCCAAACAGCAAGAGGGGCAGAACAAAAATCATTACTAAAAATAGCAGAACTTTTAGGAGATGCTGTTATTTATTCTAAAGAACAAGTAGCAAATGCTGAAAGATTAAATAAAGTTTATGTTGATATAGAAAAAAATCTAGGTCTTACTGGTAAAATATTAGATGGTATTAATAAAATTCCTATTTTAAATAAATTTATTGATACTAAAAAAGCATTAGAAGCCGCTAATGAAGAAGCATCTAAACTTACTGGTAATAGATGGAGTGTAATGAGTGCTGCTTTAAAATCTTTAGGTTCATCATTAAAGAAAAATTTAACTGATCCTTTAGTTTTAATAGGAGCAGCTGGTGGGTTATTATCTACTATAGTAAAATTATTTAATGAATTTGATAAACGAGCTATAGATATAGGTAGAAATTTTGGTACAACACCTGAAAATGCTAGAAAAACTGCTCAAGAATTTAAAAGAATATCAGCAGATTCCGCTAATTTATTATCTACAACCACTAATTTAACTGAATCTTTTAATGATTTAAATTCTGTTGCTGGTACTTATGCTAATTTTACTCAAGAAACATTAGAAGCTTATAATGATTTAGTTAAAGGTGTAGGAATAAGTAAAGAAGCGGCTTTAGCACAATATAAAATTTCAGTCTTACAAGGTAAAAACTTTAAAGATATAACGGTTCAAATAACAGGACAAGTAGCATTACAAAAATCTCAAAATAAAATTGCTTTAAGCGATAAAGAGATTATGGAGTCAATTGCTAAAACTACTGCTGTTCAAAGATTAAATATTAAAGGAGGAGCAGAAGGATTAGTAAGATCAGTTATTGAAGCTAAAAAATTAGGAGCAGAATTTAACCAATTAGACGCGGCGGCAAGTAGTTTATTAAATTTTGAAGATTCTATTGGTGCTGAATTAGAAGCTGAGTTATTAACTGGACAAAATCTTAATTTAGAAAAAGCAAGAACTTATGCTTTAAATAATGATATAGCAGGATTAGCAAAAGAAATAACTAATCAAGGCATTACAGCTGAAAAATTCAGTAAAATGAATCGTATTCAGCAAGAATCTATTGCTAAATCATTAGGTTTCCAACGTGACGAATTTGGTCAGATGTTGGAAAACCAAGAAATGTTAAATGCTGCTAATAAATTAGGCGCTAAAGATGTAAATGACTTAGCAGCTCAATATGCTAAAGCAGCAGATAAAGAAGCATTTTTATCTAAACTTGGAGATGATAAATTAAAATCTCAAGTACAAAATATTACTTTCCAAGAAAAATTAAATAATTTACTAGAAAAAGCAAAAGATATTTTTGTTACTCAATTAGAACCTTTATTTACTAGTATATTAAACGGATTTGATAAATTTATTAAAAACGGAGGTATTAATAAGATAGCTGATATTGCTAAAGGCGTAGCTAATTCTTTTATGTCTATTGGTAAATTTTTAGTTGGTCCTGTAGGTAAAATATTAGGTGGTTTAGCTGCTTTTGGAGCTCTTAAAATGTTAGTAGGAGGTATTCCTGTTAGAGTGATAGGATCAGGCCCAATGGGTGGTGGAGGAGGTAGTGGATTTATGAGTAATTTTTACAATGCAGGAACAGTAACCTCAAAATCAGGCCAAACATTTTCAGCAAATTCACCTCAAGGAAAGATGATTATGAATATGAGTGGTCAAAAACCTGTAGGAAGAGGTTTAACAGGAATGGGTGCTGGTATGTTAGGATTAGGAGCAACATTAGCCGGACAAGCAATAGGTGGTACAAGTGGAAATATATTATCAGCAACTGGACAAGGAGCAATGATGGGTTCTATGTTTGGACCAATGGGTGCTTTAGTTGGTGCAGGATTAGGACTAGCAGGATCGGGAATTTCAGCTTATTATGAACATCAAAATGCTTCATCGGCTGCAGCCTCTTATGCTAAAGATAAAGAAGGTCCCGCAGCTTCTAGAATTAGACAAAGAAGAGAAGCAATGGCTTCTACTAACGCTATGGATTCTTATTATGAATCTTTAACTGGACATAATGGGGGTGGTGAAGGAATTGAAAAAACAAATATGCTTTTAGAAAAATTAGTTTCTCAAACTGAAAAAGGAGGAGTAATTAATATTGATGGAAACAAAGCAGGTACTTATCAAGCTAGAGCTATTTATGGACAAGCTTAATTTTAAAATATTTATAACAAAATAAGATTATGGGAATTAAAGATTTATTAATAATTAACGGATCAAGTTTAACAGCATATGATGGTAAAACACCACATATAAATCCTTTAGCTACAGGATATTCAATATTACATGCTGATGGAAACAAACCAGGATATTCTTTAAACGGATCTAATTTTAATAAGGTTAATTCTTACTATAATAGCTATTTAGACGGTGCTGTTAATAATTTACCTAGACCTTCACAATTAGATTTAGACGGAAAAACCCCATCAAGATATTTAGATAATCTACCAGAATAATGTCTTTAAAAAACCTATTAACAGATTTACAGTCTTATTATCAAGATTATACTTTTTCCCAAAAGTATCCTGCTAACTCTGAATATGCTACAAAACCACAAGCAATAGCAGAAGGTACTTTTGACCAAAAAAGTATACCTTACGGTTTTGATAGACCTGGAGGAGGTTGGAGTGGGCAACCTTTTATAACTGTACCTTTTAAAGATAGTTTTGGATTACCTTTAGAGGATATAGGAGGTGTTGGATTAAATAATGATTTATTTATTAGAGGTGGAGCATCAGTAGCTAAACATATTAAAGATGATGAAATAAGAATTGGTAAATTTTTAAAATCAACTCAAGGTGTATTATTTGCTGCTCAACAAAATTTATTAATAAAATCTTCACCTGTAAATCTTCCATTAGATATATATCCTGTTGAAGTTTATAACCCTCTTAATACATTAACTCAAATAGCAGGAAATGCTTTTGGAAATCATACTAATAAATTAGGTTTAAACCCATTTTTATATGATTTACCTCATGGACAAGGACAAAATTCATATTTAGTTAAAACAAAAGATAAATATAATAAAGATAATACAAACCGTTTAACTTTATTGTATCAATCTAAAATTCAACAAGTTAAAACATCTTCTAATGTAAAGGTGTCTAATGATTTTGGTATTAAATTTAATGATGATGATTTTATTATTAATACTACTTTAGTAAATATTAATAGAGCCACAAACACTACTTTAACAAACCAAAAAATATTAAATTCTAATTATCCAACTTCTAATTTTAGTACTTTTACTTCTAAAACTTTATCTAATACTAGTCCTAAGCAAAGTGGTCCTACTTATATAGCTACAAATACTGGCATTAAGGATTTTAGAACAGCAGTTCCTGAATCAACTAAATTTACAAGTTTCTTAGCTAAAGGAAATTACTCTATCAATAACAGACAATCTACTTTTGGAATATCTGATCCAGGACTTAAAAATAAAGACGTATCAGATATATCTTCTTTATCTTCAGGTACTCCTGATGATAAAATCAATATATCTTCAATATATAAAAGTTCTGTTGTGTCTTCATCATTATCTGATTCTGATTTAATACCTTTTTATTTTCAAGTAGTAAATAATGATGATCCTTCTCAATATGAATTTATTCATTTTAGAGCATATTTAGATAATTTTAATGATAATTTCACAGGAAACTGGCAGTCATTCAAATACTCAGGTAGAGGTGAAAATTTTTACATATATGATGGTTTTCAAAGAAATATTAGTTTTGGATTTACTATAGCTATAGAATCAAGAGCAGAACAATCTCCTCAATACCAAAAAATAAATTACTTAGCTTCATTAACAGCTCCTGATTATGCTCAAAATAGTGGGTTTATGAGAGGATGTTTTGTTAAAATGACTGTTGGGGATTATTTAATCCAAGTACCCGGATTTTTAACATCAGTTAATTATACTATTGCTAATAATATACCTTGGGACATAGCTAGAGGAGTAAATGGTAAATTATTAACAAACGCTAAAATATTACCTACAGTTATTTCTGCTAATGTTAGCTTTACTCCTGTTCATAGTTTTGTACCTAAAAAAGGTGCTGATTTTATTTCAACTAATAATGCTGTATAATGGAAAGATATATTAATACTACTGTAAACGTTACTTCAAACCAATCAAGTATTATTACTTCTTATTTAGGAGTAAAATATCCTGAAATCCCTTATTCAGATACAGATATTTATGTTTATACTACTATAGGAGATAGATTAGATAAATTATCTCAACAGTATTATAATTCAACAGAATATTATTGGGTAATAGCATCTGCTAATCCTGATGTAGGATTAAATTCATTATATATTCCTGAAGGAACTCAAATTAGAATCCCAATTAATTTAAATAATATAATTTTAAGTTTTAAACAATTAAATAATCAATAATATGGCTAATATTATAGGAGAAGTTTTTGATGAATATGTTAAAAATCAAATAAATGAGCGACAATTTAATTTAGGATTAAATTTAGCAACAAATGATGATTCTTTAAACCAATGGAAGTTTAATAACTCAGCATGGGTTAGAATGGTTTCATCAGTAGATATAAGCTCAGAAAAAGCTTCTGAATTAAAACTATCAGGTTATGAAGGTTCTAAATTAGCTAAAAATTTTATTTTATATAATGGTGTTTCTTCTGTAACAGGAAGTAATGATGATCTTTATTTTAATCCTTCAACTAATAACTCTGAATATTTTATTAATAATAAAGATTTTTCAATAAAAAATTCTTATGGGTTTGGTGGTTTAAATCAAGGTATTAGACCTATGCCTGGTATTGACTCTGTAAAAGTAGGATACATTAATAGAGGTTTTTTAGCTCAAGTAGAAATTGAAATTACAGCTTTTAATAGAGAACAATTATATATTTTAGATGCTTTATTTATGCATCCAGGATATACTTTTTTATTAGAATGGGGTCATACACGTTATATAGATAATAACTCAAAAGAAATTATTCATATTGACCCAACTAGTTTAATTACACCTGCTTTTTCAAAACTATTTCAAACTAAAAATATAAATTCATATGATATTCTTAATTCCATCAAAAACGAAAGAGAAGTAAGATCAGGAAATTATGATGGACAGTTTTTAGTAGTTAAAAAATTTAAATACACATATCAACCTAATGGTACTTATAAAATCTCTATTACTGGAGTAAACCAAGGTGATATTATAGAAAATTTAAAAATTAATACTGTTGATGCTCAACGAGCTTCTTCAACAAGACAAAAAGCATTAGATAAACAAACAAGAGATAAAAAAATACAAGAATTAACTAATGAACTTAATCGTTTAAATGGTTACTTTGATAAAAATGGAGTTATAAATTCTGCAGGAAAATTAGCAGCAGCAGACGCAGCTAATAAAATAGCTCAAGAATTAACAAATACAGCCACTTCAGAACCAAATTTAAATCAACCATCTCCTAATAGATCTTTAAGGTTATATGATGAAAACCAGGTCCAAAGTGATAATTTAGGACGTAATTCATCTGCTGTAGCGAAACAAACTCAAGAAGCATCAATAGCTAACTATGTTTTAATTACTGAAACATGGAAAAAAAGACAATTAGAAATAGATTCTGAAATACAAAATTTAACTGGTGAAAATTTATTAGCAGATAATTTAGTTGAAAGATACGCTGGTAAATCTAAATTAAATAAACAATTATCTTTTTGGAGAGCAACTTGTAATAAAGAAAAAGAAAATCTTCCAGATGGGGTATATGGTATAAAAACTCAAAAATATCAACCCCCATCTCAAAATAACGAAAGTTCAGGAGGTGGAAAACAATACACAGATTACTCTATGTATTATATTCGTTTAGGTTCTTTATTAAATTGGATTAAAAATAATTTGTTATTATATGATAAAACTATTTCTAATCCTTATGTAAATATTGATACTAATTATAATACAAATTTTTGTTTGCATTTTCCTAAACAAGTATCTGCTAATCCTAATATATGTGTTATACCTGTTAAAGATGGAAATATAGCTAGAAAAACGGTTAATGAAGTTAGTGCTTCAAATAGTACTTTACCTGTTGAATCTTCAACAATATCCTCTGTTAGTAATAGTTCTGATATTTTTTATGGTGCTCTTCCATCAGAATTTTCATTAGTTACTTCTCCTAGTTCAAGTAAAATTATAGATGAATCATTTTTACATAGTGCCCATGTTGGAAAATTAATGTATATTGATGTAAATTTAGATTTTATAGCAGCTACAGTTAATGATAATATTGATGAAGATGGAAACTTATCTTTAATATCTTTTTTAAAAGAATTATTAAAAGGTATATCTGCTGCTTTAGGCTATATAAACAACTTTGAAGTAATATATGATAGAGAAAACAATCAAATAAAAATATTTGATAATAATGTTTTAAAATACTCAGACCTAATTACTAAAACAGTTCAAATATCTGAATTTGTAGTTAACGGATTTGAAAATTTCAATTTAGGCGATTCAGCTAATCCACAGTATTCTTTATTTGGTAGTTTTATAGAATCAGTAGATTTTACTACTGAGTTAAGTAACAATTTTTCTAATATGGTAACAGTAGCTTCTCAAGCTGATACTAATGTATTAGGTATGGACGTTACTGGATTCACTAGATTTAATAAAGGTTTAGAAGACAGAATTATTAAAACTAAACAAACTATTGAAGAAATTAATAACAACGGAAATGGTTTATCTGAAGAAGAATTAAGTAAATTATTAACTACTGCTAAAGAAATAGTTAATGAAATTTGGGGTTTATTTAATATAAGTGAAAGTGATATTGATATTCTTATGTCTTTAAATAGAGACATAGCTAATTTTTATGTAAACAAAGCAGCCAAAAAAGGAACTATTCCATCACCATTAGTTATTCCTTTTAATCTATCATTAAAAATGATGGGTATTTCAGGAATGAGAATACTTGAAAGATTTAATGTTGATACTAAAATTCTTCCTCCTATGTTTGATAATAACAAGTATAATTTTATTGTTAAAGCCATAACTCATGAGATTGTCAATAATAAATGGAATACTATTTTAGAAAGTCAAGTTATTAACAAAGATAATTCTGGAGATAAAGATGAACCTATTTCTAACATTCAAAGAGAATCATTCCAAGCTAGAATAAATACAGGTAAATGTCCGTCTTGGGCACCTAAAAACGGTGGCACCCCAGTTCTATTAACACCTAACCAAATAATCTTATCATCATTGAAAGATTCTGGATATATTACTACTGCTGATTTTGATAGTTTTAAATCTTCAGCATCACCTGCAGTTAAGTTTGCTTCTATTATAGCAACTCAAGAAGGATATGGAAAAACATCAACTCTAGGATATAGAAATAATAATCCTGGTAATATAGTAGGATCAGGAAATGCTGGTTCTGAAACTAAAATTATAACAAGAGGTACAAAACCTGAAAAATATACCTACGCGAAATATAAAACTAAAAAAGACGGTTGGGATGCTTTAATAAATAAATTTGTTCAAAGTTGGATTAACCAAGGTAATTTATTACCTTATACTGGTTGTACTTTATATCCTGATTGTTTTAAAGATCAAGATAATACTTATTTTAAACAAAATAATATTCCTATAATTGAAGGAACATCATATAATTATAAAGCAAAACAAACACCAACATTACGTCAATATATTTATCAATTCTGTCCTCCATCTGCTACTGGAACTGATACAACAAATGGATATATAGCTAATGTTTATAAAAGTTTAAAAAGTTTTGGATTAGATATTAAATCTATAGATGAACCTATGACTAATTATATAAAATAATGTACTTTCCAAAGAATAAAATAAAAACAGGATTATATGCTAATAAGGGAGAATTTGTTTATTTAGACAATTTTGTACCTTATAATGGTTTTTACTACTCTTTATATAATGGTAAATTTTTTGAAGGTAAATCACCAACCAAAAACAATAAAGAAATCATTCCAGCTTCAAAAATAGACCAAAATAATAATATAAGTACTTTAGGTACCGAACAATCATCTCCAGGATATTCAGAAACAACTAATACCGCGTTTATTATTCCAACAGGTGAAACACAAATTGTACCTGTATTCTATTACCCTCAACCAACAGAACAAGACTATCAAACAGGACAATTTCTAAGATACTTTTGTAAAAAAACAAATGAACCTAAATTTTTAGAAATAAATAAAACAGATTATGATAGTTTAACAAATAAAGATCCAAAATATGTTTATTCATTGTATCAACCTTTTTATTTATTTTGGTATATAACAGGAACAAATAGAAAAGAAACTGCTACTATAAATAAAAGAGTTACTTTACGTTATGAAAAACTTTTACAACTGCCTGGTTTAGATAAATTTATAGAATCTATAGGTGGTTATGACAAATTTTATAAATAGTTTGGTTTTGTAAACCTATTATGCTATATTAATAGTATAATTAAGGTTATGTTTTGGTTAATTGAGAAGGAAGAACACCTAGAATATTTACAACAAAAAATCATCAAAGATGCTTTTGTTGAAATTATTCCTTACCATGATTATATTCATCCGGTTTTAAATGATGTGTCTCTAGTGTATATTAGACCGTTTAATGACACTAAAGGTTATATGTTATGTATTGACCATAGTGAGACTGACTCGCTTAATAAAACGGTTATAGGCGATATACTACAAAGTATAGAGCGTGTGTGGGTGCAAGATAAAAAACAATCATTGTATTACTTTCCATTAAAATGCTTGCATGACCTATCCATAATCTCTCCTCCGTATATACAAAATACAAAAACACACAATTATTTTTATTCAAAATATCCAAATTACGAAAAAATCAATAAGCTTGTTCCGGTAAGCAAGCATTATGAAAAATGTGAGCATATTTATAATCACGTTCGTAGTGTTATACCTAAAGAGCTACCACCATATTTTGATTTTTATAATAATAAGGTAGCGTTAGCATTTTTTGGAATAGAAAAGAACGGTATTAAAATAAATAAATATGAACTTGATAAACACTATGAACTCAATCACGAATTTTATTCAATCAAAGGCGATCGCATTTTCACAAGTTACAATTTGGCTACAACAACACGTAGACCAAGTAACTCTTTTAATGGCATTAATTTTGCAGCACTAAACAAAGACAATGGCGCAAGGAGGAGCTTCATATCGAGTCATGGTTTCTTGGAGTACGATATTAGTGCATACCATCCTCATCTTGTTTCTCGTATGGTTTCCTTTGATTTCGGCGATGATGATGTCCACCAAACGTTTTCCGAACTCTACGGTACGAGTTACCAAGAAGCCAAAGAGATTACTTTCCGTCAACTTTATGGAGGAGTACAGGACGACTATAGGGAAATACCCTTTTTTATACAAGTAGAAAAATTTGTAAAAGAAAATTGGGAATCCTTTAATAATTCAGGTCAAGTAACAGTCCCAATTTCAGGATATATCTTTGAAAAAGATAAACTGGAAAATATGAACCCACAAAAACTGTTTAACTATATGTTACAGAATGTGGAATCAGCAGTTAATGCTTATATATTAATGGATATACATAAGTTGTTACGTGGGAGAAAGACAAAAATTGTACTTTACACTTATGATTCTTTTTTGTTTGCGCTTGGAGAAGGTGAAGAAGATATTGAACTTGAGATAAATAAAATATTTAAAAAATATAAATTAACAACTAAAACTAAAAAGGGTTATGACTACGATTTTGCGAAGAAATAAATTCTTTTGTACATTGTAGAATATTTATAGTTATATGAAAATTTGCTGTGAATGTAAAGTGGAAAAAGATTTAATTTATTTTAATAAAAATAAAAATCTTAAAGATGGTTTAAACAATAGATGTAAAACTTGTTGTAGTAATAGAAATAAAAATAGATACCAAAATAAAAAAGAAATTATAAAACAACAAACTAATTTATATTACCATAATAATAAAGAAACAATATCAGAAAAAAACAAAACTAAACCATCATACCATAAAAACAATCCAGAATATTATTCAGAATATAGAAAAAATAATATTGAAAAACAAAGACAATATTATAAACAATGGAGAGAAAAAAATACTAACATTTATAGATTAAGAATTCAAATTTGGTGGTGGATACAAAAAAGAGGAATAGAAAAAGAAGCTAAAACAGAAAAAATATTAGGATATAATTTTAAAGAATTTAAAGAAAAAATAGGTGTACCTAAATTTAACCAACAGTTAGACCATAAAATTCCTTTAAGTTGGTTTAAAAATGAAACTCCTATAAATATACTTTTTAATTTAGAAAATCTTCATTATATTGATGAAAATATAAACAAAACAAAATCAAACTCATATTGTGATAAAGTAAATGATGATTATAAAAAAATTATTATAAAATATATAAAAGATAAATATAAAAATAAGTTATGAAAAATATAAATTATGAAGAAACTATTAATATGTATGATGTAGACAATCGATATGATTTCGATATTTATACACATTTAGATATGCTCAACAATAAACTGTTTTGTACTTTTACAACCTTAGAAGAACTTGATGATTTAGTTAATGGAATAACTAAAGCGTACTCTATTATGTACAATAAGATGTTTGTCTTGTATGTAAAGAGTACAGATGAGTATGTAGTTACCTATAATGTAGAACAAGGTAACGTTGAGGCGATTCCTGTAAATACTATTTTAGTACATAGAAAAAAAGAAACTAATACGCTTTATACTATTAATGCGTTGAATGATCTAATAAAAAAATTAAACGGTGGTGTAGTTGATCCTTCCTACCGTGTGAATTGGCAACATTATAAAAACTGTATTTTGTTGACCAACCATAATGAGTTAAAACAATTGAATACAAAAGTATTTAAGATTGTTGAACTTTAGTTTGGTTATATAACCACTCGTTCTTATATTTCCTATAATAAACTAATTAATTAAAATCATGGACATATCAGCTATTAAACAACGACTAAATGCTTTACAGTCGACTAACAACACAAGCAAGAGAGAAAAAATTGATTACTCAAAAGTTTACTGGAAACCAAAAGAAGAAGGCAAGTACCAAATTCGTATTGTGCCATCTAAATTGGACCCTAAAAACCCATTTCAGGAGGTTTTTGTACACTATGGGTTCGGAAAATTTCCTATTTTTGCTTTAACTAACTGGGGTGAAAAAGACCCAATCGTAGAATTTGCTTCTCAATTGAGAAAAACTAATGACAAAGAAAATTGGTCATTGGCTAAAAAATTGGACCCAAAATTGAGGGTTTATGCTCCTGTTATTGTTAGAGGTGAAGAAGAAAAAGGTGTTCGCCTTTGGGAATTTGGTAAAGAAATTTACTTGCAACTTCTAGGTATCGCTGAGGATGAAGATTATGGTGATTACACAGACATCAATGAAGGTAGAGACTTTACAGTAGACGCTGTTAAAGGTGATGTAGGTGGTCGTCAAGGAATCAAATGCTCAATCAGAATTAAACCTAAAACAACTGCTTTGAGTGCTGACGCTTCTCAAGTTCAAAAATTTCTTTCAGAACAACCAAGTATTTTAGAAATTCAAAGAAAAATGGATTTTGATGCTTTGAAAGAAGTATTGCAAAATTGGTTGTCACCTGAAGATGCTGGTGATGATGTTGAAGAAGTAGAAGATGAGGTAATTGAAGCTCAAGCTCCAACAAAAGCTTATGCTTTGAAAACACCTATGGCTCCTAAAGCCAACAAAGCAGATCAATTCGATTCATTGTTTATTGATGAAGACGAAGACAACGATCTACCTTTCTAATTAAAAATTAAAGTTATTTATGCCAAGACCTAAAAAAAGCGAATCGCTAACGGAAGCCGTATCCGCGGAAATTAAATCTAATTTCAGCCTTGATAAATTCAAGGAAAAGAAATTGCTAAATGGAACAGTTAAGTTCAAAGAACAAAGATGGATTCCATTCTCAAAAGCTCTACAAGATTCAATTTCTGTAGCCGGTGCTCCAATGGGTCACATTACTTTATTAAGAGGACACAGTAATACAGGTAAGACTACAGCATTACTTGAGTTAGCAATTAGCGCTCAAAAAATGAATATCTTACCTGTATTCATTATTACAGAAATGAAATGGTCATGGGAACACGCTCGTACAATGGGTTTCCAACTTGATGATGTAGTTGATGAAACTACAGGAGAAGTAGTTGACCATACTGGGTTCTTTATTTATCGTGATAGGACAACATTGGGTACTATCGAGGATGTAGCTGATTTTGTTTTAGATTTGCTAGACGAACAGAAAAAAGGTAATTTACCTTACGATTTATGCTTCTTCTGGGATTCAATTGGTTCAATACCATGTAAAATGAGTGTTGAAGCTAATAAAAACAATCCTATGTGGAATGCAGGCGCTATGTCACAACAATTTGGAAATTTTGTTAACCAACGTTTCCCATTGTCTAGAAAAGAAAATTCACCATACACCAACACAATGGTAGCTATTAATAAAATCTGGGTTGCTCCAGCTGAAAATATTATGGCTCAACCTAAAATGAAGATGAAAAATGGTGAAACTATGTTTTTGGATGCTTCAATTGTATTAACTTTTGGTAATATTACTAATAGTGGTACAAGTAAAATTAAAGCAACTAAAGACGGTAAAGAAGTAGAATTTGCTGTAAGAACGAAAGTATCATGTGATAAAAATCACGTAACAGGACTACAAACTAAAAGTACAGTTGTAGCAACTATTCATGGTTTTATTTCAGATGATAAAAAAGACATCGATACTTACAAGAAAGCACATTCTAGTGAGTGGAAAAACATCTTAGGAGATGGTAGCTTTGATATTATTGAAGATACCTCAGATTGGGATGAATCATCAAAAGATATTCCTTTGAATTTGATTGATGAAGAATAAGCTTGGCCTATTCGAAAAAATTTGTTATATTTGAATAACATGAAGAAAAATGATCTATTAAACCTTCTAGGTAAGGTAACCAAAGAAGAAGAAATAATCACAAACCCATATGAGCGTGTATTGCTTATTGATGGTTTGAATTTATTTTTTAGAAACTTTGCAATGATGAAAATGGTTAACCAAGACGGTGCTCATATTGGTGGCCTAGGAGGTTTTTTAAGATCGTTAAATTATCTAATTAACCAACTTCAACCAACTTCAGTCTATGTTGTGTTTGATGGTGCTGGTTCATCTACTAATCGGAAAAATTTATTGTCTGAATATAAATCAGGTAGAAATTTAGTTAGGATTACTAATTGGGATATTTTTGATTCGTTAGAAGAAGAACATGATTCTAAAATTAACCAAACAGTTAGATTAATTCATTATCTAAAATGTTTGCCTGTTAAAACAATTAGTATGAATAAGGTAGAAGCCGATGATATTATCGCCTATCTAAGTAATACATTGTCTAATAAACATGATTCTAAGGTTTTCATAGTATCTAACGACCAAGACTTTATTCAATTAGTAAACGATAAAATAACAGTATATAGACCAGCTGAAAAAGAATTTTACACTAAAGATATGGTTAAAAATAACTATGGTGTATTATCTGAAAATTTTATTCTATATAAAACATTATTAGGAGATCAATCAGATAAAGTAGGAGGTATTAAAGGTTTAGGTAAAAAAGGTATTATTAAAAAATTCCCTGAATTGCTTGAACGTCCTTTAACTTTTGATGAACTAATGGATATAGCAGAGGCTAAACTTAAAGAGCATGTTATTTACGCTAGAATACTCCAAGATGAAGATAGACTGAAGAATAATTTCAAAATTATGGATTTAGGTAAACCACTTGTTGATGAAGTTGAAAAACAATATATAGAAGAGTTTACACAAGAATCCGCTCCAGCTTTGAATACCAAAGCATTTATGTTACTTTATAATGAAGATGGGTTAGGTAGACTAATGAAAGACCCAGAATTAACAATTAACAACACATTTAAAGTATTAAACAGTTTTAAAAAATAAGTTAATTTTTATAATTTTAAGCATATTTGTTATTGTAATGAATTATCAAAAAATTTATGATCAAATAACAGAAAGAGCTAAAATAAGAAAATTAGAAGGTTACAAAGAAAAACATCATATTATACCAAAATGTTTAGGTGGTTCAAATGATAAAGAAAATTTAGTTGAATTAACAGCTAGAGAACATTTTTTATGTCATAAATTGCTTTGCAAAATTTATCCTAATGAAACTAAATTATGGTATGCTTTATGGTTAATGGCTATTGGAAAAAATAGACAAAGTAATCTTTCATCTTACAAAATTTCTAGTAGAAGTTATGAGCAAACTAAATTAGAGTTTATTGAAAAAATAAAAGGTAGAAAAATGTCTTTAAAAACTAAAGAAAAAATAAAAAACACTAAACATAATATAGATATGTCTGATTTTTATACTCCAGAAGTAAGAAAAAAGATGTCTGAAACTAAAAAAGGTAAAAAAATTCATACCGATGAATCTAAACAAAAAATAAGTAAATCTAAAAAAGGAAAAACTAGAAATATTATGTGGGGAAATAAAATAAGTGAGTCTAAAAAAGGTAAATCTAAAAAAGGTAAATCTATAATTCAAATAGATCCTGTAACTAAAGAAGTTATAAATATTTTTTCTTCTATTAATGAAGCAATACAAAAAACAGGAATAAAAAGTATTTCTAGTAATTTAATAGGAAAAACAAAAACTTCAGGGGGCTATATTTGGCAATATAAAAAATAATAATTATATTAAAAATAAAAGTTATGACACTCAATTCATTAAATGCCTACGGGCCATCATTTCAAATAAAAGTAATATCTGCTTTATTAACTCATAAAGAATTCTTACTTAATATACAAGACGTATTGAGTGAAGAATATTTTGATAATAATGCTCAAAAATGGATTATTAAAGAAATTTTAAAATATTATCAAAAATATCATTGTACTGTTTCAATGGATGTTCTTAAAGTAGAACTGAAAAAAATTGATAATGAGGTGTTACAAGTTTCTATTAAAGAACAATTAAGAGAAGCATATAAAGCCTCAGACGAAGATTTAAAGTATGTTGAGGAAGAATTTTCTGGTTTTTGTAAAAACCAACAGTTGAAAAAAGCACTATTAACAAGTGTAGATTTCTTAAATGCGGGTGATTATGACTCAATTAGATTTATGATTGACAGTGCTTTAAAAGCAGGTGGTGATAAAAATATGGGTCATGAATATAATAAAGATGTTGAATCAAGATATAGAGAAGATCACAGAACAGTTGTACCTACTCCTTGGATTGAATTTAATGAATTGTTACAAGGTGGTTTAGGTAATGGTGATTTTGGATTAATATTTGGTAATCCAGGTGGTGGTAAATCTTGGTCATTAGTTGCTTTAGGTGGACACGCTGTTAAATTAGGTTACAATGTACTGCATTATACTCTAGAATTAGGTTCAGATTATGTAGGACGAAGATATGACGCCTTTTTTACAGGTGTAGGAGTTCAAAATATTACTAAACATCAAGCTCAAGTTGAAGAAGTAGTTGAACAATTACCAGGACAATTGATTATTAAAGAATATCCAACAGGTAAAGCATCTATTTCAACTATTGAATCGCATGTTAAAAAATGTATGGACTTAGATTTCAAACCAGATTTGATTATTATTGACTATGTAGATCTTCTTCGCTCAAAAAGAAATAATCGTGAGCGTAAGGACGAAATAGATGATATTTATATTAGCACTAAGGGACTTGCTAGAGAATTAAACTTACCTATTTGGAGTGTATCTCAAGTAAACAGAGCAGGTGCAAAAGATGACATTATTGAAGGTGATAAAGCTGCTGGTAGCTATGATAAAATGATGGTTACTGATGTAGCAATATCCTTATCAAGAAAACGTCAAGATAAAGTAAATGGGACAGGAAGATTTCATATTATGAAAAACAGATACGGAATGGACGGTATGACATTCTCGGTTAAAGCTGACACATCTAATGGTCACTTTGAAGTCTCTGCCCAACTTGAGGACGATGAAGATTCTACTCCTGCTCAAAGTAATAGTTTTGGTAACATTGATGCTGTAGATAAAGCCCTTATTAAACAAAGATTTTTCGAACTACAAACAAATTAAATTATTAAAAAAACAAATGTTAACCACAGAATCACAAATTTTGTCTGAGATCACTACTCACCTTAAATATGCCAAATTCGTTCCTGAAAAGCATAGACGGGAAACATGGGATGAGTTAGTTACAAGAAACAAAGAAATGCACTTAGCAAAGTTTCCCTTACTGGCTGAAGAAATTGAAGCCGCGTACAAGTATGTTTATGATAAGAAAGTATTACCATCAATGCGTTCAATGCAGTTTGCTGGTAAGCCTATTGAAATAAACAACGCTCGTATTTTTAACTGTTCTTATTTACCAATTGATGATTATAGAGCATTTTCTGAAATCATGTTCTTATTACTTTCAGGTTGTGGAGTAGGATATTCAGTTCAAACTCATCATGTTGAAAAATTACCTGAGATTAGAAAACCACTTAAATCAAAACGTTATTTAGTAGGTGATTCTATTGAAGGATGGGCTGATGCAGTTAGAATGTTAACTAAAGCTTATTTTGGTTTTACATCAACTGCTCCATTATTTGATTTTAGAGATATTAGAGCAAAAGGGGCTTCATTAATCACTGTGGGAGGTAAAGCACCCGGTCCAGAACCATTAAAAATTGCTTTGATTCATATGCAAGCGATTTTAGACCGTAAACAAGATGGTGAGAGATTAACAACAGTTGAATGTCATGATATTATTTGCCATTTAGCAGATGCTGTTTTATCCGGAGGAATTCGTAGAGCTGCTCTTATTGCGTTATTTAATTTACATGATGAAAATATGTTGACTTGTAAATTTGGAAATTGGTGGGAAGATAATCCACAAAGAGGTAGAGCAAATAACTCAGCAGTATTACTTCGTAATAAAATTGACAAAGACACATTTTTAAATCTTTGGAAGAAAATTGAAGCATCTAATAGTGGTGAACCAGGCTTCTTATTTACAAATGATAAAGATGCAGGAACTAATCCATGTGCTGAAATTAATTTGAAAGCTAATCAATTCTGTAACTTATGTGAAATCAATGCTTCAGATATTGAAACACAAGAAGAATATAATGCGAGAGCTAAAGCAGCAGCATTTATCGGTACATTACAAGCTTCATATACTGATTTCCATTATTTGAGAGACATTTGGAGAAAAACAACTGAAAAAGAAGCATTATTAGGTATTGGAATGACAGGTATCGCTTCAGGCGCTGTATTTAAATTAAACATGAAGGAAGCAGCTAAAGTAGCAGTAGCAGAAAACGAAAGAGTAGCAGCTATTTTAGGTATTAATAAAGCAGCTCGTGTTACAACAGTTAAACCATCAGGAACTACTTCATTAGTGTTAGGTACTAGTTCAGGTATTCACGCTTGGCATGATGATTTCTATTTACGTAGAATCCGTTTAGGTAAAAATGAAGCATTATATACTTACCTAAGTGTGTATCATCCTGAAATGTTAGAAGATGATTTCTTTAAACCAACATTACAATCTATTGTTGCTGTTCCTCAACGTGCTCCAGAAGGTGCTATTACTCGTAAAGAATCAGCTATGGATTTATTAGAGCGTATTAAAACCATTAATAAAGAATGGATTAAACCAGGACATAGAAAAGGAGCTAATATGCATAACGTATCTGCTACAGTAACTATTAAACATGATGAATGGGATATGGTAGGAGATTGGTTATATGAAAATAAAGAGTATTTTACTGCGTTATCTTTCTTACCATTTGATGGACACACTTATAAACAAGCCCCTTATGAAACAATTACTGAAGAGCAATTCAATGAAGCCGTTAAATCACTTCATAAAGTAGATCTTTCTAAAGTAATTGAAATGACAGACAACACAGCTTTGATGGACCAACAAGCGTGTATAGGAGGAGCCTGCGAAATAGTGTAAAAAAAACGCTTGATTTAAAATCCAACGCCTTTTGAGACTCCGTAATATTTATAATAAACGGAGTCTCATTATGCGTAAATCAAAATATGAAAATTATTTCAAATTAGGACAAAAATTTGGAAAATGGGAAATTATAGATACTGATATTATCCCACATGAAAAAACAAAAGAATCTCAAATAAAATGTCAATGTAATTGTGGATTTGAAAAATTAGTTTATTGTCTTACTTTAGTAAAAGGACAATCAACTGCTTGTTTTAATTGTGGTCATGGTAATAAAGGTGAATCTAATTCTAAATGGAAAGGATATAAAGAGGTACCTGGGGCTTTTATTAATAGAATAACAAATAGGAGTAAAAAAGCAAATAGAGAAGTAGAAATAACTGCTGAAGATATATATAATCTTTGGATAAAACAGAATAAAAAATGTGCCTTATCCGGTTTACCTATTGATTTTATTAATACAAATCCAGGTAATATTAATAGAAAAGAAAGTAAATACGATTTAATATGTACCGCTTCTTTAGACAGAATAGATTCAAACAAAGGATATATAAAAGATAATATCCAGTTAGTACATAAAGATGTAAATATGATAAAAAAAGAATATGATCAAAATTATTTTTTAAATCTTTGTAAACTTATAACAGAACATAATATTTATTAACATGGGTAATTTTGATTTAAAAAAATATTTAATAGAAAATAGAGATATCTCTAAAAAAGTAATAAATGAAGTTGATGGTGAACCTTTTGATTATGAATGGGGAAAAGGTGTTAGCGTAGGAGGAATAACTCCTTCATCTTTGACATTTTATTTTGATAAAAAACTAAACAAACTAATTTATAAATATGATAATACATCTGGAATTTTATCCAGTACCGATTTAAAACAATTACACGATTTTTTAAGTCAATATATTTAACAATAAAAAACATTCAACATAAGCTTGGGAAACCAAGCTTTCTTTTTTATATTTATATTATGAAAAAAATTAATATTGAAGAATATAATAACATGTGTTTTGAGTTTCTTTATGGATACACTCAAAACTTAGAAAATATAAAATTCGATTCTGATTGGAATAACATAATGAAAATTGTTAAAAAAATTTATTCTTATTTAGAACCTAGTCATAATCTAAAATTTGATCTTATACAAAGAGTAGGTAGAGGTGATATAGAAGGAACAATAAAAATAATATGGGAATTTTTAAACAATGATGTGAAAAATCATGTTCCAAAAAATTAAAAACCGAATATTTCCTTTTATTATAGCGTTATCTGCTTTATCAGTAAGTTTAACCGCTGCTTATTATAGCGTTACAGGTTTAAGTATGTTGTTTGCTGGAGCTAGTTTTGCTGTAATAATTATGGCTTCTTCTTTAGAAGTAGCTAAATTAGTAATTGCTTCTTTATTATATCAATATAGAAACACTTTACCTAAATTATTAAAAGTTTATTTAACCATTGCTGCTGTTGTGTTAGTACTAATTACATCAGCAGGTATTTATGGTTACTTATCTTCAGCATACCAAAAAACAGCAGACCAAACTAGTATTATAGAGTCTAAAGTAGCATCCTTAGAATCCAAAAAGAAATTATTTGAGGAAACTAGAGATAATATTTTAAAAGAAAAACAATCTATTGCTACTTTACAAGGTACTTTATCTCAAGCTTCAACTACTCAATTTACCGATAAAAAAGGTAATTTAGTAGTAAAATCTAATAATGCTGCTATTCGTAATATTGAATCTGCATCTAAATCAAACGATAAATTATCTTCTAAAATAGATGTTGTAAATGATTCTATATTTTCTATTGAATCTAAAATATTAGAAATTAAAACAACAGCAGTTGGAGAAAGTGAATTAGGTCCTTTAAAATATTTAAGTGCACTTACAGGAGTACCTATGGAAAAAATCATCAACTGGTATATTTTAGTTATTATATTTGTGTTTGACCCTTTAGCTATATCTTTAGTAATCGCAGCTAACTTTGCTTTCGCTAAACTAAAACAAAATGAACTTATGACTGAAATAATCCAGAGAGATCAAGAAATGGGTCTCTATGATAATAAAGATTTAGAGGAAATGAAGGAATGGGAAAAAGCTAGTTTAGAAGATTACATTGATCCTGAAGAAAAAGAATATGAGATCTATAAAGAACAGGATAAGGAATTTCAACAAAAAGAAGAACCTCAACCTCAACCAGAACCTAAAGAAGAAGATGATTGGGTTATTATAGATGAAGATACTGAACGGGAAAAAGAAGTAGAAGCTGCTTTAGATAAAATTGAGGCTTTAACTAGCAATATAAGTAGTCCTGAAAATTTTAAAAAAGAAGCAACATTAAATGAAATTAGAAAATTAAAAGATTTTTTAAAATCAAATAATAAAGAAAACACTATAACTTATTTTTAAAGAAAGGGCTTGGCTTTGCCAAGCCTTTTTGTTATATTTATATCATAATAAAGGTTATGATGAATCAAGAAGATATTTACCAAGCAGAACAAGAATTAGTTCGTTTTAATGAATTAATGAGTAAAGAAGTTCTTACTCAAGAAGAATATGAGTTTTGTAAAGCATGGGATGCTGAAGAAGCTAAAAATTTAGTTCATATTATTTGGAATAATACTTATTTAAACTTAAATTTATATTCTGAGGCAGACAAAGAAGAATCTGATCTAAGAAAGGAAATGGGAATTTAATATGCATTCAAGAGAAGTTATTCAAAAACATTTATCCAAATTACAAAAACTAAATTATAACCAATTCAGATGGTGGAGAAACTATAGTGTCCCAAAACCATTACCTAAATCTACTCATATTGAAAAAAGAATAGATAATGGTGATTTTGAACCATCTCCTTATTTTTGGATGGCTCAATCAGCATTATGGGAAAAACACGATAGTGATAATTCAGGATTGACAGATTATGAAAGAGCTAAACGGGGTGGTTTATTGTTAGGTAAATATGAGCGTTTAATGGCTGATTTTGAATCAGATGATAAAGATAGATTAGATAATTTTATCCATGCTATTTATGATTATTTTGAAATAGACAAAGATGTTGCTGAAGAAGAGATTAAAGCGTTTGGCTTGTCTGTGAAAGATTATTATATTTATGCTAATAAAAAATACACAGTAAGGAGAGTAGCTCCTAAAAGACGTGGAAGACCTAAAAAATAAGTTATATGAAGATATCACATGAAGTTCCTATTTGTTTGCTAGATGATAGTCTAGACTTTAATGACTATCAATATTGTTTACCTCACTTGCTAGATCAAGATGAGGATTATAAAAAGTTTTTTTATGAAGCTAAAAAAGAAGGTGTTTATATTATAATGGACAACTCGCTTCATGAACTTGGTCATGCATATGATAGATCTCGTTTAATATATTGGATAAATGAGTTAAAACCAAATGAATTTATTGTACCTGACGTTTGGCAAGATACAAATGCTTCTGTAGTTAATGCTAGAGAATGGATCAATATTGAATTACCTAATGAAGTTACTAAAGTAGCTGTTGTTCAAGCTACTAATTATACCGATGCTGCTGTTTGCTATCAGATTTATAAGGATCTAGGTTATAAGAAAATTGCCTTTTCATATGGTGCTGAATATTATTTAAATCATTCACATCATCCTAATAAAAATTTAGCTAAAGCATTAGGTCGTATTGAGGTAGTTAGTAGAATGTATGATATGGGTTTAATTAAATCAACAGATAGAGTACATTTATTAGGTTGTCAAGTACCTCAAGAATTTAGTTGGTATAAAGGTATGAATTTTATCGAAACTATTGATACATCAAATCCTATTATGGCTACTTTAGATGGTATTCAATACGGTCATAATGGTTTAAGAGAAAAACCAAAATCAAATATGAATGATAATTTTTATACTACAGAAATTGATTATAACTTACTTGATTGGAATTTGAGAATGTTTAGAAAATTATTAAAATAATGCAAGTATTTTTACCATACCCCGACTTTAAAACATCTTTAGAATCTCTAGACGATAAACGTTTAGGTAAACAAAGAGTTGAAACTTATCAATTAATTGCTGGTTTAGAAGGTAGACCAACATTAACTGGTAAAGCATATTCTAAAGGCCGAGTTAACCACCCTATAAGCCAGATGTTTAGAGATAATATACCTGCGTTGAAACAATATTTAAACGACTCTATAGACGTTTGGGTTGCTCGAGGTAAAAATAACACTATGAAAAAAGAAGTGATTAATGAAGAAATCATTATGCCTGTTTGGTTTGGTGATTCTGATTTTCATAAATCACATAGAGCAAATCTTTTAAGAAAAGATGCTATTTATTATGGCGCGCATGGTTGGACAGATAATCCTACTTTACCTTATAGATGGTATGATATGGATAAAAAACAATGGTATGACCAAACAGCAGGAACTAAAGAAAAAATATATATTTAAATAAGTTATGGAAGAAATGTTATCACTTTATGATTACCTAGGAAAACCAGCAGGTAAAGAATTAGGAGGAGATGTATTTAAATCTGCTTCATCTAAAAATGTCCCTTATTCACTTCGTGAAATCTCAAACATTAAATATAAAGGTAAAGTAATGCTTTATCCTAAATGGTTTTTAGACGAATATTTTAACAAAACAACTCAAAACTATGAAACAGACGACCTCCCCTTCTAAACAAATGAAAGACATCAATCCAGCTTGGGAAGCAGAGATTAAAAAAACATTAGATGCTTTGTGGGAAAATAGACATCGCCTAAGTTTGGCTAATGTAGAACTTTTACGTAGATTTGCTAACAAAACAAAATTATAATATGGAACCACATACATTTACAACTACAGGAACATCAAACACGGCCATTGGCTATGAACAAACAGGGTACAGCGGTATAGTGACAACCGGAAACAGTAACCTTGATTACGGAACTATTACCAACTTTAAAACCTCAGGAACAACATACACAACTGAAGGCCTTAACATACAACCCTTTACTTTTTCCCACCCAGTTGGGGGTACAACATTAACAGTAAACAATACAACAAATAATAGAATTATGCAAAACAAAGTAGCAATTTTTAAAGTAACAAGAGACGAAGACGAAAAAATCATTAAGACCGAATTTTTAAAAGAAATGTGGGTAGAAACTAAAAACGGACAAACAGTAGATTTTCAAGTAGCTAGAGACAAAGATTTAGCTGGTTATGAAATGTCTGATTTAATTATTAAAACTATCTTTTCATTAACATTCTAATGAAGAAACAAGCAGTATTATCATTGAGTGGAGGTATGGATTCTTCCACTCTACTGCTTCATCTACTTGCCAATGGCTATGAAGTAACAGCATTATCTTTTGACTATGGTCAAAAACACTCTATTGAATTGGAGCGTGCTAAAGAATTAGTTAATTATTTAAATCAAACCAGATATCAAAATAATAGAGCCCCAGGTCCTTTACAGGGGAGTAAAGAAGATTACTCACCAATTAAATATCAAGTAATTAAACTTGATGGTTTAAGCCAATTGCTCAATTCAGCACTTGTAACAGGCGGAGATGAAGTTCCTGAAGGACATTATGCTGAAGAAAATATGAAAGCAACTGTTGTTCCTAATAGGAATAAAATCTTTAGTTCAATTATTCAAGCAGTAGCTTTATCAATTGCTGAATCTAAAAATACAGATGTTCACATCGCAATGGGTATTCATGCTGGTGATCATAGTATTTATCCTGATTGTAGACAAGAATTTAGAGACATTGATTATGAAGCTTTTAAAGTAGGTAATTGGGGTGCTGAAAAAGTAGCTTATTATACTCCTTATTTATTAGGTGATAAATTCGATATTTTAAAAGATGGAGAGAAATGTTGTGAGACATTAGGACTTGATTTTGATGAAATTTATAGACGTACAAACACATCTTATAAACCAATGGTTCATATTGTTTTTGATAATTACGATAATCCATCACCAGAATGGTTTAGTGATTATAAATCAGCAAGTTCAGTAGAACGTGTAGAAGCATTTATGAAATTAGGTAGAAAAGATCCTGTACCTTATGCTGACGAATTTGGACCAGTAACTTGGGATTTCGTAAAAGAATACGTATCTTCAGTATTAGATGAGCATTCGAAGACAATATAGAAAATCAAAACCGTATCCTCAAATGTATGTGGTACTTAATAGGCATGGAGAGGTTTATGCTGGAATGATTAAAGGACAATTACAATGGTCTTATAATTGGAATGAAGCTAAACCTCTTCATATTGAAAATACAACTAAATTGATCCAAGAAAATTTTGGATCTGAATTAATTAAAGAAGAAGAAATTATATGAATCAACCAGACCCAAAACTACATCAGTCAATCAGCTTTTTAAAATCAGCTGTTAGAATCTCTGGTTATGTTGCTCTATTTTGGAGCCTTAGCCTTGGAGCAATTATTTTAATTATTAGTGAACTTATAGGAATTATTGAAGAATTAGTATGAGATTGGTGTGTTCCTTGATTTTGTAATATTTATAAACATGGAACACACTAAAATTTACTATTTACATTTTGGAGATAATATTCCTTTTTATGTTGGAAAAACTAAAAATAAATACCATAGATTAGCTAATCATAAAAAAACATTTGGAAATAACATACATATGAAAATAATTTCCGAAGTTTTAAATTGGCGTAAATGGGAAAAATATTATATTGAAAAATTTAAAAAACAAGGATATATTCTTCAAAATAAAAATAGCGGAGGAGGAGGACCTGAAGAATGGAAAGAAGAATCAATCCAAAAACTTAAATTTCATCCTACTAGAGGTAAAAATATAAGTAATTCTCATAAAGGAAAATCTAAATCTCATAAAGGAAAACCTCTTACTGAAGAACATAAACAAAAAATCAAACAAACCCGAGGTTTTTTAAAAAATAGAAAAAATACTTGGCAAACAATTCCTGTATTACAATATAGTTTAGAAGGTAAATTTATTAAAGAGTGGGAATCTCAAACAGAAGCTACTAAATCTTTAAATAAAACAGGAGATGGAATAGGAGCTTGTTGTAGAGGAAGACAAAAACAAGCTTATGGTTATATTTGGAAATTTAAAAATTAAATATTATATTAAAACATATGAAAAAATTATTTTATTTTACTAGTTTAGGATGTGTTCCTTGCCAAACGTTTAGTCCAATAATGGAGCAAATATCGGCTTTAATACCTGTAGAAAAAGTTATTACAGATTATGAAATGAGTAAAGCAATATCAGCAAATGTAAGATCAGTTCCTACTGTAATACTTGTAGAAAATGAACAAGAAGTTAGAAGATTTACAGGAGCAAAAAGTTATCAAGACGTAATGAATTTTATTAATGGGTAAGTATCAATCAACAAAATTATTTGATAACTACTCAGTAGCAATTAGACAGTGGAAAGCTCAACATTCACACTGTCAGTTGTTGCATGGGTATGCTTTAAAATTTAAAGTATGGTTTGAATCAGTAGAACCACTAGAAGAAAATCAGTTAGACGAGATGAACTGGATTCAGGATTATGGTGGGTTTAAATCAGCACCTCAAGGTAATGGTTTAAAAGACTGGATGGATTATATGTGGGACCATACTTTATTAATTGAAAAAGATGATCCGTATTTAGATTTATTCGAGTCGATGAATCCAACAGTATGCCATTTAAGAGTAATGGATAAGATTGGAGCTGAAAGTGCTGCTAAATTAGTTTTTGATAAATTCAATGATGTTTTATCAAAACAAGGTGGTGGACGTGTTAAAGTAACAAAAGTAGAATGTTGGGAAGCTGACAAAAACAGTTCAATTTATCAAGAGTAATGACAACAGAAATTAAAAAACCAGGTCGTATTACCGATTATAGTAAAAAATTACCTATCCTTGAAATTTATACCTGTGTTCAATCAGAAGGTTCAAGACAGGGTAGACCTACAGTAGCAATTAGAACCACAGGATGTACTCATAGATGTTGGTTTGGTGAAGGTGGATGGTGTGATAGTTGGTATACAAGTATTCATCCTGAAAAAGGTATTTATACTTTCAACGACATTGTTAAGATTTATGATGAGAATCCACATATTAGAGAGATGATGTTAACAGGTGGTTCACCAACAATGCAACCTGATTTAGTTAATGAACTAACTCACTTTGCTTATCAACGTGGTATATTTATTACTATTGAAACGGAGGGTTCCCATTATGTTGAAACAGATTATCCTATTGGTCTTATCTCTTTGTCTCCTAAGTTCTCTAATAGTGTGCCTCGTATTGATGTCACCACTCCTCTTGGTAAGTTGGTTGACCAAAAAATGATTGACCAGCATAACAAGCTTAGATTAAATAGAGAAGCAATTAGACAAATGTTAGATTATCATGCTGACTACCATTACAAGCCAGTTTGGGACGGCACAGCTGAATGCTTGGCTGAGATTGAAGAATTCAGACAGGAAATGGATATTCCAAAATGGAAAACCTGGTTGATGCCTGCAGGCGATACTAGAGAGACTTTAATTGAGATGTATCCAAAATCCATTGAGTTATGTATGGAGATGGGTTATTGTTGGACAGGTAGAGATCATATCATAGCATATGATCAAAAACGTGCCGTCTGATTACAATAAAAAATTGGAAAATTAAATAAAATTTATTATATTAGAGTTATGACAACACAAGAATTAGAAAAATTATTACTAAAGTCTTCAGATAGCCATCCCTACAGAGGTAAATTATCTAGAAAAGAAAACATTGAAGCAGCAATTGATTTAGCTAACTTATGTAAAGATTTTGCTTCAAAAGGTATGAAAGATGAAGCAATGAATATACCTGTTGAACAATGGGATGAAGTTATCAATACACTACATAACACTAAGACAGCAGTTTAATTACATATAAAAAGTTATGGGAAATTTAAGAAATAGGTACACAAGTGAAGAATGGGATGAACTAGATTCTAAAATTAAAGCTGATAAAAAGCAAGGTAAGCCAAGTGAAAGGGTGTTGTATTTATCTATTGTAGGTAAAGATGTTAATGAACTTATACATCTTAGAAATACTCTTTATAATTTTTACAGCCATGATGAATTATCAACTTTAAATGAGTGGATTAATTGGAAAGCCTTTAAACAACAAGAACAATAAAAGCAACAATTTAATGGACTTACTATCAACACATCCTGTTAAAAAATTAGATTTAGGTTTCCATGGCAATCTATTCGGCGGGCAATTGCTTAGCTGGATAGATGCCGCGGTTGCTGCTTATGCAATGGAAAAATGTAGAAGTCAAAATATGATTACTATTGCCATTGATGAGTGTGTATTTAAAAAACCAGCCAAAGAAAAAAATCTAGTTAAGATATACGCTGAAATGATTAAGGTAGGAAATACATCTGCTACTTTTAAAGTAGAAGCAAGAGCTTATAATGTATTTAGAGGTGATGAAGTCACTTTATTATCTACAAGTATGACTTTTGTAAGAGTAGATGATGAAGGAATACCTATTTCAATTTCTAAACAAGTAAAAGACCAATTTAATCCTCCTCCAACTAAACTTTAATATTTATAATAATGAAAATAACATATTTTTATACTAACGAATGTGGTAAATGTGCTGAATTAAAACCTTTAATTACTGAATTTAGTAAGGCTGTAGGAATTAAAATGATTAATACTCATGAAGAAGAATTAATTACTGAAGCATATAAAATTGAATGGGTACCTACCTTAGTTATTGAAGATAGTAACGGTAAACATCATTTTGATGGTGTTAGTGAAATCAAAGAAGTTTTAAAAAAATTAGTAAAATGATAACTTTATTTACAGAAAGAGAAATTAAAAACAAAGTGGGTGAACTTGCCCACAACATTAAAAAAGTTCAACATGAACAACCACCTGTTTTTATTTGTGTTTTAAACGGCGCATTTATGTTTTTCACAGATTTAGTGAAACAAGTAGGTGAGTGCCATATAGACTTTATACAGGCAAAATCTTACGAAGGAACGTCACAGGGCGAAATTCGTATTTTAAAATCAATAGATATTAATATTGAAGGTAAAGATGTTTATTTAGTAGATGATATCTATGATTCAGGTAATACTATGAATAGATTGATTAAACATCTAAATTACCAAAAACCAAAATCAATCACTCCAGTAACTTTATTTAAAAAACATTATTCAAACAATCCAAATTTGATGTATGGTTTTGAATTGAAAAATGAACATTGGTTAGTAGGATATGGTTTAGATGCGGTTGACGGAACTAAAAGAAACCTTTCACATATACTTGGTTATTTACCTGAAGATTGATATATTAAAAAAAGTTATGGATAATAAAACATTTAAATTAGATTTAGAAGTAGTTAAACAAGGATATGCAAATGGAGTTGCTCCTAATTTTCCTTTGACTGAAGAAGAAAAGTGGGCAATGGTTGATAAAGCAACTGAAGCTTATGGACAGTTTTTAGATGCTTTAGGTTGTGATTGGAGAAACGATCCTAATTCACAAGACACTCCTCGTAGAGTAGCTAAAGCATATGTGTTTGACTTATGGAAAGGTAGATATGAATCAATGTCTGATATTACAGCTTTCCCATCAGATGGTTATGATGGTATTGTAATTGAAAGAAATATTCCACTCACATCAATGTGTTCACATCACCACCAAACAATTGGAGGTGTAGTTCATATTGGTTATGTAGTAGGTGAAGGTGGTTCAGTAATTGGTTTAAGTAAATTAAATCGTATTGTAGAACATTTTGGTCGTAGAGGTGCTATCCAAGAACAATTAACATCAGCAATTCATCAAGCAGTAGATAAAATTACTGAAGGTAATCGTGGTGTTATTGTAACTGTAGTTGCCACTCACAACTGTGTAAGTTGTAGAGGTGTTAAACATCAAGGTGCTTCAATGGTTACTACAAAAGCATCAGGTGTGTTTTTAGATAATGCTAATTTGTCACGTCAAGAATTTTTTGACAGTATTAAAATTAACAACGGAGGACATCAGATATAATGAAGCTAGGTGGTTTTGTTGAGTTATTAATTAAAATAATTACTTTTGGTCAAGGCCACCGAATTGCTTTATTCATAGCTAAAAAAATGGGTTATGATGATTGCGGTTGTAGAGCAAGAAAAAACAAGCTAGACTTGTTTTGGGATAAAATATTAAATAAATTAAAATAATATGTTATTAAATTCAAATCAAATTTCAAATCATATCATTGAGTCTGAGTTTTCAAAACGTGCTCAAATTGGTATTGACTTATCAGTTCAAAAAATTGAATGGATTGCAGGAGGTTCTGTAGTATATAAAGACAAAACCTATATTAATCCGGGACATTATATTGAACAAAAATTAATTAATATTGATGATAAAGAATGTTGGCGTCTAGAAAAAGGTGTTTATTCAATTACCTTTAATGAAGGTATTAATGTACCTAATGATTGTGCTGCTAAAATTACTCACCGTTCATCTTTATACCGTACAGGAACAATTATTGAATCACCTTGGTGGGATCCAGGTTTTTATTGTGATGTAATGAATTCAACAATGATTGTTAATAATAATATCATTATTGAGAAAAATGCTAGAATTGCTCAAATTGCTTTTTGGCGTGTTGAAGAAGTAGGAGAGCAATATAATGGTCAATGGCAAGGATTAAACACAGCTTATAAACAATAACTTTATTATTCATTTTTATTAAGGGCTTGGTTATCCAAGCCTTTTTTGTTATATTAACAATATGTATCAAGCTCTATATTACGATAATGATGAACGACAGTATTATTTAAGGGATGATAGGTGGGATGGTTTTAAACCTGTTAAATATTGGCCTACATTTTATCAACCTGATGAAGATGGAGAGTATTTAACTTTAGAAGGCACCAGAGTATCACCTGTTAGTAAAATTGAAAATTGGAGAGACACTAAGTATTTTGAAAAAGACGTAGATAAACTAACTCGTTTTTTAGTAGATCATTATTATGAAACTGATGATACACCTAAATTTCATAATATTGTTTATTTAGATATTGAGTGTGTTGTAGCAGGTGCTTTAACTGAAGAAAACATTAAAGATCCTAAAGGTGAAATAACAGCTGTTGCTTTATATGATCATAACTCTAAAAAATATTTTTGTTTAGTTTTAGATAAAGATAAAAAAATGTCTAAAGCCGAATCTGAGGATAAAATTATTATGCCTTATCCATCAGAAAAAGAATTATTAAGTGGGTTTTTAGATAAATGGTATGAACTTGATCCAACTATTATTACAGGTTGGAATAGTGGTTTCTTTGATATACCTTATCTATATTACAGAATTAAAAAAGTATTAGGAGAATCATTAGCAAATTCTTTATCTCCAATAGGTAAAATCAAGTTCACACCTCAATTCCCAGAACAACCAGTTAATTTAGCAGGTATTAATCATCTTGACTATATGCTTTTATTTAAAAAGTATATTATGAAACAAGAACCATCTTATCGTTTAGGTGATATAGGTAAAAAATATGCTAAATTAGAAAAAATTGAATATCAAGGTTCATTAGATAAATTATTCGCTGAGGATGTAGATAAATTTATTGAGTATAATTTACGTGACGTTGAAATTATTGTTGAACTTGAAAACCGAATGAAATTTATTGATCTAACAGTTACAATTGGTCATTTATGTCATACGGAATATGAGGCAATTTATTTTTCCACAATGTTAAATGAAGGTGCTATTTTAACTTATTTAAAACGTAAAGGAATTGTTTCACCTAACAAACCAACTACTTATAATCCAGCATTAAAAACATTAGAAGAAGAATATGCTGGTGGTTATTTAAAAGATCCTGTACCTGGTTTATACGAATGGGTTATTGACTTGGACTTTACATCATTGTATCCATCTATTATTCGTTCTTTAAATATGGGTATTGAAACTTTAGTAGGTCGTATTGTAAATAAAGACAAATATGATAATCAATGGTCTCTAAAGGAACTTAAATCAATGAATCCAGATCAAATTATCTATATTGAAAAAGTTAAAAAAGATAGAACATTAGTTAGAACTGAAATATCTGTTAAAGAAATTATTAACATTATTGAAAAGAATGATTTGATTGTATCTGCACCTGGTGTTTTATTTAGAAAAGACAAATCAAGTATCGTTTGTGAAATTTTAGCTGATTGGTTTGCTAAAAGACAAGAATATAAAAAGTTGATGAAAAAAGCATATAAGGAAGATAACGATCCTGTTATGGGCGCTTTTTATGATAGACGTCAACATGCTTATAAAATTAAATTAAATGACGTTTATGGTGTATTTGCTATTAATGGTTGGAGATACACAGATGGAAATAAATTTATTAGTAAAGCAATTACTTTAACTGGTCAAAGATTAACTCAAGAATCTATTAAGTTTGTAAATAAATGGATGAATAATGAATTAGGTACAGTAGATAAAGACTATATTGTTACTTCTGATACTGACTCACTATTTATTCAATGTAAAGATTTAATTTTATCTCGTAAACCAGAATTAGCTACTGCTGATCAAGAAACAATTGTTCAAGAAGTATTAAAAGTAGCTACTGAAGTTCAAAAATTAGCAAATGATAATCTACATATTTTAGTACAAGAATTATTTAATGTTAAATATCCTAATGAACCTCATTATTTTGAGTTAAAACAAGAAGTTGTACTTGATAGAGGTTATTTTGCAGGTAAGAGGAGATACGCCCAACATATTGTTAATAAAGAAGGTGTACCTGTAAATGAATTGGATGTTAAAGGTTTGGACCTAATGAAATCAAATTTCCCACCTTTATTTAAACAGTTTGGAGAACATATTATTAATGAAATTATGTTTGGTAAACCTAAAGAAGATATGGATAAACAAATCCTTGAATTTAGGAATGAATTAAGAACTATTGATTGGAAAAAAATTCTTAAACCAACTGGTCTAAAGAAAATGAGAGAATATATAGCATCACCTCCTAGAGCAGGTGAAGTATTTTCTAAATTAGCTTTAAAATGTCCTATTAATACTAAAGCAGCTATTTTCTCTAATGATATTTTGAGATTTAGAGGTTTAGATAAAAAATATCCAACGTTCCAAGTAGGTGATAAAATTTATATAGTATATTTAAAAGACAACCCATATCGAATAGATGTTATGGCTTTAAATGGATACAATGATGCTCCTGAATTATTAGAATTTGCTGAAAAATACATTGATAGAGATGGTCTTTTCGACTCAGTTATGAAAAATAAATTAGAATCATTATATTCAGACTTAGGATGGGGTGCAGTAGTGTTAAACCAAAATATAAACAAATTTTTTAAATTTTAAAGATGATAAATAAATTAGACTTAGTAAGTATTATTTCAAAGTATTACCTAAACGGAATGAATGAAGCCGTTAAATGGGAAATCAAAGATAATAACTTAACAATTAAATTTACCTCTCCAGATAGATCAATGATTGGAGTTGTAACTTATGAAGGATTTGAATTAGAAGATTCAAATGTTGGTATCAGTAATACTACTCAATTAAATAAACTATTAGCTATTACAAATGGTTATTTAAATTTAGAATATCATAAACAACATAAAATGATTACTAAACTTATTGTAGCTGATAATCAATTCACTCTTAATTATGCTTTAGCTGATACTATGATTATTCCTAAAGCAGGTGAATATATTGGTGATGGTCAATATAATATTGAAGCTACATTAGATAACGAAAGTATAAACGCTATAGTTAAAGCCAAATCAGCACTCGCAGATACTGATACAGTTGTATTTAAGCCGTTTATAAACGCTGATAATGAGTTACAATTAGAAATGTTGTTTGGAGGTAATATTGAACACTCAAATAAAGTATCATTTTATCTTCCAAATATTGAAACTAACAATTTACCTAAAGATTTTAAAGCACACTACAATTCTAATTTAATTAAAGAGATTATGTATTGTAATAAAGATGTTCCTAATGGTGTGATGGGGATTAATTTAGACGGTGTTATGAGGTTGTTTTTTGATAGTGGTAAACTTAAAAGTGAGTATTATTTAGTCGCTAAAGAACTTTAATCTAATATATTTATATCAAATTATGGTTTTCGATTTAATTAAGGTTGGTGACAGTTTATATACTGTTGAAAGAAAAATCTCTGAAAGTAAGGGAGTAGATGTAGAAAAATTTAAAGCATCTACTAATTGCACTAATGTTTTTAGAAAAGACGGGTTACTTTATTTTTGTCGCATTGTAGAAGAAGCACAAATTGTTGAAGATGAACCACTAGAAGAATTACCTGCTCCTGAAGAAAGTTTGGAAGAACAATAAGTTTTTGTTATATTAATGTTATGAGTACTGAAAAAGAATATACCCGGTTTATCAATGATCCTGCTATGGAGCCCTATTTTATCTCTATGGATGATAATTGTATGACAGTTAACTTAAAAGTAATGCCTGATTCTCGTTATAGTGATTCTAAAAAAGAATACACTAAAATTATAGGACATTACAGCAACTTACCTTCCGCATTAAAATCTATCGCCAAAGATAAAACTAATGGCAAATCCTATGAGTCATTAAGAGAATACATTGACGAATATAATTCAATCATTGAAAATTTAAATAAAATAATTTAATATGTTACAAGCAGTTTATAACGCAATTATCGTAAAACCTCTAGAATCAGAGGAAACCTCATATGGAGGCATTATTGTTCCTGATTTAGGAAATGAGAAAAACAAAATGGGAAAAGTAATTTCTGTTGGTAAAGGTCACTATTCAGTTACTGGGACCTGGATTTCAACTGAATTACAAGTTGGGGATGTTGTTGTATTACCAACAATGGGATTCACTAAATTAGATTATGAAGGTGAAGAATATTGGGTTGGTGTTGAAAATCAAGTTTTAGCAAAAGTAAATAAAGAAAATGAGTAAGATTATAGAATTTGGTCCTGATGGACGTAAAAAATTAGCAGAAGGTATTGAAAAATTATCAAATGCTGTGACCGCTACTTTAGGTCCAAACGGTAGAAATGTAGTAATTGCTAATGGAGGTATTCCTCAATCTACTAAAGATGGTGTTACTGTAGCTAAATCAATCACTTTAGAAGACCCAATTGAAGAAGTTGGTGTTCAAATGGTTAAACAAGCAGCTATTAAAACTGCTGAATCAGCAGGTGATGGTACTACCACATCTACTCTATTAGCTTCAGAAATGATTAAAGCTGGTTTATCTGAATTAAGTAATGATCGTAATGCTGTTGAGATTAAAAGACAAATGGATATTGCTGTAAAACAAGTAATTGGTGCTTTACATGATGAAATTAAACAAGATATTTCATCTGAAGAGCAACTTAAACAAATTGCTACTATTTCAGCAAATAATGATCCTGAAGTAGGAGAGTTGATTGCAACAGCAATGCAAAAAGTAGGTCGTGAGGGTGTAGTGTTTATTGAAGAATCTAAAAATGGAGAAACATATCTTGAAACAGTAGAAGGTATGCAGTTTGATAGAGGTTATAAATCACCTTATTTCGTAACTGATAATAACTCAATGAGTACTACGATTAATGATCCTTATATCTTAATTGCCGATAAAAAATTCACTACTGTAAAAGAGTTGTTGCCTATTCTAGAAGCAGTATCAAACCAAAATAAACCATTGGTATTAATTGCTGAAGATATTGATGGTGAAGCATTAGCTACTTTAATTGTAAACAAAGCAAGAGGTATTTTAAAAGTTGTAGCAGTTAAAGCTCCTGATTTTGGAGATCGTAGAAAATTGTTACTTGAAGATATTGCTATCATGACTGGTGGTCAAGTGTTTAGTACTGAAAAAGGTATGAAACTTGATAAGTTTAGTTGGGATTGGTTTGGTCAAGCAAGAGTAGTTACAGTAAATAAAGATGAAACTACTATTGTTGATGGTAAAGGTGATACTGAAAAGATTCAACAACGTATTGAAGAGTTACAAACTCAAATTGATAAAGCACAATCACCATATGAAAAAGAAAAATTACAAGAACGTTTAGCTAAATTTATTGGTGGCGTAGCAATTGTACATGTAGGTGGATTTACTGAAGCAGAAATGCGTGAGAAAAAAGATCGTGTTGATGATGCTTTACAAGCTACTAAAGCCGCTCTAGAAGAAGGTATCGTACCAGGTGGTGGATCTGCTTTATTACATGCTCGTGAACATATTGAACGAACTAATATTGGTGCTGATATTGTTTATAAAGCTTGTGGTGCTCCATTTAAGAAAATTTTAACAAATGCTGGTATTGATCAAGAGTATATTTTTCATGCTATGAATGAAATTAGAACTGCTGAATATTGGACAGGTTATAATCTAAGAATGGATGAATTTGTAGATATGAAAGTAGCAGGAATTATTGATCCAGCTAAAGTAACTCGTACAGCACTTGAAAATGCCGTATCAGTAGCAGGAACAGTATTGTTAACAGAAGCTGTTGTGGTTGATAAACCTTCCGATAAAAAAGATGACGGTGGGTTTGGAGACATGATGGGAATGATGTAAATTAACGATTATGCAGGACGCAGTAGGTCTTATAGGTAAACAGATTCAAATTGATGAAATCAATTATAGAATCAAGGATTTTTATTTTGTACCGGGAACAAATTATTTGTATGTAGGTTTAATGAAGTCTGATTATGTGACTGTTAACTACAGATATGAAGACCTACTGCCTTACCTGATTAAACAAATTGAGTTATGAGTAAAACAGAAATTCAAGAAAAATTAATTGAAATTGCGATACGTAAGGCACCTGGTGATAATTGGAAAGTACATGGTACTGAAGTAATCCAACATTCATTAACTGATGCTTTAGAAGCTTGGTTCCAATTAGCTACAATTAAACCTAAAGCATTCAGACTAGATTTGGCTTCAGGTAGACTTTATGCTATATTAACTGAGGAAGTTGAAATCCCAAAACCAGAAGTAAAACGTTATAACATATATGGTGACTACTAAAGAACATACTATTTTCGTAGAAAAATACAGACCTAAAACACTTGACACTTATATCTGTGATGAACAGATTCGTGAAAAAATTCAAGAGTTTATCACTAATCAAGATATTCCTCATTTAGGATTTTTTGGATTACAAGGTTCTGGTAAATCTACTTTAGCAAAAATATTAGTTAATAATATTGATTGTGATTTTATCTATCTAAACGCTACTGAAAATAGAGGTATGGATGATATTAAAGAAAAAGTAGGTTCGTTTGCTTCAACTCGTAGTTTCAAACCATTAAAGATTGTTATTCTAGATGAATCAACTCATATTCTTCAAGCATCACAAGTATTGCTTTTGAATATGATTGAAACTAATAGTTTAACTACTCGTTTTATTCTTACAGGTAACTATCCTGAAAGGTTAATTCCACCATTGAGAAGTCGTTTACAAGAATTCAAATTAACTCCTCCATCTAAAAAAATAGTAGCAAAACATGTTTATGAAATTTTAAATAAAGAGGAAGTAGAATTTAATATTGAAGATTTAGCCTCTATAGTAAATAGTTCATATCCTGATTTTAGAAAGATTATTAATGATTGTCAAAAATATATTGTAGACAATAAATTAGTAATTCCTAAAACATTAGGTAAAAATGAAGATGTTCAAAGTAAAATATTAGATGCTTTAAAAAAACCATCTAATAAAACGTTTAATGAAATTAGACAGATTATCGCAGATAATGATTTATCTTCGTTTGAAGACGTTTTTAAACACTTATATGAACATATTAATGAGTATGCTGTTGGGTGTGAGGGACAAATAGCAATCATCATAAATGAATGCCTATATCAAGCTAATTTTAGAGTTGATTTAGAAATTAACTTCATGTCTGGTATTTCTAAAATAATTGAAGTAATTAAAACTAATAAAATATTATAATATGAAAAATAATCAAATGAACCTTAACATCGATTTGTCTAAGACAACATCAGTAGAAACCCCATCAGGAGGTAAAATTTGGAGCCAAGGAGTTATTCTCCGTAAAGTATCTCGTTTTGTAGTAGGTGCTGATGAAGATGCTCTTATTCCAATTCCAGTATTTTATGATGTTGAAAGTGGAGAAATCTTACTTGAAACATTACCTAAGGAATTAAGAAAAGAATACGGCGGTGACAATATTTGATTTTCTTAAAGAAATAACAGGTAAGAAAAAACAATGGTCTTCATTTAGTGAAGAGGATCAAAAACAATTTAACCCTTATATGGTTCATAGATACATTAGTATGTATGAACCTTATATAGAGGTTGCAAACATTGCTCAACTCCTCCCTCAAAATGATAAAGAAAAAATATATCAATTTTATTGCAGTATGATACCAAAAAATAACGTATGGTTAAAGTATATTAAAGGTTCTAAGAAAAAACCTAATGAAGCTGTATTGAAATATATAGCTGAATATTATACTGTTTCTTTAGGTGAGGCGGAAGATTACATCTATATTTTAAAAGAAGAGGGAGTAGCGAATGTTTTAGAAAAATTTGGATTAAGTGAAAAAGAAATTAAAAAACTATTAAAAGAAATTAAATGACAAAAAATAGCGACATTTATGGACATCGATTTGATGCTCCAAGTACTCGAACTATAATCAAAACAGATTCAATTGTTGATTCAGTTATTGATGAACATATTAAACGAGCACAAATGGGTAAAGAAAAATACAATAACACTTTAGATAGAACAGATCTATCTGTTATTGATTATTTACAACATGCTAAAGAAGAAGCAATGGATTTAGCTTTATACTTAGAAAAAACAATCCAGTTGCTTAAAGGTAAAAAATAGTTTTGGGTAAAAAGAAAAAAATACCACCAATTGTAAAACAAATTAAGAAACATACTCTTAAAGAAATCAATTATGCTTTTGAAAAAGCGATTTCTTACAGTCAGATGTCTATGTTTTTAACTTGTCCTCATAAATGGGCTCTACAATATAGAGACGGTCATTATACATCTGAACAGTCTATCCATATGACCTTCGGAACTGCATTACATGAGGCTATACAACATTATATAACAACTATATATGAAGTTAGCGGCGCGGCTGCTGATAGAATTGATATAGAAGAATATTTTGAGGAACGTTTTAGGGAAACCTATTTAAAAGATTATAAATCTAATAAAAATGTTCATTTCTCTAATTCGTTTGAAATGAGAGAATTTTTTGAAGATGGATTAGCTATTTTAAATTTCATTAAGAAAAAACGAGGTGGTTATTTTGGTAGAAAAGGTTGGCATTTAATAGGATGTGAGGTACCTATTTTATTAAATCCTCACTCTGAATATAAGAATATTTTATATAAAGGTTATTTGGATGTTGTTTTATATAATGAAACTTATAACGAGTTCATAATTTTAGATATCAAAACCTCTAAAAAAGGATGGGATGATAAAACTAAAAAAGATGAAAATAAACAACTACAATTAATTTTATATAAAAAATTCTTTAGCCAACAATTTGGAGTACCTGAAGAAAGCATAAGTGTTAAATTCTTCATAGTAAAAAGAAAAGTATGGGAGGAATCACCTTACCCTATATCCAGGATACAAGAATTTGTTCCTGCAAGCGGTAAAGTTAAAATGAATAAAGCAACTAATTCAATTAAATCATTTATAGAGGAAGTGTTTAACCATGATGGTTCTCATAAAGATAAATCATTTGAACCAAATCCTAGTAAATGGAACTGTACTTTTTGTAGCTTTTCAAATAGACCAGATTTATGTCCTAAAGCATACAAAGCATTACCAGCAGGTTAACTTATAAGGATAATTCAATATTTATAATTAGTATGATAGGAATTTATAAAATAATTAATCCTGAAGGTAAAATTTATATAGGTTGTTCTACTGATTTAGATAAAAGAAAATCTACATATTCTTATATGGATTGTAAATCCCAACCTAAATTATATGACTCTTTAAATAATTTTGGATGGGAAAACCATATTTGGAAAGTTATAGAAGAATGTTCTAAAGAACAATTATTTGATTTGGAAAAATATTATATTAATAAATACAATTCATACAATAATGGTTTAAATTCAAATCTTGGAGGTTATGGAACTATTTACCATTCTGAAGAAACTAAATCTAAAATTAGTAAATCTAGAAAAGGTTGGGTACCTTCAAAAGAAAGAGGAGAAAAAATAAGTAATAAAATTAAAGGCAGAAAATATACTGAAGAACATAAAAATAAAATAAGTGAAAAAACTAAAGGAAAACCAAAGGGATTTAAAGGTAGAGTATCTCCTAATAAAGGAAATTCTTATTCCATAGAAGTAAGAACTAAAATGAGCCAACTTAAATCCTCTACAGTTTTGACAGAAGAAACTAAATTAAAAATGTCTAAAAGTAATTGGAAACGTACTAAAATAGAACAATATAGTTTAGAAGGAAAATTTATAAAATTATGGGATTGTATTAGTGATGCTAAAAAATGGTTAGGAAAAGGAGACATTCAAGGATGTCTTAAAGGAAAACAAAAAACTGCAGGAGGTTTTGTTTGGAAATATATATCTTAGGGAATCTTGATATATTTATATATAACAAAACAATAAAGATTATGACAAATAAAAAGGATATGACATTAACCTCTGTAAAAGTACAGAGTGAGTTATTTGAACAGTTCAAAATTAATTGTGTTAAGTACAAATTTTCTTTACAAAAGCTTGCAGACCGTGCTATTCATTTATATATTACGGATGAAGATTTTAGAAAAAAGATACATAGTCACAATAATTTAGACATTAAAGATTAAAATTAAGTTACATGAAAGATAAATTAGGTTATTTACCTCCTGAACAGAGGAAGAAGATCTTGCTTATCTGTGATGACATTAGAGTTCATTCAGGTATTGCAACAGTTGCTAGAGAAATTGTTATTCATACAGCACATCATTTTAATTGGGTTAACATAGCAGGAGCTATCCAACATCCAGAAAAAGGACAAAAATTTGATGTAAGTGCGGATACAAACAAAACAGCAGGTATTGAAGATTCATCAGTATTTTTATATCCAGTAGATGGATATGGTGATGCTGATCTTATTAGACAAATAATTAAATTAGAAAACCCAGACGCTATTATGTTAATTACTGATCCTCGTTATTTTGTTTGGTTATTCCAAATTGAAAATGAAATCAGAAAACATATTCCTATTACTTATTTAAACATTTGGGATGATTACCCAGCACCAATTTATAATAAACCGTTTTATGAAGCCTGTGATTTGTTAATGGGTATTTCAAAACAAACCGTAAATATTAATAAAATTGTTTTAGGTGATAAAGCTGATAATAAAATTATTACTTATGTACCTCATGGTTTAAATGATGAAATTTTTAAACCTCTAGATAAAAACAATTCAGATTTAAAAGAATTTAAAAAGTATTTATTTAAAGGAAAAACATATGATTTTGCTTTACTATTTAATTCTAGAAATATTAGACGTAAACAAATTCCAGATACTATTTTAGCATACAAATACTTTATAGATCAATTATCAGAATCAGAAGCTAAAAAATGTGCTTTAGTATTACATACTGAACGTGTTAGTGAACATGGTACTGATTTAGATGCTGTAATTGAATTATTATGTAATGATGAAAAATATAATGTAATCTTTACAGATGCTAAATTTGACGCTCATCAAATGAACTTATTGTATAATAGTACAGATGCTCAAATTTTATTAACATCTAATGAAGGTTGGGGATTAAGTATTACAGAAGCTATTTTAGCAGGAAGACCTATTATTGCAAACGTAACAGGTGGTATGCAAGATCAAATGAGATTTGAAGATGAAGATGGTAATTGGTTTACTCCATCACCTGAAGTGCCTTCAAACCATACTGGTAAGTATAAAAAACATGGTAAATGGGCTTTTCCAGTTTATCCAACTTCTAGAACATTAGTTGGTTCACCTCCAACACCTTATATCTGGGATGATACTTGCAAACCAGAAGATGCTGCTGAACAAATTAAAGCTATTTATAATTTAACTCCTGAAGAAAGACAAGAATTAGGATTAGCAGGTAGAGAATGGGCTACAAGTGATGAAGCAGGATTCACTTCAACTCATCAAGCTGAAAGAGTTATTAATGCTTTTGCTTCATTATTTAATTCTTGGAAACCAAGAGAAAAATATGAATTGATTAACGTAAATGAATATCCTGATAGAACATTAAAACATAGTTTATTATATTAAAATGAAACCGTTATTTATAATTAGTTGCCCTATAGATACCTATTCTGGTTATGGTGCTCGCTCTCGTGATTTAGTTAAAGCAATAATTGAATTAGACAAATATGATGTTCAAATATTGCCTCAACGTTGGGGAGGTACACCTTGGAACTTTATTGAAGATCATAAAGAGGAATGGGGATTTTTACAAAAACATTTATTACTTGCTCCACAATTACCTAAACAACCTGAGATTTGGGCTCAAGTAACTATTCCAAATGAATTTCAACCTATTGGAAAATACAATATTGGCTTTACAGCTGGTATTGAAACAACACTTTGTGCTCCAGATTGGATTGAGGGGATTAATAGAATGGATGTTACTTTTGTTTCATCAGAACATTCTAAAAAAGTATTTGAAGAAAGTAAATTTGAACAAAGAGATCCACAAACAAACCAAATGGTTAAATTAATTGAATTACAAAAACCAGTTGAGGTATTATTTGAAGGAGCAGATTTAAATACTTATTTACCTATTTCTTCTGAAGAAGTAACAGATATTAATTTAGATAGTGTTAAAGAACAATTTGCTTACTTGTTTGTAGGACATTGGATTAATGGAGATTTAGGTGAGGATAGAAAAAATGTAGGTTTATTAATTAAAGCGTTTTATGAAACCTTTAAAAATAAATCTAAAAAACCAGCATTAATTTTAAAAACATCTCATGCTGGTTCGTCTTATGTTGATAGAGAAGAAATTATTAAAAAAATTAAACAGATTAAAAAAACAGTAAATTCTAAAGATTTACCTAATATTTATCTTCTACATGGTGAGTTTACTGATAAGGAAATGAATCAACTTTATAACCATCCAAAAGTTAAAGCTATGATTAGTTTAACTAAAGGTGAAGGTTATGGACGTCCGTTGCTTGAGTTTACTTTAAGTAAAAAACCATTAATTACTACAGGATGGTCAGGACATATAGATTTCTTAAATTCTGAATTTACTAATTTAATTTCAGGACAATTAACTCCTGTTCATCCAAGTGCCGCTAACCAATGGTTATTAAAAGAGGCAATGTGGTTCACTCCAGATAATGGTCAAATAGGTTTTTACTTAAAAGATGTATTTGAAAATTATAAAAATTATACTGATAAAGCTAAACGTCAAGCTTATAGAAGTAAAACTGAATTTAGTTTTGATAAAATGAAAGAAACAATTAATAGTTATTTAACTAAATATATTCCTGAATTTCCAAAACAAGTCCAAATCCAGTTACCTCAATTAAAGAAAATTGAATTACCTAAAAAAATAGAAATTAAAAATGGATAACTTAATAATTTGTGATCGTTGCGGTTCAGACGCATGTTACGTAGATGAAGTAAATCAAGACATCAAAACATATTTTTGTTATGGATGTGGTTTTCAAACTAACTCTTTAATGAAAGAAGGTGAGGATTTCTATAATAAACAAATAGAAATTTTACCTGAATTGTATAAAGATTTATTCCACACTGATGAACATGGTAAAATTTGGATGCCATCAGCAGTAAACGTTCCTGATCAAGGTATGGTATTTGCTAATGGTTCAGGTATTACTAGTTGGGGTTGGAGTGCTGTTAAAGCAGTTCCTGTTAAGGAAGAAGAAAAATCTAAATACCCAATTCCTCATCAACCAGGAAAATTTTATGAGTACAGAATGGATATGAGTACAATGAAAAATTTCCATGAGCGTGATTATATGGAAGCCCTTTCATATATTGGGATATTACCGGAGTAAAATGTTTTTCAATCCTTGTTCAATCTTTATTTTTCTTTTAATATTTATAATAAATAAATGGGGCGTTTAAAAAAATATCTAACTGAAGAAGAAAAGTTAGTTGTTAAAAAACAACGTGCTTATGATTATTATTGGAAGAATAAAGAAAAACAAGATGAAAGAGCAAAACAAAGATATCAATCTAAAAAGAAAATGTCCTGATTGTAGTAAAGATTTATATTACAGTTCAAAAAATAATTTTAACACTGCAATTAAGTTAAATAAAGTTTGTAAAAGTTGTTCCTATAAAAAAAGCAAAAATGGAAGAATTAAATCATTTTGTATTTCTTGTAATAATGAATTTGAACATTTTATATCAGATGGGATAAGAAAATTCTGCAGTAGAAAATGTTTTGATATTGGTAAAAACAAAACAAATTTATGTAAACCAAAAACTAAAGAAACAAAATTTAAAATAAGTCAAAAATTAAAAGGAAGAATAATATCTGAAGATCAAAAAATAAATCATGGAATATTCATGAGAACAAGATTTGGTGAGTTAGGTATAAAAGGAAAATTCAAACCTAATTTTAATCCAAATGCTTGTGTTTTAATAGAAGAATATGGAAAACAAAATGGATATAATTTTCAACATGCTTTAAATCATGGGGAATATTATATAAAAGAATTAGGGTATTGGGTAGATGGTTATGATAGTGAAAAAAATGTTGTTATAGAATTTTATGAAGAATGGCATCGTAAAACAAAACAAAAAGAAAAAGATCAAAAAAGAAAAGAATTAATAATGAAAACTTTGAATTGTAAATTCATTATATTGTATTGGAATAATAAAATAGAAATATGCAACCTAAAATAACAATAGGGGTGACCGTTTGTAATGAGGTAAAGGAACTAGAGGCTTTGTTGGAACATTTAGAAGACAAAGCCTTAGCTCCTGAGTATGAAATCGTAATTCAAATTGACCAAGATAACTACACTGAAGAAGTATTAAGTGTTATTGTCGGTAAAGGAATAAAACATTGGTTTTATCCCCTTAATAAGGATTTCGCTTCATATAAAAATGAACTTAAAAAACATTGTTCAGGAGAATTTATCTTCCAAATTGATGCTGATGAATTAGTTGCTCCTGAAATGTTAGAATTATTGCCTAAAATTATTGAGGCAAACCCAGAAGTTGATTTGTATTATGTTCCTAGAATTAATACTGTAAGTGGTATCACTCAGGAGCATGTACATAGATGGGGTTGGAGGTATGAAAATGAAAGAGTTAATTGGCCTGACTATCAAACTAGGATTTATAGAAACAGTAAAGATATTAATTGGAAAAATAAAGTTCATGAGGTTATTGAAGGGTTTAAACAATTCACTTTTCTACCAGCTGTTGATGAATTAGCTTTAATTCATCCTAAATCAATTGAACGGCAAGAAAAACAAAACCAGTTTTATAATACATTATGAAAATAAAAACTGCTCATTTTGATAAAAAAAGTTTTGAAGATAAACTACAACATTTATCCCATATAGATTTTTCATTGTTTGTAGAAACAGCTCCACAATCTCAAGATGAATTATCTTCTATTAATATAATTTCATTCCAAGAACCAAATGAGTATTTTGGTCTCCATGATTGGGTTATTCAAAATAAAGACTTATTCCAAATAATTTTAACTCAAAGCGATAGAGTATTAAATAATTGTGATACCGCTATTTTTCAACCTTTTGGACATACTTGGTTAAAACCAGACCAATATGAAAAAGAACATGATAAAGAATTTAAATTAGCTCATTTACAAGGTAAATTACTTAAAACATATGGTCATTCATTAAGACATCAAGTAACATCTAGAAAAAATGAATTTACTATTCCTACTAAGTTTTATGAGACTTATGGAAATAGAAATAATATTGAAGATGCTCGATTAGGTAAAGAGTTTATATTTGGTGATTCACAATTTGGAGTAGTAATTGAAAATGTTTCTTATAGAGGTTATTTTAGTGAAAAAATATTAGATTGTTTTTTATTAAAGACTATTCCTTTATATTGGGGTTGCTCGAACATAGGAGATTTTTTTGATATAAACGGTATTATATCGTTTAGTAACGTAGACGATTTAATTCATATATCAAACAATTTAACAGAAGAGTTTTATGATTCTAAAAAAGAAATAATTAATAAAAATTGGAAATTAGCTTTAAATTATGTAAATTACGAGCAAAACATAGTTAATACAATCACAGACATCTTTAAACACAACAATATTATATGAAAAAAGTATGGTACGCTCCTTATAAGTTTGAGTCTTATGGGGAAGAAGAAATTAAAGCCGTAGAAGAATCTCTACGCTCAGGCTGGTTAGGTGGACAAGGACCTAAGTCAGTTGAATTTGAAGAAAAAATTGCTAAACGTTTTGGTAAGAAATTTGGAGTATTTGTTAACTCCGGTTCATCAGCATGTTTGTTAGCTATTGCTTCTTTGGATTTACCTAAAGGATGTAGTATTATTACTCCTGCTTGTACATTTTCAACTACATTAGCTCCTATTATTCAATTAGGTTATAAACCTAAATTTGTAGATGTAGGATTAAATGATTATGTAGCTGATATTGATCAAGTAGTAGCTGCTATTACATCTGATGTAAAAGCTATTATGTTACCTAATTTGATTGGTAATAAACCAGATTGGGCTAAACTAAAGCAAGAAATTAAATTGTTAGGTAGAACAGATATCATTTTGATTGAAGATTCAGCTGATACAATTACTGAAACACCTGAAACAGATGTAGCAACAACTAGTTTTTATGCCTCACACGTAATTACAGCAGGTGGTGTTGGTGGTATGGTAATGTTTAATGATAAAAAACACGTTACTAAGTGTCTACAATACAGAGACTGGGGTAGATTGGGTGATGATTCGGAAATTATGGATGATCGTTTTAATCACAGTGTAGACGGTATTCCTTATGACCACAAGTTCTTATATTCTGTATTAGGATACCATATGAAAGCTTGTGAAATGAATGCTGCGTTTGGATTAGTTCAATTACACCGTTTTGAAAAATTCTCTCAAATTCGTAGAGAAAATATTGAACGTTACATTGAAAATCTTCAAGGTGTAGGTGATTTGATCTTACCAGATGATTCTATTCAACCAAACTGGTTAGCAATTCCTTTACAAACAGAAAAACGTTATGAATTACTTAACTTCCTAGAAGATAATAATATCCAAACACGAGTAACATTCGCTGGAAACGTAACACGTCACCCTGTTTATAGAGAGTATTTACAGTCATTTGAAAACGCTGATACTATTATGAAAAACGGTTTCTTGTTAGGTGCACACCACGGAATGACTGTTGAGGATGTAGATTACGTTTGTGGTAAAATTAAAGAATTTTTTAATAAATAAATTATGATTAAAGTAAGTGATGTTGTTGCTGAATTTTTAAAGCATAAACAAATAGATACTGTATTTGGTATCATTGGTTCGGCTAATTCTCATATTTTTGATTCAATTCAAAATCTAGGATATACAAAAATTATTTGTACACATCACGAACAAGCCGCAATTATGGCAATGGCTGCTTATTACCGAGCATCAGGTAAATTATCAGCAGCCATTGTAACTGCGGGGGCAGGAGCTAGTAATGCTATTACTGGAGTTATAAGTAACTGGGCAGATTCTATTCCTGGATTTATTATTTCAGGACAAGAACCAAGTACATACCTTGATATTCATAAAAATTTAAGGATGTATGGTACTCAAGGATTCAGTGCTTATGAAATGGTTAAAAATGTTACTAAATATAGTAATGTATTAACTAATCCAAACACAATACAAGCTGAACTAGAAACACTATATAATATTAGTGTATCTGGAAGACCAGGTCCAACATGGTTAGATATTCCTTTAGATTCTCAAGCAAAAAAGGTTAAATTTAAAAGTTTTAGTAATTATTCTAATAAATCTTTAAGAATAACAGATGCTTATACTTATGCTGATGATATTATTAAATTAATAAATCAATCAAAACGTCCCCTTGTATTAGGTGGAATGGGTATTAAGTTAAATAATGCTAAAGATAAATTTAAAAAGTTTATTAACGCAACTCAATTACCTACTACATTAAGTTGGTCAGGAATTGATTTATTACCTACTAATCATAGTTGTAATTATGGAAGATTTGGTTTGTATGGTCAACGAGCCGCTAATTTTATAGCTCAAAATGCTGATTTGATTGTAGTTTTAGGAAGTAGATTAGCTCTACCTCAAGTAGGATACGATTTTAGTCAGTTTGCTAGAGGAGCTAAAATTGTAGTAGTTGATATTGATGAATTAGAATTAAATAAATACGAACGAACCATTAAATATAATCATGATGTAAGTATTGTTTTAGACAAATTATTAGAAAATGTTACTAAAATCAATCCTGATATTAGTGAATGGAAAACTAAATGTGATTACTATCGTACTGAATATCCAATAATCAATGATGATTATAAAGACGACAAATATGTTAATTCATATAGTTTTGTAAATACACTAACCCAAAAACTATCAGACGATGAAATTATAGTTACTGATATGGGTACAGGTTTATTAAGTGGTCATCAAGCAGGTCATTTAAAGGAAAACCAAACCATGTTTACAAGTCAAGGTTTAGGTGAAATGGGTGTTGGTTTACCTTATGCTATTGGAGCAGCGTTTGCTGAACCAAATAAACAAATCACTTGTTTAAACTGTGATGGGGGTATAATGATGAACCTTCAAGAATTACAAACCATAGTACAACATAACCTTCCAGTTAAAATATTCATTTTTAATAATGATGGGTATTTAATGATTAAACATACTCAAAAATTATTCTTTAATGGACGTTATAACTCCGTAGATTCTAGTACAGGAATCCAACTACCAGAATTTGAAAGAATTGCTTATGGTTTTAATATTCCTTATGTTAGAATAGATAGAATTAAGGATTTAGATGGAATGAATTTAAATTATAACTCTCCTGTTATTATTGAAGTGTTTATGGATCCTGAACAAAATTTTATACCTAAAGTAAAAGGTGTAATATTAGAAGATGAATCAATTTTTGCTCCACCATTAGAGGAAATGTCTCCATTATTGCCTTTTGAAACTATTCAAAAAGAAATGATAGTAGATATTAGTGAAAAATCAAAACAAATCAAAAGATGAAAATATTAATTACAGGAGCCAATGGTTATATAGGCAAGTCTTTAACTAATGCTCTAAAAAATGAATATGAAGTAACTACTTTAACTAGACAAAACGCTGATTTAACTAATGCTGAACAAGTTAAAGAATATTTTAAAGATAAATATTTTGATGTAGTTATCCATTGTGCTATTGAAGGTGGTTATAGATTAGAAAAAGATGGACCTGAGGTTATAGATAATAATTTAAAAATGTATTATAATCTTTTAGATAATAAAACACACTTTAATAAATTATTTCATTTCGGTTCAGGAGCAGAAAAACAAGATACATTTTATGGTTTAAGTAAAAAAGTAATAAACGAATCCCTTCAGAATAAAGATAATTTTTATAATATAAGAATATTTGCTGTATTTGATGAAAATGAAAATGATGCTAGATTTATTAAAACAAATATTCGTAAGTATATTAATAAAGAAGATATAGAAATATTTGTTAATAAGTATATGGATTTCTTTTATATGGAAGACTTTATTACGTTAATAAAATATTGTATATTAACAGATAATTTACCTAAAATTGTAGAATGTAGTTATAACCATTCTCCAACTTTATATGATGTAGCCCAACTTATTAACGAATTAAATAACCATAAAGTAAATATTAATATTAAAAATTGGGAATTAGCACCTTCATTTAATGGTAAGTTTGTAGATTTAGATTTAAAATTTATTGGTTTAAAACAAGGTATAAAAAACGTTTACGAGAAATTAAAAAATGAATATTAAAATAGCAACACACATAATGCCTTGGGACATTGATTATGCTTTATTGATGTTTACTCAATTAAAAAAATCCCAATACCACTTACCAGAAAATGTTAATATAACTATAGATGTTGAATTAAATCTTTCTAGTTATGTTATTAATTGGGAAGAAAGTAAATTACCAAAAGAGTATTTTATTGAAAAATATAACACATTGTTGCTATTATTAGATGGTTATAACGTGGTTACAAATGTATATAACGGTGACGAGTTACATGGTCATCTAGATCAACAACGTCGGATAGTATCGCCTGAAATAGACTATTATATGAGTATATGTCCTGATGTTTATTTTAGTGAATTAACTATTCCTTTATTAATTCAGGGGGCAGCTCAAATAAAAAATAAATATTTTGTTTTAAGTCCTCAACATAGAAAACTAACTGATCCTAGTTGGGATCCTACTACTGATACTTCTTATTTAGATATACCTTATGATAAATGTAATAAAATAAGTATTTTTGATATAAGAAATAATAATAAACAAAATAATAAAATCACTATAGACCCAGTATCAAATGTTAAATTTGCTGGTTGGTGTGACATTTATAGTAAAGATTTTTATGAGGAATTAGTTCCTATACATGAAGATTGGAATGGATATGGTCCTTGGGATTGGTATAGTATGATTTTAATTAATTATTCTAAACAATTTAGTATTGATTTTCAACAATATGTTTTAAGAGGACAAACAATAGGAGATTATTGGACCGGCAATTGGAAAGAAAAAGATGGACTATCAGGCTATTATAAAAATCTAATAGTAAGAAATGAAATACCTAGTCAAAGAGATACATTTGAAGCTAACATGGAACAGTATGTTAAAAAAGGTATTTTAATGTTAAAAGAAAAAGGAATTATATGATTAAATTAGTTATATTTGATTTAGATGGAGTTTTAGTTGAAGCTAAAAATATTCATTTTGAAGCTTTTAATAAAGCATTAGGTGAATATGCTATTAGTTGGGATGAACATTTATCTATTTACGATGGATTAAAAACAAACCAAAAATTAGATATGCTTCATGAACGTAAGGGTTTACCTAAAGAATACTTTACTAGTATTTGGAACAATAAACAAAAATATACTTTAGAAGCATTAACTAATCTAGAAAAGGATGAAAATTTATATTCAACAATTCAAAATTTATCTTTAGATGGTTATAAATTAGCTGTATGTTCTAATAGCATACGTAAAACTATTTTAACAGTATTATCTAAATTAGGTATTATTGAATTTTTTGATTTAATATTATCAAATGAGGATGTAAAAAATAGCAAACCACACCCTGAAATCTATTGGAAAGCAATATCAGAAATGAGTTGTTTACCTGAAGAAACATTAATTGTTGAGGATTCACCTTATGGACTATTATCTGCCTCTAGATCAAAATCCCATATACTTAGAGTAGGTTCCCCAAAAGAAGTTACTTATATTAACATAAAGAATAAAATTAATACTATTAAAGAAAATTATAATATGAAGTCACCTGCTTGGAGAGATGAAAAATTAAATGTACTTATTCCTATGGCTGGAGCCGGTTCTAGATTTGAACAAGCTGGTTATACATTTCCTAAACCACTTATTGAGGTTAGGAATAAACCAATGATTCAAGTTGTAGTAGATAATTTAAATATCAAAGCAAACTATATCTATATTGTCCAGAAAAAACATCGTGAAAAATATAATCTAGATACATTACTCAATTTAATTACACCAAACTGTAAAATAGTAGAAGTAGATGGTTTAACCGAAGGAGCAGCTTGTACCGCGTTATTGGCTAAGGAATTTATTGATAACGATGCTCCTTTATTTTTCGCCAATTCAGATCAATTTGTAGAATGGGATTCAAATGAATTTATGTACAAAATGAATGAAACAAATGCTGATGGAGGTATTGTTACATTTGAAGCAACTCACCCAAAATGGTCATTCGCTAAAGTAGATGAAAAAGGTTTAGTGACAGAAGTAGCTGAAAAAAATCCAATTTCTAATATTGCTACTGTTGGTTATTATTATTGGAAACATGGTTCTGATTTTGTAAAATATGCTGAACAAATGATTGATAAAAATATTAGGGTAAATAATGAGTTTTATGTTTGTCCTGTGTTTAATGAAGCTATTGGGGATGCTAAAGAAATTAGAATGTTTAATGTAGAGGGAATGTGGGGACTAGGTACACCTGAGGATTTAAAATATTATTTAGAAAACTACAAATGATTAAGATATCACATAGAGGAAACATTAATGGTCGAATAGAAGAAGCCGAAAATAGACCAGACTATATTGAAGATACTTTAAGATTAGGATACGATGTTGAAGTTGATGTTTGGTATTTAGATAATAAATTTTATTTAGGACACGATGAAGCTTTGTATGCTACCGATAAAATATTTTTAAGTAATCCTCATTTATGGGTACATTGTAAAAATGTAGATGCTATTTTAGCTTTAAAACATAGTAAGGTACATTATTTTTGGCATGAAAATGATACAATTGCTTTAACATCATTAGGATTTATATGGACTTATCCTGGTAAACAACCTATTAAAAATAGTATAGCAGTTATGCCTGAGTTGTATAATGATAATTTAAGTTTTTGTATAGGTATTTGTTCAGATTATATCCAAAACTATAAATAAATGCAAGGAATAGTTATACAAGGACCTCTTACTTTTTATAAAGAAATAGTGGAATGCTATAAACACGTTCCTAATATTGTTATTTCAACTTGGGATGATGAAAATATAGAACGTATTAATTATATTAAAAATAATAATATTCCAATAGTACTCTCAACAAAACCAACAAATCCAGGACATTTAAATATTAATATGCAAACAATTTCAACAATGGGGGGTATACATTATCTAGAACAAACAAAAGTTACAGAAATACTTAAAATCAGAACAGATGTTATAACCACAAATATAGACAAATTATTAAGTATATTAAAAAATAAATCATTAGCATTTTTAGCTATATGTAAATTAAATGCTAGACCCTTATATTATGAATTAGAATATAATCATTATAGTTTTGACTTTCCTATTAACTTTATGGAATATGGAAGTCTAGAAAATATAAAAAATTTATTTAATTTTACAATAGAAGATGATATACCTATCCCTCCTGAATCTTTAATATCATATAATTATTTTAAATCAAATAATTTAGAATTTAAACTTGATTATAATTATTTTTTACAAAATAATATTTATTTTTATTTAAATGATTGTATTCAACATAATATTGATTTTTTATGGCTAAAAAGAAATTCACAAAGCATTATAAAAATGCATAAAGATAAAACATTATATAATTATTAAAATATTAATCAAAATGAACACACTATTTACATTCCAGAAATTCCCCAAGAGTATATGTTCTCAAGATACTCCATTAAGTGATAATGAACAACTAATTGAAGCCAATATTGTAGAATATGAGGATGGATCTATTCATTTTTTACCATATATTGATCCTAAAGAAATATATCTAAACCAACATAATAATTGTGTAGGAGAAATATGGAAGCAACATTATATAGAATTTTCAAATTTTGTTTCTAAATATGAAAAACAAAATATAGTTGAAATAGCTGGAGGAAATGGTAATATATTTTTAAATTTTAAAGAAAATAATCCTAACTATAAAAGTTGGAAAATTATTGATATTAATCCTACATCTAATTATGAGGGAGATGATAGAGTAAATGTAATTAAAGGTTTTTATGAACCTAGTTTTGTAAATAGTAATGAAGTTGTTATAAGTTCTCATTTTGTTGAACATGTTTTTGATTTAGAAATATTTTTAAAAGAATTATCTAATAGAAATCCTAAATATCATATTTTTTCATTACCTAATTTTAAGTCTTTCTCTTCCAAGAATTATACTGCTACTATAATGTTCGAACATCCTAATTATTTACCTGAGGATTACTTAGAATTTATTTTAGATAAAAATGGATGGGAAATAGTTGATAAATATTATTATAAAGAACATTCTATTTTTTATGTAACTCAACCTACAACTATTAAAAATACTATTCTCAAATTTAATAATAAATCAGACATTATTAATATGATTAATTATATAAAAAACAGAGTTGAAGATATTAAAGACAAAAAATTTTATGTATTTGGAGCTCATTTAACTTACTACTATTTATTAAATTTAGGTATTAAAGAAGAACAAATAATAGCTGTAGTAGATAATGATTCTAAAAAGCAAAATAAAAGAATGTATGGTACAAATACTAAAATTATATCATCATTAGATTTACCTACAAATGCTGATGTATTTTTAGAAATGGGTCCTTATAATGAAGAAATTAAAAAGTCAATAAGTAATGTTAATTTTATATAATTATGATATCACTTATTATACCAACAAATAAAACAAACTCAAACTATACTAAAAATTTAGTAAATAATATTAGAGAAATTTATCCGGATGAAACCCAAGTTGAAATTATAGTATCAGAAGATGATACAGTAACTATGGGGGTAAATTATAACAATGCTGTAGCTAGAGCTAATGGTGAAAAAATTATATTGCTTCACAATGATATGGTTATTAAACCTGGTTTTGTGGAACAAATGGATAAAGATATTGTTAAAGGAAGAATCACAGCATACACTAGAGTAGAACCACCAATTTATCCAGATACTTATACTGGTAAAGTTATTCTAGATTGTGGTACATCATTAGAAACATTTAATAAAGATAAATTCTTAAATTTTGATATTGAAGAGGGACTTACTGATGGAGGTGCTCAGCTATTCTTTGGATGTATGAAAGAAGATTATTTAGGTATTGATGGATATACTTTTAAATTATTCTGTGAAGATGATGATTTACATTTGAGACATAAAATAGCAGGATTTGAACAAAAAGTAAGTTCAGCGCATGTTTATCATTTTGTAAGTAAAACATCTAGAGCTGGAAGTTATCAAGAAATTGAACAACAATCAAATATAAACTTTATTAAAAAATGGGGTTTTAGAAACTCAATCCATAATGTTGTTTATAATAAAAAAATTATTGTAAATAATGATACTCAAAATATAAAAAATATTTTAGATATGTGGTTCAATGATGGAGAGGATATAATTGTTGAAGTTGATGGTAATACTTTTACTCAACAAGATTATAGTTACATTCAACAACTAAATGATATTATAAAAGAAACTAATGACATTGGAGTTTTTGAAATAGGAAATTTAAAGATAACAGTAAATAATTTAAACGAGCAACAATTTAAATATGTAGAATTATGATATTTGGATTTTATAATAGAAATGACATTAATGAAGAACTAATTAGTCGTACAATGTCAAAATCAAGACTTAATGCAGCTAAATATTTTGCTGAAAGAAAACAACTTCCATTAAAAGAGTTCCTAAAAATATTTGGAGTAAAAACAATTATATGAATTTAAAAAACTTTGGTAAAAATTTAAATATAAAACAAAAGAATCCACCATCATCAAATAATAGTAAAGCATTTTTTATAGATGTTGTAACACTATTTGATGCTGTTTGTCAGCGTACTGCTGAAATGGATAGTTTTGGTATTAATATGGAAACGTATGATGATGCGTTTTTTATTTTAATTGAAAATTTAATCTTAAAACAATATGGTGAATGGAAAACAGAATTAGTTTTATGGTATGTTTATGATAGGTTTAATGAAAATGAAGAATTAATGCCTGTAAACATTCAAGAAGAAGGTAAAGAAGAAGAAGAAGTGTTTGTTGAAGATCCTGAACAATTATGGAACTTAATTAAACGAATAGAAAAAACATCAAAAAAATAAAAGTTATATATTTAGAGTTATGAATTGTGTAAAATGCGGGGAACAAATCCCCGAAGGTAGATTAAAAGCACTACCAACAGCTAAAACATGTGTTAATTGTTCTAGCGTACAGAAAAAAGGAACAGTAACCTTAATGAAAGGTGAAGGTGACCATACTTGGATCGAGACTATTCATTTAGATCATGAAGATTATAAAGCATATATGGAAGCTGAAAATCGATTAAGAAAAGGTGGACCATTATTATTTGACGAACCAGAAGAAAAAAATGTACCTTATGGTTTCCGTGAAGTAAAACCTGATGAAGAATAATGCCTAAAGCTAGACCATTAAGTAAAAACGAGATACTAAACGCAATGGATAAAACTAAATCCGTTCGTGGTGCTGCTCGTTACTTAAACTGTTCATACCAACATTTAAAAAAGTGGATGTTATTTTATAAAGATGAATCCACAGGACAAACATTGATGGAAATGCATAAAAACCCATCCGGTAAAGGCATTCCAAAGTTCCTAAGCAACTCTCCATTCGGCAGAAAAGAACCTGCTATTTTAGATATCATAAATGGAGTAGTTGACCCTTCAAATTTTAACCCCCAGAAAATCAAATACCGAATGATTGAAGGGGGTTATTTGAAGGAGGAATGTTACAAATGTGGTTTCCATGAACGTAGAGTATTAGATTATAAAATGCCTTTATTGATGCATTTTAAAAATGGTAACAAACAAAACTATACTCTTGAGAATGTAGAAATGTTATGCTATAATTGTTATTATCTTTCAGTAGGAGAATTATTTACTGATAAACAAATTGAAGGTATAGAAGATCATAAACCGACTCATAATACTCATGTTGATTGGGAAGTGGATGATTATACTTTAGAGCGTTTTAAAGAATTAGGTTTATATGAATCCAAACCGTTGGATGATGACCCTTATGATTTAGTATCCAAACTGTAAATATTTATTATTGTGAAAAAGAAAAAACATGATAAGTTAGTTAGAGATTATGACAGACAAAAAGAACGTCATTTGGAAAAACTTGCTACAGAAAGCTTGAAAAACCAAGAAAAATTAGCTAACTTAAAAAGTAAATATATTAATACAGATTTTTTAAATTTATTCTAATTATGGCAGGAGAAATTACAGTCAATAACTATGACGAGTTCCAAGAAATGGCAGACAATAAAGACTTTAGAATAGCTAAAGCAATTGTAGAATCTATTCTTGATAACATAACTACCAAAAAACGCAATATTCATATACTATCAGTAGCTTGTGTTGAAGATAATGCTGTATATGATTTAACTTTAGATAGAAAGTTTTTTGTTGATACGTTAGAGGAAAACCTTAAATACTATATTGAAAAAGAACAATATGAACAATGTCAAAAAATTGTTGACGCTATAAATAAACTAAAAGAGAAATCCAAATAAGTTTGGTTTTCCAAGTTTTATTTATTATATTAAAAAACAAAAATAAGTTATGAAAAATTTGATCACGGAAGAATTCAAGGAGAAATTCAAACTAGCGTTTACTCGCTTTATGAACATTACCATTGTTGCCTCAACTTTGATTGCTGGTTTTGGTTTAGGTTACTACTTTCAGGAACTAAAAATGAAACCTAAAGCAGTAAATGAAACTATTTTAAATAAAGAAGTTAGAATCGCTATCGATTCTGAAGACAAATTGATCATCATGGACCGCAAAACAGGAGGCTATACTATTTATTCTGATTCTATTGGTAGAATTGTTTTTAAAATGTATGCTTCTAAGATTGCTAGTCCTGTAACAACTAAATAATTATGAGTATTTTTGCTAAATTGAAAAACTGGTATTTAATTATTGTCCTAGGAGTTATCGGGGCAATGTATTATAATATCAATCAAAGATTAGATTACTTTGAAGAGCGTTTAGATTTAGCAGATGGAACTATTTCACTCCAGATGTATGAATCAATAGAACACTGGAGTGATAGTTTCAAAATACCTAAACATATCGCTTATAATGTTGCTTATCTAGAAACTCGTTATCAAGGTCCGTTTCATTTTAACTACGACCCATATAAAAAATCATCAGCAGGCGCTGTAGGACCTATGCAAATCATCACAAGATGGGCTCATAAGTATGCTGGTCGGCGTGTAACTGAAAAAGAATTAAAAACAAATATTGATCTAAACGTAATGGTTAGTATGAAAATGTTACGTGCTAGATATAATACTACTAAAAATTGGGCCACAGCTTGTGGTGGGTATAATACAGGTAGATCTATAGTGAATAGTTATGCTGAGTATGCTGTTTCAAATAAAGATTATAAATCTAAATGGGAAAGACTTTAAAATTAAAGCCATGTATTTATAAGCATGGCAGCAGCAAAATCTAAAAAAACATCAATAAGCGCTTCATCGCTTTACAAAGAAAAACCTAAAAAATCTAGAAAAGGTATTCATGCAAAAACTAAAATGAGTAAAAACAAAAACTCTAAAAACTATGTTAAGGTAAGTGTAGGACAAGGATAAATTATGGATACAGTTACTAAAAAATATGTTCCTCATTCTTTACCTAAGCGTTATAAGAAAAGTAGAGTTTCAAGTAAAAAATTTAACAAACGTATAAAAGAAAATAATGAAGTTTTAAACAAAGCAAAAAATTTATGAGTAAAACAAGCAACAATCAAAAACTAGAGGTTTTAAAAATTTGGTTAGACGATCTAAAGAAAAATCAAAAAACTAGAAAACAACAACAACGTAAAGCATCCAAGTGGTTAGAAGAACTTGAGGATGAAAACTAGTGGATCAGTCATAGCATTCTTTGAAAGTATGTCTGATGAAGTATTGCTAAAATTAGCAATACATGATCCAGAAACACTACATCGTTTATGTATTGCTCTTACCTTAGATGTACAACTTTATAATGAATCTTTATAGGGGTTTGGCTTCGCCAAACCCTTTTGTTATATTTATAGCATAATAAGAAATTAAGGTTATGGCATTACATAGAGTAATAGAAAAACACAAAATTGTTCTTTTAGGACAAGAAATTACTTACACTAACAAATATATTAAGTACACTAAAGGTACTAGTTATGGATTCACTCCTCAATCAGGTTTAATTAGTTATTCATCTCAAATATTCAAATATGAATTTGAACATCCTTATATGACTCCAGCTTTATATGTTGATTCAAAAGGTGATAAATTTATTGTACCTGGTTTTAAAAAAGTACACCCAGAAACTACTTTGAATGATATTATAGTTATTAGACCAGCTAAAGAAAAATTAGATCCAGTAGAAAAAAATAGTTGGAAATTTGAATCATCAAGTGAAAAAGGTTTATTTTATACTGTTAGACAAAATGGTACTAAATTAACTTGTACTTGTAGTGGTATGTGGAGAGCTAAAGACAAACGTTGTAAACATATTAAAGAAATAGAACAAAAATTGAGTAATGATAACAAATAAACGTCCTATAAAAGAAAAAATCGAAATCGATTTGAAAGGTCCTGATGGAAATGCTTTTGTATTATTAGCTACTGCTAAAGACTTAAGTCATAAATTTGGAAAAAATTGGGATGAAGTACATGCTAATATGACGGCAGGCGATTATGAATGGTTGATTCAAACTATGGATCATTATTTTGGAGATTATATTATAATGTATAGATAATGGCTAGAGGAAAATTATATGTAGATGATCCGGTTGTGGTAGTATTTAAAACCTCAAATCGATCAAACGCTCAAACTAAAATGAAAGTATTTAATAACCGTAATGTAGATGAAGTTATTAATATCAAATCAAAACTACCAGGTATCCCAGAAAGCGCAGTATGGCTTGAAGTAGGTATAGGTGAAAGTTTTATTCAAAAATACAAATCTAAATACAAATTGTAAATGATTTAAGGAATTTACATCCTATAACCCCTAAAGAAAACCAATCTAAATCAAACATATTTGGAACTCCAATTCCTCTTTCATATATTTATGATATAGAACAATATATCAAATCACAATATAAAAATAACATATGGCAACTAGAGGACAAATAGCTTACTTAGCAGACTCAAATTCAATATTTTCAATTTATATTCATTACGATGCTTATCCTGAGCATATAGGTAAAATTTTACCTAAATACTTTAATTCAGACGATCAAGCTCAACAATTAGTAATGGATGGTCCGGATATTAGATCTATTGAGGATGATGGAACAGTAGATCGCTTTGATAAAGGTGGAGCTAAACAAATTAACGGAGAAACCCCTGAAGAATTATTTTCTAATTTATATGCTCATGCTGATAATAATACAGCAGAATATGTTTATGTTTGGTTAGAAGATAAATGGGTTGAACTTGATGTAGATAAAGGCAGAGAATATTTTGTAGGTACTTTACTGGATCAAATTAGAAAAATGGAACCAACTATGGAAGTTAATTCTCATTATGTAACTAATGAAGAAGCAGATGAAGATGCTAAAATGAATGAGGATTATCAAAAACGTCAGTGGCAACATAGAGCAGGTATTATTAAATAAAAAACAAATTAAATAAAAAAGAGGGGTTTGGCTTTGTCAAACCCCTTCATTATATTAACGATATGATGAAACAGGAAGAAAAATTTAACGGCTTAAGTAAAGGACAGGTTAAACAAATCATCCGCCGTAATATGATTACTAAAGTAAAAGCAAGTAAAAAAGTTTACGACCGTAAGAAAGAAAAGAAGGGTTTGGCTTTCGGAGATTAATTTGTTATATTTATATTATAAAAGAAAAAGGTTATGGCAAAAAATAAACTTAAAGAAATCAATGATAAGTTAACACAATTACAAAAAGATAATCGTTTAACTAAAGATGAAGTTGATGAGTTAAAAGGTCTTATTCGTTATTTTGGCAATGATGAATGGAGTAAGGGTGCTAAAAGTGGTTTTTTAAGATAATAATTATTAATAAAGGTTATGATAGACACTTATAAATTTGTACAAGAGAACAAAGAATTGTTCAAAAAATTAGATGCAATTCTATTAGAAAATGGAATCCAAGTAGAACAAGATTTACATGATATTACTATGCCTCGTGTAGGCTCAGGAATATATAATGGTGTTGAAGGTTTTTATTTCAACAATCATGATTTTTTTGATTTTAATGAGTTATATTTAAAAACATTATTTCCAATTACAATTGAAGATAAAATAATTGAATTGATTGATGTTTCTGGTGTTGAATGGGATGATGACCGTATATGGAAATCAAGTATGGGTTTTGTAATTAAATAAGTTATGTTAGATTATACATTTGAAGAAACAAAAGGGAAAATGGTTTTCCTAAAATTAGATGAAGATGGTGACATAAACACTGAGTTTATGAAAATTGATACTCTAAATGATTATCAAAAATTAGAAAGTGTAGTCCTTGAATATGAGAAACAAGGTATTTTAGAGGAGTATTTTATTTATCAAGATTAAATTGGGAAAAACAAATATTATAACACCAATGTGGAAACAGTGTCTAGCGATTCTAGAGACAGGTGATTTAGAATTAGCTGATATTAAGCTAATGGAGTTGGTTTGGAAATTAGCAGACTATACTATGTTAGGTTATAAGGATGCTGATAAGATTGAGGGTGTAAAGCTTGAAGTATGGAAAGAGCGTGTGTGGTTTGCAATTCAGAACGCAGGTTTACTTCCAGATTAAGTTAACAATTGACGTCTTTAGTTAATTGTCGAATATTTATAAATGTATGATAGGCATTTATAAAATCACAAACCCTAAAGGTAAAATTTATATTGGACAATCAAGAGACATTGAACATAGATTTTATTATTATAAATTAAGTAGTAAATGGATTAAAGAACAAAGAAAACTATATAATAGTTTACAAAAATATGGTTATGAAAATCATATGTTTGAAACAATAGAAGAATGTTCTGAAGATTTATTAAATGAAAAGGAAATATATTGGATAAATTATTTTGATTCGGTTAATGAAGGACTTAATTTAAAATATGGTGGTCTTGGAGGTAAACATTCTGAAGAAACAAAACAAAATATAAGTAAATCACTAATGGGTAAAAAACAATCTAAAGAAACTATTGAAAAACGTTCCCAAAAACTTAAAGGCCAAAAACGCTCAGATTATACTAAACAATTAATGAGTGAAGCTGGTAAAGGTAAAATTATTACTTGGGGAGATAAAATAAGTGAAGCTAAGAAAAATAGCACTTATCGACATTCAAAAGAAATCATGGATAAAATTGCTCAAATTCATAGTAAACCTATAGAGCAATACACTCCTGATGGTAAATTATTAAACACCTACCCTTCAGCTATGGAAGCTATGAGGCAAACTGGAATTAAAAATGATAATATTAATCAAAATTTAAGAGGCAAAAGTAAATCAGCAGGTGGATTTATTTGGAAATATAAAGAACTATGACAAATAACGAACAAGAAATCCTATACCAAAAATTAATGAAAATCCTTATTTTAATAGAGGATAGAAACATTAATAAGGCAAAAATTGATTTGGAATCCCTAATTGAGTTTGTTAAATTTAGTCAAGTAAAATGAGCGAAAAAAGAGGACAAACCGAAACCCTAAAATATGATTTCAATACTGTTATTGAAAGTCAAATTCAACATCAAAATAATAAATGGTATAGGGTTACTTGTAGAGAGTTTAGAAGTTTTAATGGACCAAGACGTTTAGTTAAATACATTAATAATGAACCTGTCTATGAAGAATATAATGGTCCTCTTTATTATTGGAACACTAACATTAAAGTAAAAGAAACTAAAGGATTTGGTACTCAATATATTCATAATATTAGACCTCAAGTGTATTTAAGACCACATGAGCGGCATTTATTAGATAAAAAATGAATATATTTATATCCATGACTAATGAAGAACTAATTGAAGAATTGTATCACAAGGCTCATGTTAAAGGTTTCTTTAATGAGCTACATGACAAAGTAATTGAGTTAAACAAGAAAAACAAATATAAATGTAAACATGAGGTAGTTAGGGTAGCGTACAACGAGCTTAAAAAATCAAAGCTTGCTTTACCTGCCACACATTCTTAATCCATATATACAAATATATTTGGCCTCACAAGATAAGATACGTATATTAACAATATAATAAGAAATAGGTTATGAAAAATTACCAAAAAGTAAAATACGATCCTAAAAATACTATTTTACGTTGTAGTAAATGTAAACATGAAAATATTGAATGGTATAATGATCAACCAGGAGATAAATGTTTAGTAAATAATTGTGAAGGTCATTATTTTAGAGAAAATAAATAAAAGTTATGGTTATTATAAAAACTGTTTTGGGAATTATTGGAGCGTTAACAATGTTTTTAGCCGGTTGGTATTTGGCTTATGGTATTCATTGGTTGATTAATAAAATTAGAAAATAAGTTATGACAAGATTTATTAAAATAAAAAAAGATGTAGATCAGAATATGTGGGTTGAGGTTTGGGTAAACGTAAACCATATTGTTGAGGTGTATGAATTTTCACAGTCTATTACACTTAAATTGAATGATGGAACCGTTATTAAAACAAAACAGACCACATTAGAACAGTTATTGGAAGAATTAAATGGAAAGTAAATTTTTATTATGATTACATTAAGTATATTTTTCTTGGTATTGTATGTAATATCAATGAAGAAATTAAAAGAAGCCGATTGGGAATTTTTAAGTGTTGATATGCCGTGGGGTATTATTTCTTTCTTCGGTACCGTATTATTAATATTTGTTTTAATGGTTTTAATAGTTACTTATTTACCTTAATATGGAAAAACAAATAGTACAGAAACAGTTGTTATGGATGAGAAAAGACACACCCATTAACTGGAAAGACATTAAACATATTGAACTCCAGGATGATGATATTATTCAATGTTTTGAGGATAATTATAACGATTCTTGGTATGCTTCTATTGTTAGACAACAATTAGAGACAGATGAGGAGTTTGAAGAAAGGAAAAAAACTTTAGAAAAGATGAGAGAATCATCAAGGGAAAGAAGATACGAAAAATACTTAAAACTAAAAGAAGAATTCGAAAACGAATAAATCAAAATAGTCAGGTGGCGGAATTGGTATAGTCACTGGGAGGTTCCGTAGTCGGAGTAATAAATCACACCTTATAACCTTCTTACCAACAGGTTCGAATCCTGTCCTGA